TGTAAATTCTATTTTTGTTTTTGTAGCCATTTCGCCATTTGTATCTGTATAACAGATTGTAACAGAATAGTAATTACCTTCTTCTTTTTCAACCAAATAACCATTTTTCTTCAATACTTCTTTTGCTTCGTTTAATTCCATAATTAACCTCTTACATTATCCGGACGTAGATGAAACCGTGTGGACTTTCTTTGTCAATTCTTTCAATAGCATCATCGTATCTTTCTTTATATGAACTATACAATGAATCACCATTTAACTGACCGCCACCAGCAATAGTCAAACTATACTTTCTTAAAGCATTAGTCCAAATCATACCGGCCTTACATACTACAAGTTCTTTGAACCAATAGTCATTGAAAATCTTAAATGATTTTTGTTTCTTTACAACTTCAATCAAACCGTGAATATGTCTTTTTGGTGTCGGCCATACAGAAAGTTCTTTTTCTTTCATATTATATCTTACCTGATAACTTTCGCCCAAATCAAATTTAACTTGTTCCAACCAAACTAATTGAGCATTAAAGTTACCCATTACATCACCGTAACTGGAATCACCATAACACATACCATTATAATTGAAGTTATTCATTCCCATCATCTGGTCATACAAAATGTTGTGTGGAATAGTGAATAATTCGTTTATGTTACCTAGCCAGCTAGCAGTTTGGAAATCTACAACAGATTCCAATTCTTGACAAAGTTTATAATGAGTTTTACCTGGTTGTAATTCCATACACAAATAATCACGATAGTTGCCTTCACGATAATAGTATCTTTGAATGTACTGAACCATATCTCTAATAATGTCAATCAACTGGGCATCAGATATTTCAACACAAATTACAGGAGAACCAAGTTGACCTTTAATGTAAGCAATCAACTGTGGAATGTTCTGTATTTCGTGGTCAGCCATAAACATATCCTGAGCACAGCAATAATTATCTCTAGGAATATGCTTTAAATGGTGTGGTGGAAATGGTGGAACAGGTGGTTTAGGAGGTGGAGGAGGTGGTTCAGGTGGGTCTGGATACTTTCCTGATGGTGGCTCTACACTCCAATCTGGAGGAACCGCTTGCCAATCAGGTGGAATTTCTTTCCAATCTTTAGGCGGAATTCCTTCACCCGGATTCGGACAATGACCAGGTGGGAATGGTGCAGGAAGAGGAGGATGTGGCTTGTAAGCTTCGTCAGTCTTCCATTCCTTGCATTTACATTTTTTATTATCTGGTTCACCCATTCTGTTTATACCTCTAATGTATTTATTAGACCACCAGGTTCTCTTGTTCCAAAGTATATAATTCCTCCAGTGTTAATTCTTGAACTTTTCCATAACTATCTTGAACTTTTACTTTAGAATCACCTGTCAAACACATATATTCTTGTCTGACGAACATTTCCCCATTGTCTTGTATTTGTTTTTGAAGCCATTTCTCATCTCTACCTTCAACTTCGTACCATTGTACTTTACAAGGTATAAATGAGTTCTTTCCAGCAACGGCCTTAGTCCAAATGTCATAGAAGTGGTTCATTCCCTTTGGAGTGGAAATCAACATCATCATAGCGTCTTTCTTTGCAGCTTGTGTTGGGAAAACAGACTGCATAAACTTGGTAGCCATATTATCGTCAATGAACGCAAATTCATCCACAAGCAATAAGTCAATAGATTTACCACGAACAGATGAACTAGAACTAGCGCCGCAGAAAATTTTTGTCTTATTTTCCATTGTGATTTCACCATTGTTCCATTTTACAAGGCCCTGTTGAAGCCACATTGGTAATTCTGTATAAGCGTTCTTAATACGAAGCAAAATTTCTTCGGCCTGTGAAGCTTTGTTTGCTAGAACTGCAATACATTTGGATTTGTGGAAAAGAGCATACCAGAGAATATACAAAGTAGCGATAGTTGTCTTACCTGTTTGACGGCCCATCATAATAATTCTGTTGTTCTTTTCAGGTATTTTCGCACAAATTACCTTAACAATCTTTTCCTGATAATCACGAAGTTTCATCTTTTCTTCACCGGCAGGACCAATGATAGTAAAGTACTTAGCGAAATGGAAAATACTGTTTTTGCACTTAATATATTCCTTAATTTCTTCTTCAGTCATTGGTACAGTTTCGCCAGCACCGCGAAGCTTTTCATTATTAAAAAACATTAAATCACCTCATCAATTCTTCAACTTTATCTTCAATTTCTTCTTGACTTGGTTTACTATGGTTATACAAATAAGCACCATAATACCAATTCTTAAGTTCATTTAGTATAGCACCAAATTGAGAACCGTGTACACCACTATCTATAATAGCATTACTCAATCTCTTATTATCAGGCAATACATTTTCTGCCAAATCAGTTAAGACTTTTCTTTCTTTGTTAGAAATTGCTTCATCGTTGATTACATAATTTACTACATTCAAAATTTCAAAATCTTTATTCGTGAAGATAGTTAATGTCTTGTTCAAGTCTCCATACAAATTATTTGTAAAGCCAAGCGCACCATAAACATATTTCAAAGTTTTCATTAAATCATTTTCCAATCTAAACAACTTGATACATTCAGGTAAGTTGTCGCAATCGTAGAATAACAAACCAAACAAAACCTTTGGGTCAGCTTCTGTTTTATCCATCTGAGCATATTTTCTAGTTAATTGTTTTGCGAACTTCCAGTTGATTAACATTTCAGGGTCAATTACTTCATTCGCACCAGTTTTCATTAACAATCCAATAACATCAGCAAAAGCTTGTTTACCATATTCGGCAGTTTTCATTAGTTCAGCACCAATTCTTTCTTTTGCGATTTTATCCAAATTGCCCTTAATGTTCTTAATGCCCTGCATTGTTTCAGGGTCTATCTTCATTCCAAATCTAGCTGCGAAACGCATAGCACGGATAATTCTTAAAGCATCTTCTCCAAATCTCTTATTAGAATCACCGACTGTTCTAAGTATATTATCGTCTAAATCCTTCTCACCATTGTAATAGTCAATCAAGTTACCGCGGCAGTCAATACCCATAGCATTTATTGTAAAATCTCTTCTGGCTACATCGTCCTTAAATGACTTTGTAAATTGAACAGAGTCAGGATGTCTACCGTCACTGTAATCTCCATCAGTACGGAACTGTGTTACTTCAAAAACTTCGTTCTGCCATTTAACGAGAATAGTCCCGTGGGCTTCACCATTGTTAGAAGTACATTTGAAGTTATCGTACAATTCGTCAATCGGCATATTGGTTGCTATATCTACATCGTGAATTTTAGGGTCGCCTTTCTGTCCGTTTTTATACCAGCGGACTATATCACGAACACAACCACCTACTAGATATGCTTCGTAACCGAATGTTTCAATCTGTTGGCAAAGGTCAGTACCAATTTGAACTTCTTCATTGAATAACGATAAATCTATTTTCATATTACTTAATTTGTTTCTTTGTAGATTTCTTAATTACGCCTTCTTTACACAAATAGTTAAAGAATTTCTGTTTGTAGCCTCTAGTATAGGCTGAACATACCTTCAATCCATATTCAGCTACTTTAGTTGGGTCATATTCAAATTCATAGATTTCTTTTATTAAGCCATCTTTTTTAGCAGCTTTTAATTCTTCATCTGTAATGAATGAAAAATATGTTTTATAACGAGTAATCATTACTGCGTGATTACCTTCTGCTGCTTTAATAGCGGATTTCTTAATTCTACCAGTAGCAGTTCTGTTAGCAACTGCATTCTTACCACCAATTCTTTGTATATGGAGTTCTTTAAACTTCTTATTTAATTCGTTTGCTTTTGCTTCCCAAACACCACTATGGCCGAGTCCGTCAGTTCCCCAACCAAGAGCATTACACCATTTACGGCTCAAAGCATAACCAACTTTATTAGCAGCTTTTATTTGTTCTTTTGTAATGGAAGCATTGTGAAAATAATGGCACATTTCGTGAACGAAAGTGTTTCTAAAAGCAGCATAGTCAGTCAATTCATTTCTATTCAAAATGATTTCAAGAGTAATAATTTGTTGTTTGAGTGTATTAAATTGAGAAACACATCTACCCAATGCTTTTAAATGACTTGACCAAGTTAATGTAATTGGTTTTAATTTGCCATTGAAATATAATTTGTTAAATCTTTTAAATTCAGTTTCCAAAAACTTTGTTGTGAATTTAACTTCGGGTAATTCTGCTTTTTTTGCTTCGTCTAACATTATTCAATCTCCACTGTTGTAGAAGCACCATCTTCAACATAAACGGCTTTCCATACTGCTTTAAATGCCTGGTCTAAATCCATATCTTGACTGTATGCTTCAAACATTACAGTTTCCAATAGTTCAGGGTCTACTGTAAAATTAACTTCTTTCGCAAAATTTAGAATACGAGTTCTTAATTGGTCTAAGTATTCTTTCTCATACATTTCTTCATTAAGAACTTTATATCCAAATTTCTTTAATTTTTCAATAGCTTCTCTTAATAACATATTAAAATCTCCTTATATACTATTTATGAAAAAGACCGCTTTTTCAGCGGTCTTTTTGGAATTTATTTGTAATAACAATTATTACTTAACAAAGTGATTACGGATTCTAGCCTGAAGATTTCTTACTGGGTCCTTTGTTCCGAAAACATCTTCAATTACTGTAAATGCGTAAGCCTTAATTTCTTTGTCATCTACTTCAAAGTCTGTATCTTTAATGATACCAGATACGAAAGCAGGTGTCAAGGCTTTCTTCAAGAACAATGTTTTGGCTCTGAAATCGTCTTTGAAATCATCCCAATTATCTGTACCTTTCTGTTCAGTATTGGGTCTGCGGAAAGTATCAGGAAAATCATCTTCTAATGATTCGTCCAAATCGTCATCTTCGTCTTCGCACTTTCCGCCTTTCTTTCCACCACAGCAACCCTTTGGTTTTCTGCCGGCAACCTTTTCTTTGTGAGAGAACTTGTCACCCTTTGGCTTAGATTTGCCTTCGGTCATATATGCTTCGTCAACTGGAACATCATCATATTCAACGGCAGTGTCATCAACAGTTTCGTCACCGAAATCTTCTGGGTTCTGTTCATCGCATTCGCAATTTTCGTAAGCAAGAATCTTAACAATGTCTTCAGCGGCAACACCCTTCTGTGAGAGTTCGTCAATGCGTTCATTATTAGCTGTCATAATGTCAGCAACTTCTTGAGCGTCAAATCCTTCGTCACCGAGACCCTGTTCAACAGCACCATAGACATCACTGTCAAGTTGTTCTTCACCTTCAGCAGGCAAAGCTTCTTGGTTTGTATCAGCAACGTCATCATAGACAGCGTCATCTTCAAAGTCTTCCGATACGATTCTGTAACCTTCGGAAAGCAACAATTCTTTAGCGGTTTCGTATTTCATATTATACTCCTTAAAATTAAAATTTATTATATTTATAGTATTTATGAAAAATGCCGGGTTGAAAACCCGGCTTTTTAGTTTAATAGTAATAACCCTCTAAAGTATCTTTTTCTTTGAACCTTTTCGCCATTTCTTCGTGTTTTGGCGAGTTATATGGGCATTTATCGTAATCTTCCATATCGGCTATACCATCCATTAAATACAAATTAGAATTAGTAATGTCTTCTGGGCAACCTTTAGGGAAGTGTTTCTCCAAATACTCTCTGTTATCGTAATCGTCATTTCTTAACCAATCAAAGTTGTCATAAGGAATACGAATACAATAAGCACCGTGTTCATTTGGCACATTCTTTTCTTCGTCCTTCAAATAAGCATATTCAGGCTTATATTGAAGTTCTTGTGTAAATGAACTGTAGTCTACGTGGTGGTGGATTCTTTCAAACTTGTAAATCATTGTCGCATATTGTGGATAAGTTTCAACAAGCAACTGTGATTTTGGAATAGTTCCACCAATGTCCTTGGAATAGAATACTTCTGTATTACCACCCTTAACGGCCTGTGTGTGCATCTTGTCTGCCAACATACAGTTGAATTGAACAGTACACCAACCGTGACTTAGAACATCCAAAGACTGAATAGTATCTTCGTTATATCTACCACGCTGCATAATGTATGGGCAGTTCAAATTCCACAAACCATAAGAATAGATACGGGTGTTAATGATTACAGGTGGGATATGTTCTCCGCCGATGGCAAAGCATTCATAATTCAAACCTGCCAATCCAATGTTCGTAAATCGGTCAACGTATCGTTCGCAACTTCTAAAGATTTCAGGACTATGAGAAATGACTCTGCGACCTCTCCAGTATCTTGTGAATTGGTCGGTGTTGTCATCCAAAATCCAACACCAGTTCTGCTTCAAAGTATTTTTAGCATAATCAGCTGCCCAGTTTCTTGCGGCACCAGGACCGGTTACTGGCTTACCATTTCTAGGGTCAATCTTACTTCCTAAATCAGGGTTAATGACATCGTATTTGTCCTTGTAACTCATATCCATTTGTAAAATTGTACAATAAGGACTTTCATTCAATTTACATTTTACATAATTGTCATAGTCCCAGTCTTCTACAACAATGTAATGGTTTACTTGCATCTTTGTGAGCTGGTGTGAAATGTGGTTTTTAAATTCACCACTTCTTCCACGGGACACAACAAAAATAGGATACTTTGGTTGTTCACCACCCAACCAACGAATACGATGCTTTGTGTGTTCCTGCCATTTCTGTATCGGGTACCAACAGTCTTCAGGACTGATACCAAAACTTTGTTCAAAAATTTCCATTAACTGTTCTAGCGAATAGTCCTTCTTTCTAAAATACATTTGTATTTTTGTGAAGGAATACTCCTTGAAATTGAAAATAAACTCTGGCATATCTCGCCAGGAATCCCAATAATTCCAAGACTTTGCGTTTCGTTCCTTTAGATGTTTGTATTTGTTCTTAAACTTGAAATCTGGAAATCTCGCTTCTTCAGTGAAATTTGTCATTCGGTAATCTTCAATTCTTTCTTGACACAATCCAATGTCATCAGTTACCAAATTTCTTTTACGAGCGTCAGCACAAATTCTCTTATATAATTTATCCAAATCTTCCTGACAACGGACTTGCGTACTGAACTTCCAATAACCAGTATCTGTAACTTCTAAATTAGTGTAATTCTTAACCATTACACCATCTTTGTTGAAAAATCGGTATTCTTCATTACCATATTTCAACATACTGATTTTGAAACCAAATTCTTCACAGAAATCTTTTAAAGTATCTGGCTTGATTTTCATTGTTGCCATATCATCTTTTGTTAAATATGGCTTACATTTCAACAATTCCAATAAGTCTTTTTTATTTGATTGCATATAAATTATTCCTCAAAATCTTTGGCAATTTTATCTATTCTTTTTTGATTTTCTTTTGCTTTATATATAAGCGAACATCCTTCACTGACCAATTCGCTAGTTAAACAATACAAATCATCAAATTTTGTTCTAAATAATTTTCCACCTTCATAATCTTTTCTAATTATTATGTTGTCATAATTTAGTATCTTTACAGAAATTTTAACTGCATCTGGACACTGGTAATAACCAAATTCATTCCAGTCATCTTTCTTAAAATCAAATTTATTCGCAATCCAACCGATGTTATAAAATGTCATCAGTAATTCGCTCAAATTATATCTATTATTCATACACCAAAATATAGCAATAAAATAAAAAACCAGGAAAATTTTTATTTTTCCTGGTACTGTTAAAATTTATTTGTTCAGATTAGTTTGTGCGATAGCAGTAATATCCGCAATCAAGTGAAATTTCATCACCGTCATAACGAGCCAAAGAATTTGCAGGACCATCTGCGTCTACTATTGCTTCGGCAAGTTTATTAAGGTCAATCAAGTTGTTTTGTTTAACAACTTCAGTAAATTGTTTCTTACCGAAGTTGTCAATATACCATTGAACATCATCATTATCATAATAATCTTCAAGGTATTTTTCAACGGCTTCGTCTTCATCTACATCACCAAATTCTTCTTTGTATCTTTCAGGTTCACTTTCGTGAATGTCAGATACATAGTATTCAGCATCTTCTTTCTTGGCATCTTCAAACCAGCTAGTATCTACAAATTTCTCAATTCCACCAATGTTTTCAAAACGAATACCTTCAATACCTACATCGTCAAAGAGTTCCTTACAATCTTCCTGAGCGGCTTCTTCTGCTTCGTCATAAGATTCATAACAATAGTATTCTTCATCACCGAATTTAACTTGAACTGCTAATTGACCTGGACCTTCATTGTATTCTACTTCAGCATCGGAATAGTCATTACCAGTGTATTCAGCAAGTTCACGAACCATTGTCTTAATTTCGTCAGATTCACCATCTAATGGGTCATTTTCTTCAGTTTCTTCGTCAACTGGTTCTTCTACATCTTCGTCTTCGGCTTCTTTCAAGATACGATAGCCAAAGGATTCGCATACCTTCATAGCTTCAGCAAGGTCGGAATCTTCAACTTCTTCTATAAACATATCTTTAACGATTGGGAACAAATCTCTATCATTAACTTCTTCATCCAAGTTAGCCTTTACATAAGCAAAACACTTCTGTAAGTTTGGTTCTCTGCCGTGTGTTTCACAAAATTCTTTATAGTCATTGACTAACAAGTTAATCTCTGACATGTAACCTTCGTTTATTTTCATAATAACTCCTATAAAATTCGTTTATAGTATTTATAAATTTTTAGAAGTCTGTACTTATTTTCGCTATTCGTACTCTATTCAAGTGCCTTTTGTAGATTAAATCTATATCATTACTGATAGCTTTTGCAGTTTCAATAATTTCATCTACATCTGATTTATTGTATTTCTTCAGTTTCTTTTTGTTTGTTTTGTGCTTTTTGATTAGTTTTTCCAAATCACCGCCACGATGAACAAAATACTTTGCCGCAGGTGAATTCAAATAAGGGCAAATTCCGAATCCCTTTTGAGTACAATTCTTTTCATTTGCAGTTTTTTCCGGAGCAAAACCCCAAGTTAAAATAAGATTTGGTAGTATTTTAGATGGGGTATTACTTGAAAAATAATTTGTTGGCAATACTTCTCTTATGTAGTCTTTAATTACCTTTCGCATAGTTTTTATAATACACTCCAAGTTCACAAATTTTATCCAAAGTATTAGTTAAGTTATTCAATCGTTCTTCAATCTTATCATTCTTTTCTTTTAGGACTTTAACTGCCAATCTTTCTTCTTCCAAATTATGCTTATGGATTTCCAAATCCTTATTCTTCGCTTCAATTTCGTCTTTCTGTTTGGCTATAATTTCATTCAACTTTGTGATTTCATCCAAACCGTGAGAAGTATTAACATTCTGTCTTAAAATGGTTTCGGACTGGTTCTTGATAAGTTCATTCTTTTCTGCCAATTCTTGTACTGTCTTTGCAGTTTGAATTTTGTATTCACAAATCGTTTCTGTATTTTCTTTGATTATATTTTCTTTCTTAACAAGTTCGCCTTGAAGAATGTCCATATCCTTCTTTAGCGAAGCCGTATCTTCAGCATACTTTGTTTTAAGATTTTCAAGTTCTTCTTTGGCTGTGCTATACCATTTTACAATTTCGTCAAGTGCTTCGTCCACATACTTTGCTTCATAAGCATCAATCGTAACTGTTTTACCTGCAGGCCAAACTTTTCTAGTAACTTCAATTTTGTTTAATTCTTCGTATTTCATTAAATCACCTCACTAAAAATCATTGGTTATATTTATAATTTTGTTTATCTGCTTTTGGATTTTAGTTTTGGTTTCTTCACGAAGTTGCTTAATTTCTTCTTCTTTCCTGTCAATTACTGCCATCGTTTTCAGTAAATTTTTAATTTCAGGTTTCTTATAAAATTCTACAATTTCTTTATATGTTGTTTCAATTTCAGTTAATTTGTTATCCAAATCTTCTAAACTATTAACTGGTTTCCAATCCCACTGAATGTCTTGGAAATCCTTAATTTCTTTAAGTTTAGGTGGCATACAGATGTCTTTAATAAAACCATCACTCACCCTTAGAACTGAAAAGTCAGTTGGTATATCTACTACTTTTTTCGCAAAAGCCAAATTCTTAAACTTAGAAAATTTCACATATTCATCATCGCCATAATTAGCCTGAAAATCGTACATATTTCCCTTATACTTCTTCTCCAAAATTTGTATGAATTTTGTATAATTAACCTGTACATTATGTTTGGCAAGTATTTCGTCTACTTGTTTACATAAATCCCAATCAAATTTAATTACATTTATGCTCATTTGAAATCCTCTTTTAATTCTTCAGTTCGTTTTTGTTCTTTAATTTGTTTGAACCATAAAGATTTTCTATCAAAGAATTCTCTTAATTTATCTTCTTTATTAAACAGTGTAAAGCCATCTATATTATCTGGGTCATTCTTTTCAGGCACAAAATGGTAATCTTCACCATAGTGGCTTTGAATATAATCAAACCAGCCAATTCGTTCACCCATAAAATAAACACCACTGGAAATTGAAATCTTCAATGAATAATCACCAAATACTTTAAACAGTTCCTTCATCGTCATCGGTAAAATCCTCATTCAGTTCTCTTATTTTCAATTCCTGTTTGTATTTCTTATATGCCAGTTCAAATTCAATAAATTTCAATCTGCAAAATTCATAACAATCACCATTAGTTCCGAAAATCAAAGTATAAACTAAACCATTCTTGTCTATACCAGTTAAATAAGAATTTAAATCATAAGTTCCATTAGTACATCTGAAATCAAATACATCTGGAACATTATGGTTTATAATTGGCATTGACAAAGTAATTGAATTTGTATACTGGTTTTTTAACAAATTAAATTCTTTTGCCAATTTAATTATATCATCAGGTTTAATCATCTAAAATCTTCCTTCAAATTTCTTTCCCTTTCGGCCTGTATGATTTCCTTCTTTATTTTCGTCATATTATTCAAATGCTTTTTATAATTGTATTCTGATATATCAGTCAATTCAACTGGTTCAACTGGGTAAATTTTATCTATGCTAAACTGCATTCCTATTGGATAATTCCAATCTATACAACATCTCAATTTTCGTTCGTTAGCAAATTCAGCTAGCCAGACACCATCTCGTTTATCATTAACCGCGAAAATTACACTTCCACCGTCAATGTAAGTATATCCACATTCTTCAGTATATCGTTTAAATTCTTCGTTAGTCAAAGTCGCTCTCCATTTCTCCGAGTTTCTTCCTGAGTAATCTTTTCTTCAATTCTAACATTTTATCGTCTAAATACTCACGCAAACTTTCTTCTTTTGTTGTTCCTACTACACCCTTATCAGTATACAAAAATGCTTTCTGTACTCTTGAAGCATAATCGCAAACACAATAATCACCTGACATGGCTTGATAAAATATATCTTTTTTTACTCTCAAGCCATATCCTTCACATATTCGTAAAAATGCTAGGAGTGTCATTTGAAATCCTTTTTCATTTTATTCAGTCTCTGTTTTACAATATACTTCTTATAATCGTTAACTGCCTCATTGAACTGTTTTTCTAAAGTCGCTAATTTAGCTTCGTATTTGTCTTCTGTTATTAGCTTATCCCAGCCAAAACAAGTTATATAAGGAACACCATCTGTTACTGTAAATTTTACTTCTTTGGCAAATGATACCATCGGCATTCCAATCAACCCATATCCAACTGCACAACCTTCATATACATTATCCATTGGATGAAAAACATACATTTCACCGACACCGATTTGGTATTCAGTTTCCCTAACTAAATGATACTTTGTTAGTAATTTGTAAAGTTCTTTTGGGTTCATTCAAAGTCCTTCTTCATTTTTATAATCTTTCTTTCTAATTCTTTTTGCTTCAAATATGGCAAAATTTCATTTAACCATTCTCTACAAGTACTTTCCGAATTTGTAGAATAATAATTTCCGTCCTCGTCCAATACATCAATTAAATTGGATGTCAATAAGTACATTACAATCCTACCGTGATAACAAGCAATCGGTCCATCTTCAATCGGGTCCTCTCTCAATTCAAATCCATATTCTTCAACAAGTTTATTAAATACTTTTTTCATTTGAAATCACTCTCTAATGCAAGTTCTCTAAAATGTACTTTCCACTTCTTAATAATTGGAATATATGCTTTAACACATTCTTCAGCAAACTTTATATCTTGTGTTTCTTCAAACATACTCTTTTTATTATTATACACAACAACATTGTTATATCCCGCCCCAATAACAAAATAACCCAAATAACTTGCTTTTATATTTGGTCCTTGTTCTATTACTAAACCAAATTTATTACTAAATTCATATACTGTCTGTTCCCATTTAGTCAAAATCCCTCTCCATTTTTCTCAATCGTTCTTTTCCCAATTCTTTCTTATATTCCAACTCCGCCTTAGCAATATAAGCCAAACACTTTTCTAATTTGTCCACTGCGTCATCCAAATCATCTGCATATTGAAATCCCAAATCCGAACCTAACCAAATACTTAAATTATTTGTCCCTGGAAAATATAACATAACTGCATAGCCTAAATAACGAGCCACATTATTCTCTACTTCAAACTTGTGTTCATTACTTAGTTTTTCAAAAATTTCTTTCATTAAAAATCCTTCGCAATCTTCCCAAGTTTAATTTCTAATTCTTCTTTCTTACATTCTATAATAGTGTTTTTCAAAATTACTTCAACATCTGATTTTAAATCCATATAATCACTAAAATCTGTACCCATCCATACTGAAACTTTACCATCGGAATTATCATACATCAATACAACTAAATCCTTATAAATGCAGTAAATATAATTCACTTGTTTTTCTACTTTCAATCCATAAGATATAACAAGTTCATTAAGTTCACTATTAGTCATAACTGACATTTCTCCTTAGAAAAAATAAAGTTTTTATAAGCGCAGATTTTTTTCTAACACCCATTTTCCTATAATATAGAAACTTTCCTATAACTTAGCAATATACAGAAAACACATTTTTTCCATATAGAACTTATAAATATGTTGCCTTAGCAACCCGGACATTTTATAGAGAAATCGTCAGTATTTTTCAGCGCTGATTTTTTATTTTTTCACCCAGATTAAGAAACTAATAGAAGTTGCCTTGGCAACCCTAATTGGGTATTTTTCAGTACTGAATCAGTTCAGTTTTGAATCAGATTAAGAAACTGACGACTGATTTTTGATAGAGCTTTGGTTCGCCACCATTCGCCCATACACCCCCTATATGGCCTTAATACAAATTTTCAGACCCATCTGACATCCATCCTGCGAAAAATATGCCCAAAAACGGGCATTTTTGGGGCATTTTGGGTGTCTAGGAAATGACATATTTAGGGTCCCATTTTGGGTTGTATTTTATGACATACGCACTTTCGGCAGTTCAACTGGGGCAGCTCGGGACTGTCAGTATGGCAATTAGAAGTCGGATTGGAGTCGGGCCTGACGCTGTTGAATCTCAATCTCTTTCAGTTCCTTGACCAGACGATTAAACTTTAAACACATTAACTTGAAAAGTTTAGGGCTAAATTGAGAAACAGAGAACAAAAAGATATGTTGATTATCTCTTTGTATATTAGCGGGCATATATAAGGAATCTTTAGATATATTATATTCTAGTATAAAACCACCCACAACATAGTTAGAGGGTATGATAGCATGGATAACAAATTGGTTTTGAAGGACAATAGTAAGGTTATATTCCTTACACAGGGAATAGAATAGTTCTTTATTTGAAGTCTTCATTTACTTTTTCAATTCGTTTTCTTTCAATAAGGGATTTAAGGAATAAAACGGCTTCATTTATAATAGGGATAGCTTTATCAACGGACTTAGTATCTGTATGGAAGAATTCGGGAGAACCCCAACGAAGTATATGGATTTTATTAGTAACTTGGAATACGGGTTTACCTTTATAGAAACCAGTATAGGTATGTTCATCAATAGAATTTAAACCTAAACCTTTAGTTTCTTTTACTTCTGTGACATAGGGACGCAGTTTATCAACTACTTCTTCTGCATTGAAGGTATAATTTAATCTAGAAGTCTTCATTTATTTGTGTTACCTTACATAGATTATCAAATTCTTTTATAGTTCTCATAGTAGTAGATAAGGCTTTTAATGCAGGTTTTTCTGTTTTATAATACTTTGAAGACCAATCTGTACTTACATATAACTTACCTTCATTATCATATTGTTTAATGATTTTGATAGAGTGAATAGTTATATCTTTAGATAACTTATCATAATAAAACAAGTAGTATTCCGGAGCAGAATACTTACCAACAACATCCACATCAGTTTCATAAACTTTAGGTACTAAAGTTTTAAATTTATCAACATTAGCAATCATCTTGTATTCTCTTAAGTTTTTCGTGATAACCTGGAAATTTAAGTTCTAGGAAAGTATCTTTGATTTTAGGTAACAAACGGAGGACATCAAAGTAGTTCTTACAGACTTCATAGTCCCAGTCAAGTCTAGTACCTTGCATTTCAATATGAAATTCATTTATAAAATGAACTGCCATATTATGTTCACCGAAATAGGTAAACATTGTAAAACCATTCAAGCAACCAAGGACCCAACCATCGTGGGTTTTAAATTCCATATAGGGACTTAGTAAGTCTTTTATTTTCTTCCATTCAAGTTCTTTAGAAGTCATCTTTAATCTTCTTCAATCGTTGAGTTTCTAGGTGTCTTTTATAGTTTCGTTCAAATCGTGCAAGTTTACTTTGGAGATAATCTAATTTTCTGTATGCATCTTCCAAGGTTGTATATCTTCCCCAACCAATACAGGCTATATCGGAATCACCTGGAGTGTATTCAAAGTCATTTACAATCAAGAAGTTATTATGTTCATCAACCTTAGCAGTATAACCATAAAACTCTAGGGCAGATGGGAAATTATAACAATTCCATCCATCAATCTTACTCAATGAATACTTTAGAACACAAGCATTCAACAGCTCTTGTGCGTTAAGTGTGTCCTTTGCCATAGTTAGTATCTCCATATCCCCAGGTTTACTGGGGCTTGTACGTCAATTACTGTAGATTACTGACAATCTCGTCAAACATTCCGTCAATGGATTTGGCTTGAGAGAACAGTACAGAATGTCCACCAGCATTGCGGTAGTTCTCAACATTCTTTTCCTTATCGTCAATTAGGATAGAATCAGGCGTGGCTTCTTGATGCTTAAAATTACCATTGTTGATAATCTTAATTAGTTCCTTCGGAATGAATGGAGCATACTTCTTTAACCAAGCTTTCTTTCCACTCTTACCTTCCCAAAGATGAACGGCAGAGAAGATACCAACCTGAACATTTGGATTCTTATCGGCATATTCTTTCACCTTCTTCAAGAGCATAAGGCCCTCTGGGATTGGCTTCATATCACTCCAAAATGACGGACCAATCTCCTTCATCTTATTCCAATTACACTTATGAACATCGGGTTTCCAACATTCAAGTTCATCACAACGGGACTCAAAATCACAAAGCACACCGTCCATATCAAAGTAAATCGTTTTCATTTTTAATTATCCTTTTCGTTTAACCAGTTCATTACCTTCTTGTCTTTCAGCGTTAAGAACAGAAAAAGCAAGAAGCCCATATTTATTACTGCCACAATAGACAAATCTTGTGTAATCAAGTATACAATAAGATTTGTTACAATCCAAAGGGCGGCTGTGACATTTACAAACATATCTTTTCTAGGTGTTCTCATTATTTTGTCCTTTTGTTAAAATTTAAATCTCGGGGGATTTTCACCACCATCTTCAGCTTGGTATTCTGCTGCACTAGAGTCTAAGCACTTTATGCTACGAGATTTGTTTTTACATATACAAATATAGATTATTTTGCGGTATTTGTCAATCAAAGTTTTGTAAACTTTTATAAACAAAAAATGCCTCCGTTTGATAGGAGGCGGCCTTAATTGGTAATTATGAAAAAAAACTTTAACTATGCCATTCTTCATTTAGATTATAACCAGGTTTGGTTTGTAATCTTTTAGCTTCTGTAATACCTTGTGGGCATTGAACATTGAGCTGATGCATAAATCTCTTAAACATACCATTGTCAAAAGCATAAGGAATCTGGTCCTTAATCACATATTCTACGGAAGTAGAATCATAAAATCTGTCAATCAACACCCTAAGTGCTCGTTTTAAGGCTAATGCTCTGCCATAAGCATACACATAATTGTCCTTTTTCGCACATACTGCAACGGCTTTGGCTAGTAATAGTTTAGATATAGTTTCCGGGTGTTTAGGTGAAGGACACCCACGAACCTTAGAATTTGGGTATTGGTATTCAAGTTCATTCGTAGCAAGGCCTGTCATTTCCCATATTTCACAGGTACAAGTCTTATTTTTATGAGTGAAGAATACTTGGAATTTACGGTCTTTTCCGTCTGTACATTTAGTTGTAAAAATCATTGTCTTTTCCTTTTTTATGTAAAATTATATTATATCTGTCTGGTTGTCAATAGAAGTGTAAAATATAATTTACTCAAAGAAATCTGATATTGTTGATACACTTGCTTTCTTATTAAGGATGTTTTCAAAATCATTATTGATGCGAGTGAACACCTTTTGATACGTTTTATCATCAAAGGTCACAGTTAAATCTTCCCATCCAGGCATATTTTCATCAAGTAGAATCTTTAATTGCGGCCATAACTTCTCATAATAATTAGGCACAAATCTAATTCCCCAACAGTTCCATTCATTAGACCAATGAACCTTGCAGTTCTGTTTAATTATTCTCAGAGCATTTATATTGTTCTTCATTACATTGGTTGAGGTTGAGGCAATAGAAGAATAAGATTTACTTCTTTGAGTATTAAATTCAAAATACAGAAATTCAAATGAGTAATACTTCTGTTCGTTACACCAGCAATCATACCAGATAACATTATCTTCAGACACATTCTGTAAATCTCTAAACATACACTGCGGATGGTCTTTAACCCACTTATTATTAAAACAGAATGTCTGGTAGAAATAGGTATTTTTGTATAACTTATCTGACAGAATATTTGTATTTGCTCCAGCACCACCGGAAATTGTATTAGAATACTTCTTATGAACTTCTTCAAGTATACCAAAAGCATTTTTAATTGGGATATATTTACTTGTTACACTCCCATTTTCTTTAAAGCATCTTACTTTAGCCTTTCTTATATCGTCATCAATCATTATATAATTTTCAATTTCAGGACGATTATTAGCCAAATATACTTGAATCCAATGTCTTTTTCGTTGAATACTGCGCCATTTTTCAGGAATTTGGACGATTTCTACTTGATTATCTTCATATTGCTTGTATTTTGGATAATCTGTATCGTAGATAAAGAGCATTATTTTATTATCACTTAATGATTTTAAATCCTTTAGGATAGTGCCTTCTCTGTTTTGATATGAAGGAATCACTATAGGGCATTTAGGTAAATAATCTTGATAATGTTCACTATAAAATTTTATTTGTTCTAATTCTGTCATATCAGTATGTATATACGAAAAATGGGTGGGCTTTGTGCCCGCCCCATTTCAATTAACCGGAGAGTTAATTATGGTTAGATTAAGCCTTCTTGACTTCGGCCTTAGGAGCCTGTGGCTTCTTTCCACGCTTCTTGGCATTAAAAGCCTTCTGCAAGAAAATCAAACCACCACCTTCGGCAAACAACTGGCCATTGATGAACAACTGGCGACCGAACACACGCTTGTGGTCATTCTTCATTGGCTTCACATGACCGATGATAAGCTTGAAATCGCCCTGAGGAACCTTACCTGTGAGAGTAGTGTCAGTCATTGTAAATTCGGACTTGTGTTCCTTAATGTAGGCACACATAGCCTTAATTTCGTTGAAATCACAATCCTTAACACGTTCACGAGGAGCCTTCGTAGTTGTCAATCCGTGTACAATCTTATACAAATACTCCTTCTTGTATTCGCCCAGTTCAACCTTCTGTTCCGCACCGTCCACAACGCGGTAGAGTTCACGCTTCTTAAACTGCTTACCACTCTTACCAGTCTTGGCAACGAGCTTCACAATGTAGTCATTTACCTTGGAATCAACTTCAACACTCGGAAAACGCCAGGAGTTGTCATCAATCTTGACGATAGACTGCTTGTTGGTTGAAACCATATCACGGAGCTTACTTGCTAGAAGTTCGCGGGAGTTCATCTTTGTTGGCTGAGCCATAGTTGAATTAGTCTTCATAGTTTTATTCCTTTTAGTTAAATTGTTAAACATTCAACATAATCAAATGTAAAAAATACGAAACAAGTTGTCAATAGTTACATTGACAACTTTTGTTCCGATTAGAACTTAGAGTTTGATAGTCAAACGATACTTGTCAGCATTAGGTTCTTTCTTGATTACTTCGGAAAGGGAGGCAATCATCTTGATGACCTTTTCACGCGGGATGAGCATATCAATCTTGTCATCGTCGGCAACATACTTAATTCGCTTCTGTTCCTTGGCGAGAGCCTGTTCAGCAGCTGCGAGTGCGTCCTGTTCTGCCTTGATGCGGGCCTTGTGTTCGGCAATTTCCTGTTCCCAATTTCGCTCAGGCTGAGGTGATGGAGGTGCCGGACGGCGAATCTGTGCCGGCTTGATGACACGCTGGTCATACTCTTCCAATTCATTTCCCTGAAGAACATTGAGAAGGTCACCGAGATTCAAGAACTGATAGTTGGTATTTTGCATTAGTTTTCCTTTTGTTAAAATGTTTTTGTCATTGTCATATTATAATATAGTAAATAAACTTATGGTTGTCAATGGTTTTTTACCCATTTTTATGTAAAATTTTATTTACTTTTTAATAATATAGTTGTCATAGCAGTTCGTCATTACAGGTTTTTCAAACATTTTCATATAACCTTCGGCAACTTGCTTGATTTCGTCATAAGTTCCAATATAAGTACAGTATTCTTCTTTAGTGAAAGGCCAATAAGCATTTATTCTCCAACACTGTACATTCTTTGATTTAATAGTGAATGATTCAAAGGTTATGTTATATAAACTGTTGCCATTTTTGACAAACTTATAGGTATTATACATCGCAGCTGGGCTACAAGGATGTTCTGAAGAAAACTCATAACCATACTTCTCTGCCAATGTCATAAAATCAAGTTCTATTTCATCGGTGTTTATATCGTTAATTTTTCGTGCAGTTTCCGTTTCTTTTCGTTTTAATTCATACTTAGCCGCTGGTTCCGCATATTTCTGTTTATATGCTTCAAACAGTTCTTCAAGTGTTAAGGCCATATTCTTAAAGAAAGGTCTGGAAACATAAGTATAATCGGACTGTATATCTGCCAAATAAAAATTATCCGAACCAGGTTGTTTTTCTTCAAACTTAAAGTATAACTCGGCACCGCGTTCATTCCATACAATGTTTGAATAAACAGTTATAGAACTATTTTTCCAGTTATAATTATATGTTCGGTAATTATACAGTTTAGCAAAATCTTCAATTTCTTGCCTTGTATAATAAGAAAACTTCTCTGCAAAATAATGAGAAGTTTTATCTTTTGAAATGTTATTATTAGTTACAATTTTCATAGTTATCCTTTATGTAAAGAGGTGGAGGGATTCGGACCCCCGGACCCTTGCGGATCTCCTGTTTAGTAGACAGGCCTATTAAACCAGCTCTAGCACACCTCCATAAACCCGTTAGTAATCATACTTTTCGGATTGTTTCTTTTCAGTCTTTTCCTTCTTAATTCCAGCTTGTTTTGCGAAAGACTTTGCCATCTTTCTCATCTTTTCCCAACGGGCCTGTTTCTGTTCTTCAGTTTCCTTTTCTTTTACTTCTTTTCTCTTTTTCATCTTGTTTTTCCTTCAAAAAGTTCGGGTATTGGTCTGCGCCCAGCGATAGTTGAGTTGCTACCTAAACCATACATTCTCTTTCAAATCTTCGTGCCTTGCGACAAGGATAACTCACCAAACCTTTCACAGAGGTCTTACTACGGGCTTCTTGAACACGCATTCTAGAACTGTGTGCAGAGAATTATACCCAATTCTGTTTATAAAAAATAGCGGGTGCCGGGGATTTGAACCACCACCTGGATGTTATATATTACTATATAAGTGTAATATATGTTTTAATCTATTATTATATCTCTATGTCCCGTACTACTTATACGAAGCACCCTGTGTTTTAAGGCAAACCAATTAGCCAATCCTATACAGCTACCACTTCAAGGGACTAATCGTAAACCATTTCATTCTATGTCTATAATATAGTTTATTATTTATAATTTGACAATACCCATTTGAACATTTTTGTTTAAAGTTGAACTTACAAAAATCCCTCCCACTGAGGGGAGGGATTGGAGGTAACAACAAAATTCATTAGGTCACAGGACGTTCGTCAATCTCTGTATCGGCCAAGAAAGAACCAAACTGCTTGATGATCTTCTGTCGGTCTGCTTCAGCATCCGCCTTATTCTTTCGGACAGACCAAATCATACGGCGGTCGGGTTTATCGTTAGTGTTGTAAGTTACCACAAATACGTTCATATTTTTACCTCTCTTTTTAAATTAAAGTCCCAAACGGCGGGCGGCAGTACCCATATCGCGGAGCTGTGCGGTGTAATTTGCCATATTCACCAAGGACATACCATTCACAGTATAATCTTCAACCTTCTTTGCGAACTGTTCATAATGTTCATTAAGAATCATAGCACACTTCACAAAAGCATTGATGCCATTCGGAACATACTTCAGCATTTCAAAATGAGACTGGTACCAGACGAAATCAAAGAAACTCTGCTGAACACCACATTCGCTCTTAAACAGTTCACGAACTTCATTTGTCTTCGCACGGTTTTCCTTAATCAGTTCATCCGCCTTTGAATCAAACATTTTCCAAAGAAGGTCAAGGTCCTTGTTTTCGGGTCGGCAAGAAGCTCGCATAAATTCTACATTACCTTCAACCTTTTCAATCATATCCATCATAAGGTCACGCATAGTGCGGACATTGTGTTCAAAGTTGGCTCGGAACATATTGAGAGCCATTTCGGAAGTGGAAGAATTGATGTTGATGTTAATGTTGATTGTTGTCATAGTTGTTACCTCTTGTTTTATCGTTTACATAAGTAAATATAGTTAAAACTATGACAGTTGTCAATAAGAACTGCACATTTTTATGTAAAATTTCGTTTACAAATACAGAAAAAGCACCCTAACATTCGCTAGAGTGCTCTGAGTTGAACAACAACCCAAGGAGGTAACAACAATTTTAAAGATGTTTTCTTTTGATTGGTGGAGAAAACCTTAAAGAACCAATTTAGTAGCGGTGCCCAGGAGTCGGACCTGGTATCTCTAGGTTATGGGCCTAGAATGGTAATTCCGTTCCACTCGCCCGCGTCAAGTATAAAATTTTCTACCTTTCACCCATCCATCAGGTATAGGTTTATCTTTTTCGTGGATTTTATTTTCTTTTAAAACAGGATTGGTAATCCACATTTTTCCATACATTGAATTTCTGTTTCCTAAATGTTTTTCAGTCATAATTTGTTTGGATTCATTTGTATGTTTTTTACCAAACATTCCATTGTTTTTACCTACATTAAATTCAGGATGTAATTGTTTATGTTTTATAAGCCCTTTTGAAACTTTATCATAATGATTTTTTCTATATTCCGGGTCTTTTAAACATTTTTCCCAACATATTTTATATTGGTTTACTTTATTGTTTTGCCCATTCTTATTACAGGCATACCAACTACCAGTTCCACCTTCATTCAAATTGTATGTATCTTTTCGTTCTACAAATTCTTTATTTACAAGTTCTCGCTCTTTATTATTCATATCTGTTTCATTGTCAAATATAAATAAAATTTCTTTTTTAAAATTCTCAATTCCATGCTTCTTTATTGAAGCAGTAAGCCATGCCGAAGAACCCATATAAGAATCATTTATATCAGTTGTTTGATGTTTACCAATATAAATCATCCCATTTAAAAGATTTGTAATCTTATAAATCAAATAAAACATTTTTCTCCTTTTTACCTTTAATGTTGCTCTAACAACATTTTATTTATATCGGTTAGAAAGATTGAGAATTTCTTTCAGCTGGTTAGAGCCAGTTGTCCCGATAGTTTTTTAAATGGCAGCCACTCTCGGACATTCAGGTGACCTATCAAGAACTTTAATTATCAGTCCTGATTTCTTACGCTTAGAGTAAGAACTCTACCAATGTAAACTGGCGTTCTTGCTATTTTAGCGCTGGAGGAGGGACCCGAACCCCCGACCTGATGCTTACAAGGCAACTGCTCTTCCAACTGAGCTACTCCAGCAAAGGTTTGGGTAGTTCAAAGCACTACCCAGCTTGCGGGAACCCTTATCAGGGGTATCGCTCCACATAGGTTAAGCCTATGACTCTGTAATAGTTCTAATGTTGGACTTCCACCAAATCTCCCGGATCCGCGCCGGTCGCACTTTCTTGTCGCAACTTATTTACTTCGTATGCATCCTCCATAAATCAGTTACTCAATTTTATGCTACATTAGGTTTTCGCTCTAGAGGCAGGACTCGAACCTGCGGCGGACTTGCGTCAAGAGATTAACAGTCTCCCCCCTGCTACCAGCTCGGGTACCCTAGAATAAATCCGTGGTATCTTCGGAGCCTCACACTTCCGAAGTTGTTTGTGGGCAAAACAAGAGGGCAACCACCCACAAAGCAAGCCAAACCACCGTGGCTCCCGCATGAAAAATCAACCAGACACACATACAAGACTTGGCACACTTGTAATAACATATTCAAACATTATTCTGTCATCACTAACCATTTACTCTGGAGCGACCGTTTCAATGTATTGTCAGTGTTGGGATTTTCACCCAAAAGATAGGAACCGATGCCTAAACAATAGCTTCACTATCTACCGATTTCTTCATTATTGGCCTGTGCGACTATTAGTGAACTCTACCGCCACAGTAGTTTCGTACCAATAGGTCCCTGGGATTTCACCAAATACCTATTGGATAATAACCATCACATAATGAATACTCACGCACATTATGTTTTTACGAATACATTATACCTACTTCCATACCTTTTCAGTATTTCCATAGTCCCTTCAAGCTCGGTTGGAACTTGTGTTAGGGGAATGTATGTCTGGTTGATTTCTCAACCTTCGTTTTTTATTTATAGTTTTTGTTAAGGTCAGTGCTAATTAACTACCTAGTACTTTTAAACTATAGTTCTCGTATTTTGGCGACTAATTCCACAATGTAATTTCGTTTCTCTTCGGCATTAAAAGATTTAAATGTTTTCCATCTGCATCTTCCAATACAAAAGAAACCTTTTTCTTTCAAAAACTCTTCTCGTTCATTATCGTGTTCAATACTTTCATTAGTAAAATGTTGTTCACCATCTACTTCAAAATAGTATTTATTCTTAAATAGAAAATCTACACAATAATGGTTAATCCATTTATTACTTTCAAATTCTATTTTTTCATTTACAAAGCAATCATAAAAGTATTGTTCAGCATAACTTCTTTTTATAGCAGGACAAATCCAATGATTACCTCGTCCTTCACGCAAACATCTTTTTCTGCCTTCCGAAATTTTCTTTTTAGATTCTTTTGTATGTGGGTGACTATTATTATATTTAGCAATTCCCATTTGAACTTTTCTTTGAAATGTTTTTGCAGATTTCTTTTTTGATTCCACATCAATTATTCTACCAAGTTTATCATGTGGTAATTTATGTTTTTCTTCACATATTTTCCAATGTTCAAATAAAGATTGCCTACCAATAAATTCACATTTACAATACTTACAAATCCAAATTCTTGCTTTTGGGCCTGTTTTCATTTTTTCTCCTTTTAACTTTTAAGTCATTCCTGTGACCATTTTATTTATGTGGTAAGGATAGCTGAGAATTCTATCCAAATGGCAGGAACCATCTGTCCCACAATTTTTATCTCCCAGGCGGGAGTTGAACCCGCAAAACTTTGGGTTTGAGCCAAATACGTATGCCAGTTCCGTCACCGGGAGTTTAAATCTTTTTTCTTTTTGGAGCCTCATGTGAGAATCTAACTCACGCAGGAGGGTCGGAAACACTCAATGCTTACACTACATCAATGAGGCCCAAATAGAGGACTATTCCGTCTCAACATTTAGTAATATAGTAAATTCAATTCTCATTGTCAATAGTGATTGTATTTTCTTTGTTTCAAGTTAAACTTCTTTTTTAGTAGCCCGCCTTGGATTTGAACCAAAACTGAATAGATTTTAAGTCTACTACCTCTGCCAGTTGGGTTACCGGGCCGTATTATTCATAAACACCTATATATTTTTTGTTTGGTATAAATTTAAATCTTTTTACACTCAATTTATTATATATCGGTATAAATGTTTTAAATTTTGCAGTTAGTAAAGGTTGTGATATATTAACATTTTTAGAAAAATCATTTAATGAAGTATAATTATTACTGTGAAATTTATCCCATAATTTTCTGATTTTTATTTTTTCTTCAAAATTTAATTTTCCTGTAAAATGTATTTTACTACATTCACCGCGAAATAAAAATCTTCCTTCAATCCAAGTTTCATTAGGACATTTATAAAAAGTTTTACATTCACCTGTATTTCTGTTTGTAAACCAATGTTTTCCAAACTGCGAATTTTGTGAACCTGTTTGAATTTCTTTCATAGTTTTACCAAGTTCATTTCTATATGAAGCATAAACATTCATAGTTCTACAAGGTCTTTCTGTATAACCAACCGCTGCCATAACGAACCAAGCTTTTATCATTTTCTTTCGTTCAACAGTATCTATATCATATCGTTTAACAAGTAACCAATGACACAAATAATGTTCTCTAGCAGTTAATAAAACACGATTTTTACTATCGTCAATTCCGACCTAAAGATGCTGGTATTATATGATGTGATTCATAATAAGTTCCATTACCTTTATATCTAAGTCCAAAATTTTCTTCAAAAATTGCTCTGTTTATAATCTGATAATAGATTTTTTCGTAATTCATCATTCTCTCCATTTTACCTTTAATGTTGCTCTAACAACATTTTATTTATGAGGTTAGACAAGTTGAGAAATCTTGTCAGCTGGTTAGAGCCAGTTGTCCCTCATCAAGTCCAGGTCAAGGGACTTGAACCCCTATGTAACCAATTACCGTTTCTACGCCTTATAAGAGCGAGCGGATACACCTGGGTGGATTTAGTTTGTCTTAATATCGCAGTGGCTCTCTGCTTGGGGGATTCGCACCCGCCGTTACATTTTCGTTGGGGTACCTGGATTTGAACCAGGGAAAGAATCAGAGCTTCAAAGGCTCCCGCCTTACCAGCTTGGCTATACCCCAATGGGTGATGAATTGGTGATTACGGCATTCATCAAGTCCGTGGTACGAACTTTATCACCTAAGTCATGCTGTTCAATACGAGGGATATTGAGTAGGATTTTTTATCTCGCAACCTGTTTTTACGGGGAGCCAGCGCCCATACCCCAACCTGTTTTTTACCTCTAGCGAACCGGTTGTGAACCTTGCAGCAATACTTTTAGTCATACTGCCACTAATCGCTTGTAAACTAATCAGCATTAGTACACCCGGCAGGATTTGAACCTGCGACCCTCTGTTTAGAAGACAGATGCTCTATCCAACTGAGCTACGGGTGCATAAGACCAGTGTTGCTCACTAACTTCACCTGTGCGGTACATCGCAGCCTTTTCAACTTAGTCTTAAAAGCTCATTTGTGTTAGATTGGTTACTAACATCGCCCGCGGAGTGCTATCTTCTCTGCCGAGTTGTTTGCACCATACAGTTGCCGCCGGAGTACTAAGGATATGTGCTATTAACACATACTCATTTATACTAACAAATTAGTGCTAGCTGGTGGATTCGGACCACCGAAAGCCCAGGGGGCGGGAGATTTACAGTCTCCAGGAATTGACCACTATCCGAAACTAGCATATCAAAACTTTCGTTGGTTTGTGAGATTTCCAACTTCTCAGTGGGCTACCACCTTTGCGTTGCAGGGCTACCTGCTATTGCGTTTTCAAATGCGGGCCCCATTGTCATACAAATTTAATTCGTACCAACGGGGAACTCGGTCCATGCTTCGGCTCTGTTTTATTCCTTGCATGATTCCAACATTCGTATAAAACCGGTGGAACTAGCAGAAACTATCCTAGGTTTCGTTTCTGTTGTTCTAGTTCCATTTGAGTTATATTGTCTTTGGGCTTCACTATTCTTTTTACTATCTTTCTCAGACCAGGTACCGGGAAGGTCCCCTTCCGAGCAGTGTTAATGGTATCTGTGGAGGTGGTTGAATGTCCTCAATCTCCGGTGGTTACCGGTGTTTTTCCTGAAAAACTTCACAGGTGTTTAATAGTTAGTGTTCCAATGAACAACTCAAATTTATCGGAGTGACAGGATTCGGACCTGCGACCCCTTGCTCCCAAGGCAAGTGCTCTACCAGACTGAGCTACACTCCGGTGATTTCGTGAGGATGGCGGGGGTCGGACCCGCGACCCATAGATTAAAAGTCTATTGCTCTACCAACTGAGCTACATCCTCATAACGAGAGTTTTAACGAGTTTTCTTTCTCAACCCTATTTTCACGTCTCCAAAACATTTATTTGGATTTAAGCAGCCGTTAGGCATACATTATCGTCGGGTTATCTGGTTCCAAATTTTCAATCTTCTCATTGGTTTCACGAACCAATCTCATTGTATTCACTAATATAGAAAAATCTATTTGGTTTGTCAACCGTTTTTAGTGAATTTTTTGTAAATTGTAATTTACATTGGGTTTATTGTTTCTGTTCAATAACTCATCGCCACTTCAGCAAACATAAACCACAACGCAAATCTTTCAATCTACTAATCAAGCACTCGGCTCAATTCATTCTCAATTACAGGTTAAAATATAGTAACTAACTACCTCCTTGTCAATCCCATTTGGTTAAATTTATTGTAAATTATTATAAATAAAAAACCGCAACATTTTTATGTCGCGGTATCCTGTTCTCCTTCTAGAAAGAAATAATTACTTACACAACAGAAATACCGCTATCCTCCAAATAGTGTTTAGGCAATCTGATTTGTGTATTAATTATTTGATTCATATTGTATATATAATAAAATTTTTAGAAATTTTGACCCATTCGTACTTTTCTGTATAATTCTTTACTTAGTTTTATCTGAAATCATCCTCCAAATCTAAAAGTCTATCAAGATAAATTTGTGCTTTATCTCTAATTACCCGGCTAGGACGATTACGTACAATTTCCATAATCTGCTTAAGTCTACGAATTGTACACATCTGAGCCTTATAATGTTCAGCAAAATTATGCTTCCAATCACCACGAATGAGGTTATACTTATAATGACCTTCATCATGTGAACTTTTGAACACTTCATCAAACAATTCATTTGCTCTGATAAACCAGTCAAATTCCTTATCCCAATTTGCTCTGAATTCTTCTGGAATGAAAGCCAATATATTAGGGCCACCAGGCCAACCTCTAACCCTAATTTTGCCATATTCTTCATCAAGATTTAAGATTATCTTATCATTATTACTAATGATTTTAAAACCCTTAACTTTATCTTGAAGGTCTGCTGGAAGTTCTATATCATTATACTTCATTACTTCTTCTCCTGTATTGGTTCACGTTCAATCTGAGCAATTTCGGTGTAAACTTTTTCCTTGAAAATCATTTCATCCACGAAGTACTCATACATCATTAACTGCGAACAGAAAGCCATAAATGCCAATTCACCACAAGAACCAAAATGACGCTTAATCTTCGGGAACTTGTCAATCAGATAGCGCTGGAGTTCAGGTTCCTTACATTTACCCTTATTAGCAACTGCGAGTGCCATTAGCAAAGCTCCATTCACACCATCGGTACAGTTAAGCTGGTCATTCACCATTTTTTCAAAAAGCATTTCATTCAAGTTCATACCGAGACGAGAAGCAAGCCTCATCATTACATCTTCTTCTGCGTCGGACTTTTCATCAACAAACGCATACTTGAAATCAGTAATCATCTTGAAAATCTTTTTCGGACCTGGTTCGTTGATAGCTTCGTTATAAAGTTTTTGAGCTTCTTTGTTACGGATCTTCTCAGGGAAATTCTTACGAACCGATTCAAGGAGTTCGTCCTGTTCGTATTCGCCCATTGGGTCCTTGCTCAGATTTCGCTTGAACTCTTCAAAGTCCATTTCGTCATCGTCTTTAAACATTAGCCTCTCCTTGCGTCAGTATCTACTATATCCAAGTCATAGCTTTCTTCGCCGATGCCTGACAAACCATTCTTTGCGATTCCTGCTATAAATTCATCTACATTATCCAAGAAATTGAAGTAGTTCCCGGACTTAGTTAAGGGTTCAACCCATAATTCAATTACAATCTTTTTAGCCATTTTAAATCCTTATTAGCGAGTGTGAATTTCCAAGTAGGTGAGCATCTGTTCAGCAGACACATAGTCCAGATGAGAAAATTTTTCTTGACCGTGGAAGTTTTCCTTGAATGTGATAGAAAGCATAGCACCATTCGGTTGCTTACAAAGATACTTAGACCAAGCAGTAATTTGTACACAGGAACGAGTACCAGGCTTAGGTGCGTTCTGTTCGTTGAATTTGTTGATGTATTCCCAAACCTTCATTTCTTGTTCTTTATTCATTGTTAACCTCTTATTTTCTTTTTACATAAGTAAATATAGTTAAAACTGCGATTATTGTCAATAAAAATAGTGTAAAATATAATTTACAATTCACTTTCGCAGTACTTGAGCGGTACGTGGCAGTTTAATCTGGTCAATTAACTATACTAAAACAACAAAACTGGCCCAGTAATGAGCCAGTCCTGTTAATCTATGACAAGCAAAAACTATTCGTAGATACCCAAATCCATACACTTATCACGGGCATTTGCCAAACCAATCAGTGCCCAGTAATAATCGTCATCATAAATCTTTTCGTAATTCGTGATTGGATCTGAGCCAGTGACGAACTGTTCGTAATATGCGACCTTGAACTTCGCAAATTCCAAACTAGCCTTGGCGGCTTCAACTTTCTTACCGGCATGATTAAGAGAGTTAATTTCCTTAATCTTCTTGTCGGCAGTCTTCAAAAATTCTTCGTGATAAATTGTAACCATTTCTTTACTCCTTATTAGTAGTTAATCGCAAAGTCCACTCTGTTCAAGCTGGTCATTCAGGTCAATGAAGTTCTTAATGAAATCGGGAGAGTTCTGTAATTCAATTCCATTGGACTGAGCATCGTTAATGGCCTGACCCAAATTCTTTGCAGTCTGTTGCATCTGTTGCATCAGCTGCGGGTCTACATCAGTTTTGGACTGAACATTATTGTCCTGTGTTCCATTCACACTGGTACCATCGTCCTTCGTTACATTCAAACCATGAGCATGGATAAGTGCGATAGCCTTTTCCAATTCGTCATCCACAGGAGTTTCAGCAACCGGAGCAAGCTCGTAGTCCAACACACCCTTAATTTCGTGTTTAGGATCTGCCCATTCGGTAAACTTTTCAACCTTGGCTATCAAACCTTCGGTAAATGCTCGGTAAGAATCCAAATCCTCAATTTCGTCACTCTTAACAACCTTGCCATGATTGTCAAACACCAGATGTCCCTGTTCGTCACGAAGGTCCTTCATCCACGGCTTAATGATTTCACGATACTTATCCCACCATTCACGGGTCTGATTCTGCTTATCGTAGTTCATCATATTCGTGATGTTGGTTTCAAGGATAGTACGGTCACCCTCAGGATACAAGCGGTGAATAGCATTATAATAAACAGAACGATAACCAGCTTCAAATTCTGCTTCACGGCGGACCTTCGGTGAATGAATGAGCTGTTCCATCGTGTAGGATTTGCCCTTCATAAGCGGGCTAGTAAATTCGCCCTGGTCACGGGAGAAATGAAGGAAGTGACATGCTTCGTGAACGAAAATAGCAAAAGCCTTTTCAGCAGTCATTGGTTCATAGTCAGGATGTTCCTTCATAAAATCTGCCGACACAGTTTCATCCACGAACTTAATGGTCTTATTCGCAATGTCTGGAACTGCAATTCGTGGAAGGTTGATCTGGTCCAAATTCAAAGTATTAGTGAAATAACCACCAACACCTTCTTCCATCGGCACACCAACTGAGAAAGTTGCGAACCCAGATTCATTGTTTTCCATCGCATCCATAACAGTTGCGAAAAATTCACGGCGACCAGGATTCGGGTCATCCAAAGTCCAATCCTGGAAATCACAAGAAATGTTAAACGGCTTTTCGTCTGATTTTACGAGCATTTATTTACCTCTTTTTCTAAGTTTTCTTAATTAAATATAGATTTTTAAAATCTACTTGTCAATAGTTTTTTCATTTTTCTTTGAAATAAATTTATCGTGAACTTTCATTGCTGAGATAAAGTTCTCAATTTTTTCATAAACCTTATCGTCTTCAATGTAAAACGGGTCAATTCCATACCAACGTTCAAAATTCACAATGAACTGCCAAAATCTCCAATCAGGGAAGTTCTGCTTATGAACTTGCTTGAGGTATTCATACAACGGGTCCAAACGATCTGCATCTCTCATTTCTGTTTTCCTTTAAAAAGAAAAGAACAGTCCCGTTTCCGGGACCCGTTCCGTTTTTAGTTTCGGTTAGGCGTCAATGCCAAATTCGTCAATGTAGTTTTCAACATTGAGGTTGACGTCAAACTTATCATTGATGCCACGGGCGAAGGCCACAGTCTTGAGCTTTTCGTAGTCCTTGTATGAGTAGGCACACACAACCTGACCATTCTTGGTGATGTAACGGAAGCTCTTCCAGTCGTAGTCCGGCACATCCTTTTCAGTTTCTTCAAAGATACGAACCAGCTTGCGGAAGATTTCAAGGTGCTTACCATCCTTGGTCGCACGAAGGCGGTTGGTGACGAACGGACCGTTATTCTTTGCGTATTCGTCAAGTTCAGCAAGGATGTTGCGGTCAGTGCAGATGTGGTTAATCTTACGGAAGTAGACGTGCTTGGAAACCTTCCACTGCATAACGATGGACTTGTTCATAAGAAGTTCTTCTTCAACACGAACCATATTACGTTCGTATTCGTCATTCTTAATCTTCTTATCACGCTTGGTCATGACCTGTTCGGACTTCTTGACAACATCTGCGATGACCTGGTCCGGGTTGGCACGGTAGTCATCCGCCTGGATAACATACACAAAGTCCGGGGAAGTAATCATCTTATGGTCCTTGTAACCCTTGAAGCGATACACACGGGCATGCTTCTTACCGCTCTTGATACAGAGGCGATGCTTCATCAGGCGTTCCTGAATGTCAGCGTGTTCGGCGTCGGTGAGGGGAGCCGGTTCGTAATGGGTCTTCTTTTCTGCGACAGTCTTCTTCATAGAAACCTTCTTGTTGGAGTTGAGGGTGGAAATCTTCTTGGTGGTGTTGGTGGTCTTCTTCATAGTTAGTACCTCTTGTTTTGTGGTTTTGTTTTGTTTACAGTTTAAATATAGTTATTTTAGACTGTCTTGTCAATGATTTTTGTGTATTTTTGTGTAAAAAGAAATTTACATTAAAAATCTTCTGTAATTTTAGCTTGTTTTTCAATCTGTTTAGTTTCTTTGGCTAGATAATTTAAAGCAAATTGGACGTCGCTTTCTTTAAATATGTTGAATAAATTGAAAATCTGTTTAAGATAAACAACATTATAAGATATATTGTTATACCGAATAATATAATAAGGTTTTGACTTATTATCTGTTAAATATGTTGTACCGCAAGTAATTTCCATTTTTTTGTTATCCAACTTAATAACAAATGAACATCCAATGTATTCTTTTGAATAACCTTCTAAAACGAAATTGTACTGATTTTCTTTTAAGAAATCTTCAATACGTTTCACATTTATTCTGTATGCGCTGTTCCAAGGTTTCATATCTTTCTCCTTTTACAAAGTGTCAGTTTTCTCAATAACCTCATCATAAGCGATGTTAATGAGCTTTACCATTTGTTCCCTCTCACGAAGGTAAATTTTCATAAACATAAAATACTCCTGGAGCCTACGATAACAGAAATCTAACTTCTCTTTGAAAATGTTCAGATCACTTTTACAATCATCTACAGTCCAGGAAAATCTCCAATTTCGGTCTACATCACGATAAAGAAGATTTTTATATCCCAATTTATCTACTTCTTTACCATAACCAACACAAACAAGCGCATACTGTTTGTTGTTTTCATCAGGATTCGTCCAATCTACTCCAAAAATAGGTGCATTTTCTGTATATCCGAACTGAAGCATAGCATTCTTATAATTCTCTGGCAAATCCTTTACTGTCAAAGCATTATGGTAAATGACCCACGAACCAGGAACATTAGCTTCAATTAGTTCCTCAATCTTACCGATGTTTTTGAAAATACCCATGTGAAATTTCCTTTTTATGGCAGTTATTAACATACTTCTGTTACTACTTCATATTGAATGTTCTGTTTGTCAAGTTCTGCTTTGACCTGCGGCAGTTCATACTCGGCAAAACAAACTCGGTCATTGAAATCATATCCCCACTTAAATTCGTAAGTGCGTTCAATAGGGCGACATCCAAGCATACCCGGTTTACCCATAGTGGCTCTTGTAATAAAGTCCACCATTATCTTATCACCACTTTCAATATGATAAACCATTCTTACACCTTCTTCCAATATGTAATACGATACTTAGAACCTTCATACAGATATGGAACCTTACCGATATAATCGTGTTCAGGATGCTTTTCCATAAACTTCAAACATTCTTGCTCAGATCCCACAAACTCACTAAACTCATACTTGCTCGGGTCATTGGGATCCGAGACCTGGAAGTCAACCGGACGCATACCCAAAACCTGCGGATGTTCGTCAAGTTTCTTGTCCATCTTTGCTTGGAACTTTTTGGCAATCTTTTCTGCTTTTGCTGCGCGGGCTATTGCCATTTCTGCCTTAGTTCTGCGGTGACGCTTTGCCATATTCTTACCCCAACTTGTTCTGGTTCAAAAGTGTAACGAATGTAGTATACTGGCACTTATCATACTTCAAATGAAGCATCTTGCCATTAACCTTCAAATCTACTCCATCGTCCTTGAATTCGCCAATCTTTCCATTATTCTTGTAAATCGCAAGTCCCATAACATTTGTCTTGTCATTCTTGAAACCCTTGATTTCACAGCCCATAACAGAAAGCAACTGCATAACGAGATTCTTATTGATGTTCATTTTCGGTTTCTCCTTAAAGTCCCATTTGAAGGTTGATAAAGCCATCCAAGAAAATCAAACCAAAGAACACTACCATACCGATAACACCCTGGAGAATGTAATTTCTCTTTTGCTTACGAGCCATAGCGCGGTTGTATTCTGTCCAGTTCGTGTAACCATTCGGGATGTATTCGTTCATAGTTGTTACCTCTTTTAATTTTCTATATAAAATATACTAAATTTAAACTGCGCTGTCAATAGTTTTATTTCCTTTTATTGTAACTTTTTCTTTACATACATAATCTATGACAATTTTTGATGGTTTCTTAACAAATAATAATGCAGTTTTAATTAACTTTGAGTCAATCTATGATAATGACCCTTATTTACAAAAGTTTACAGAAGATTCATTATATGAAAATAAGGTAATCTATAAGACTACCTTTAATGGAATTTTAACTAATCTAGAAGATCCATTGAAATGTTCTTTAACAGAATTTAAGAGTGTTTATGAGAATGATTTGTATTTAAGTAACTTTAAAGAAACAATTAAAGATGAATTAGATGAATTTTTAGTGTAATTTCTAGTTTGCTATCGCAAACAAAAACATTTGAAGGATAAACCTTCAAATGTTTTTTATTTTCATAAAGGAGAATTATTAGTAACAATCTCTTTTTGGGTAACTGGGAAGTTTGAAACTTCAGCCTATTTAGGAACACTAGAACTGAAGTTTTTGATTCTTTTTGGTATAACGTATGAAGAATCACTTCTGTGGGATTTACGAATAAGCTTATGGGTCGGTCTTCCTGTACTCCAGCTACATCTTATTCAACCAAGGCGGCTATTTGTTAAACTTGCGAGGTTTAACTACGATGTTCTTTCATTCAGATGTGTACGAACTATTACACAAAATGGCTATCCCTCTACCGATAGTGGCATTGAGTTGTACTTCGCTCCGAGGAAATAGACTTTCAAATGTCAATAGCCAAATATAGTAATTATTACTTTATGTGTAAAAGTTTTTTATTTTTTAGATCTTTGGTTTTAGAGCCCTATTCGGGATTTGAACCCGAAACAGATGAGTGGAAGTCATCTATGTTAGCCAGTTACACTAATAGGACTAATGTTCGTTGCAGGTATGGGTGCCGACCCCACTGCCACAAAGATATGAGCTTTATGTGTATGCCGATACTCCTGCAATAGTTGTTCGTGCTGGAATCGGACCAACATTAAGTGAGTCAGAGTCACCTGTACTACCGTTATACTAACGAACAGTAATTTATCCCAATGCCGGAGAACGATTCCGAACTTCAAGTGCCACAAACTTGCGTGCTACCAGTTACACCACACCAGGGATGAAGTAGTGCTCCATCAAGGACTCGGACCTTGGACTCATCGCTTAAGAGGCGATTACTCTGACCAACTGAGTTAATGGAGCATTTAGAGCGCTTGGAGAGATTTGAACTCCCGAATCGCGGAGTTGCAGTCCGCTGCATTACCAGGCTTTGCTACAAGCGCATGAGATTACTGTGGAAATTTATTTAAATGGCGACGTATCCTCCACCACAGTAATCTTTTTAGAGCACCTATCCGGATTTGAACCGGAGCTTCAACTTTGGTAAAGTCGCTTGCTACCACTACAACATAGGTGCAAAATTTGTTCGTACTCCCGCCTGGATTTGAACCAGGAATACCAGGTTCGTAGCCTAGTGGTTTATCCAGTTAGCCTACGGGAGCATTTAGCGGAGAATGAGAGACTTGAACTCCCAAGTGCCGAAACACAGCGGTTTTCAGGACCGCGCCCTTACCAATTAGGGGTAATTCTCCATAGTAGCCCAGGTGGGAGTTGAACCCACATGCCCATAGGGCGCTTGCTTCTAAGGCAAGTACGTCTAGCCAATTCCGTCACCAGGCCATAATTTGTTTTAACAGAAGTACCAGGACTCGGACCCAGACGAACAGACTTGGAAACTGCCATGCTACCGTTACATCATACTCCTATTTAGCGACACCGGCGGGATTCGGACCCGCGAATGATGGTTAGACAGACCACTGTGTTAGACCACTTCACCACGATGCCATATAGTCCATAGGGATGGATTTGAACCATCAGTCTCCACCTTATCAGAGTGGCAAACGGAACCAATCGTTATGCCTATGGATAATTTGTTAGTGCCGCCGGGTGGAATCGGACCACCGACGCGAAGCTCTTCAGGCTTCCGCTCTACCAACTGAGCTACAGCGGCAAGTAGTGGATACAGACGGGGTTCGGACCCGTGACCTCTTCAGTGCTAATGAAGCGTTCTTCCAACTGAACTACTGACCCAAAGTTATGGACACATAAGGGATTTGAACCCTTGACATCCTGCGTGCAAGGCAGGCGTTCTACCAAACTGAACTAATGGCCCGTTTTCGTAGTACATTCGGGATTCGGACCCGAGTTTCCGCCTTGAAAGGGCAGCGAACTAACCGCTATTCTAATGTACCGTTTCGTAGTGCTATCCGGATTTGAACCGGAGTTTTAAGAGTGAAATTCTTATGTCCTAACCAAACTAGACGATAGCACCATAAAAGAAAAATCCCGTGGTTTGTGTTCCACAGGATTTAATTTGTTACGCCGGAAAATTATAACTAATCAAATGCCTGTGGAGAACCTCTATCTTCGCCTGCGAATGCACCTTCAAATCGTTCGTCAATGGCGAACCAATCCTGGGCGAGGCAAATGTGGGACTTAAGCATCATCATAATTTCTTTTTCCTTATATTGTATATATAACTTTTAATTCCTGTTTTTTGATTCTTTTGTTAAACACATCCAAAATAATTGTTATTGGTTTTTCAACCGCTACACAATCATTTTGTTTACATAGACAAATATAGTTTATTGTTTTTTATTTGTCAATGGGTAAATGTAATAATTTTGATTTTTTTGATCTTCGTTATTTAAAGTCTTTTGCTAATTTAGCTTCTTTGATATATTCTTGCATAGCTTTTGAGGCTTCGCTTACTTCCATCCATTTGCCAAATTTAGTAACCAACTTCTGTAACTGTTCAAAAGTCAAATTCTTACAAACAGATTCAAAATCTTTCTGTATATTCCACCAGTCGGGAACATTAGCATATCCAGTACCGGAGTAGGCAGGCGTGTAATAAAAACTGTATCTAGTATTATTCTTAACTGTACCAATTTTTATAATAGCGTCATATCCATATCCACTGTAACCAGATGAATTGAACGTGATTTTACATTCAATTCTCGGTTTGCTTTGTAGATTGCCTATAATGTCAAAGCAATCAAACTGCCCACCGAATTTTAATGTTGCTAGCTTATCAACTGCTACTTTAATGTTTTGGGCATTAGTTATAGCATTGTCGCATAAACTTTTAATTCTTTCTTCTGCGTAACTCATTTAAACTCCTATGAAAAAGAGGGTTAGGTTGTTACACCCAACCCTCTCGGGAGGTACAACAAACTAACTATTCTTCAATGGAGAAGAGCTGTTCAGTAGTGAGATGATACAAACACCAATCCGGGATGTAACTCTCAGTACCTGGCGTGGAAATCATAAAGATTTTCTTGAAGAAATGTTCCGGCTTCGGGAAATCAAATCCCATATCAGTGAAATAGATAATACCATCAAATTTCGCCTTTCTTTCCTTAATTGCTTCAAGAACGCATTCAGGATTCGTGCATCCGCGACCAATCAGCTTGAAGTCGGACTTCTTCTGCTTCTGTTCGGTGAATGGACCGCAAACACCATCCCAGAAACAATAGGACACATCAGCATGTTTTACGAACTTGTTCACAATCGCACAACCACGTTCCACATCCTTATCGTCCATAGAACCGGAGCAGTCAATCGCAACAAGAATACGAGAACGGAACTTATGCTTCTTACCAGGAACATCAAATCCCTTTCTACGATCTGGTCGCATACGGGTATCTTCAGTGTACTTATCCACTGTGTTCGCCTTGAATCTCTTCAGGACTGTCTTCGGGTCAAATTTCGGAGTATTGGCAGCAAGAATAGCCTGGAGCAAACCACCACTAATGTTACCCCACTGAGAAGCATTTTCTGCAATGTGGTGAGTGATTTCCTGGATTTCCTGGTCTACCAGAGTATTTTCTTCCCAACCTTCCGTAGCCTTTTCAGCTGCGTCCTGGGAGCCGTCAAAATACTCATCCAATGCATCCTTCGTCGGGTTTCCGCTTCCGCCCTTACCCTGTTGGTTGCCCTTGCCCTGGCCCTGTCCATTACCTTGTCCCTGACCCTGGCTTTGTCCCTGACCCTTTCCTTGGCCTTGGCCTTGTCCCTGTCCTTGACCCTGTCCCTGGCCCTGTCCGCCACCACCCTGCTTTTCAGCGCAATCCATCAACATAGAGAACACCTTTTCAAGGAACCAGTGGTCTTCTTCATTGAACTTGATTTTAGCGGTTTCTTGACGGAATTTTGCCTTGTTCGGAAATTCCTGGAGCATCTGCATAACTTCTTGCTTGTGAGTATTCAACACAGAACGCTGATTTTCGTCAAACGAGATATAGTCAGATGCCTTCTTGAAAATCTGGAGCGGGTAGCATTTACGAGTAGTGATATGGTGCAAAGCAATTCGCAAACATTCACTAAACATAATGTAAGCCAAAATGGAACATTCCTGAATCTTGTTCAACCAAATCGGGTTATATTCCATGTTGATAGCACTACCAGTGCCACGGCAATTCAAGCGGAGAGTGACCTGCGGGTCCTTGACCGGCTTTAAATCGCACAAACCAAAATATGTGAGAACGGCAGGTTCAAACTGCATCAACTTCACTGCTGAAGTAATGAGCTGTTCGGACTTGGAATTACATTCATCCCACAGTTCCATATATTTCTTGTTATCTTCCTTATAAAGCTGGGCAAGTTCGTCCTTGGGAAGATTTGAAATTTGAATTAGAGCCATAAATTTGTACCTCTTAAATTAGTTTCGTTTTTCGTGTATAGTCTAATATAGTAAATTGTGAGACGTATGTCAATCCAAATTGGGTAAAATAAAATTTACAAAGAAAAAAGGTGGTTTTCCCATTAGTTGAGAAAACCACCCTCAACCACCAATAAGGAAATTTGGGCGAACCCAAAACGAATTAAGATTACTTAAATTCGTTCTGGATACGGACAATGCTAGTATAGAGAGCGTTCAGTGCGTTCACTTCCATACCATTTTCGTCCTTGACGCGGATTGGGCAGCTCTTACCGACCAACTTCGTCCACTTCTGCTTCTTTTCACGAGCAGTTTCTACTGCGTTCGTGTACACTTCCACCTGGATTTCCTTGGCGAGATGGGTGAGGAAGTAGTAGTAGTTAGTTGCGTACTTCTTGCCGAGTTCGGTCGGAGAATCAGGAGTTCCCATCTTGGATTCCTGTTCGTGGAGATACTGGCACACAGACTGTCCGAGCTGTACTGCCTCAATCTTGGACTTCTTGCAGAGGCTTTCTACCTTCTTGCCGAACTCCTTTTCAAAGTCCTTGGATTCCATAAGAGCCTTAGCATCCATACCAGTACCATGCTGAGCATAGTAGGTCTTGAACTTGGCAGCGATTGCCTGACCCACATAACCGGCACAGGATTCCTGGAGAATACCGAGACCCTTGTTGCCTTCAAACAAACCCTTTTCTGTTGCCATATCAAGGAAGTTTGCGAAATGAACCCAGGTACGGCGGGATGGGAGAATACCATCAAAGCTCTTACCGGCCGTCTTGCTAGCCTGGGCATTGGAATACGGGTCAAGGTCACCGGAGTACTGGGAGATGTAACCCGTGACAACGCGGTTCACACCAGCTTCAGTTGCCCAGTCAAGCCATTCCTGAACAGTCGGAGTGAAATTGTACACAACGAAACGGTCCATCTTTGCCGGGTCAAATTCTTCAACATCATAGTTACCATCGTCACCCGGATTGATGGCACAAATGACGTGTGAACCCGGAGCAAGCTTGAAGTTCAAAATCTTGTGGTCAAGGCCCAGCTGCATCATAGCATTGGTGACGAGGGTAGTACCACGGTTGATTTCATCCAGGAACAGAGTTACCGGGAGCGGATTGCCGTGTTCGTCCTTCTTATACCAATATGGCGGAACGAATTCGGTTTCACCAGTTTCGGAATTGATGCGAGGAAGACCAATAAGGTCACCGACATCGGAAATCTGGGAGGCCTGGAATTCAATACAGTCCTGATGCCAAACATTCTTTGCGAGCCAGCGAATGACTTCGGTCTTACCGATGCCGTGCGGGCCCTTCAACATCACGGTGTGAGAGTTAGGAGTTGCTGCGAGAACCATCTTGAGAGTCTGAATATCCATAATTTATCTTTTTTCCTTTTTGTTTTATGGTGATTGTTTCAGTTAGTTAAAAATTACAAGTTAAAATATAGTTTCTGTTTTTTGCCTTGTCAATGGTAGGTTTTGTAAAATGATTTTTACATTTTAGAAATCTTCCATCAACGCAGCGAGACGTTTCTTTTGGAAATGTGCCTTGTATTCCTTACACAGTTCACCCAAATGTTCACACAACATTTCATCTGTGTAAGTCCACGCCGGAACACATCCATTGAAGACGAAATCCTTATTTCCCAGGCTATCCTGCATATCTTCTACAGTTTCCAAACACGCATAAACGCATTCATCAATCATAGACAGAATGTAGCCTGAATTGTTCAGGAAACTTTCTTCATTGACATAAGCCATGACCGGTTCGTGCTTCATCCGTTCAGGGTCATTCAAAATCGCCTGGGAGTTCTGGTCTACATAAAGACCCAGGAGCATTACAATTTTGTTAAACCTTTCAATACCTTCTGTTACCATTGAAACCTCTTGTTGTTCGTTTCGTATTATAATATAGTAAAAGAAAAACGGCTTGTCAATGGACAAACCGCTTAAATTGTGTAAAAAGATGTTTACAATTAGTAATCTTCGTCTGAGTCACTCAAACCTATACCACACGCTTCATCCCATCCTTCCTTTTCAATAATGTCCTGGACAGTATCTGCGTCAATATACATTAGTAACTGCTCTACAACTTCAGCTGCGTCTAAGGCACCATCTTGTGCGGCAGTTAAGAGTTTTTCCTTTATATCTTCCATTTATAATCTCCTTTATTAAAAATCGTTTGCGATGTTTGCTTGTTTACAGAAACTTTGTTTGTATTTCTTTTTTATATCTTTGATTTCACCATTTATTCTTTCTATATCCGCTATTCGTTGTTTGTACTGATCCGTCCAATTTCTTAAATCCTGAGAATTTTGTAATGATTTACATATTTTCAAATAAGTTAATAGTTCTGTATAAGCCTTTTCTAAATCATCTACTGTATATATAGGAACTGGTTCACTACTCCATCTTCTGAAAAATTGAGGTGGAATCTTTCCTTTTTCCAAAAACAAATCTACATCGTAATTACTTATATTACTTAAATCTGCTGGCTTATAATAGAATACCGGGGCTTTAACTGTTTTTCGCCCATTCATAGTCCAAACATATCTTTCAAAATTCATTAAAGAACTTCCATCGTGTTTGTATGAATCACCAGAAAATTCAAAGACATCCCACTTTGGTCTGCGCTCAAAGTACTGTTTTGTTTCTGGGATTTGGGCAAATCGTATACTGTTAAACCCCATTGTTATTTCGTGCTTCGCACACCATTCTTTTATTTCTTTCCATATCATTTTTAAAAATCCTCATTTAATTTGTTTAATTTAGTAAATTTCCTTAAACCTTCCAATACACTAAAAATCGCTTTGAATACGATTTAGTTTCATTTCATACTTCTTCTGCTTGATTTCTTTTTCCAATTCTAGCCACTTTAAGTGCAATTGTCCGACTTTGTAAATTAAGGTATTATCATCGCATAATTCCATCCTAAATGTAGTATTTTCCCATATAAGTTCATAACTTTCTAATTCCAAAGTATTCTTATCCCTATGTTCTAACCAATGCCATTCGTACTTTTCACGGACATTCAATAAACACTTATTCATCCCATAACTTACTACCCACTGCGTACCTTCCCCAAATCGCAGATATCGCATACCACCTCTATCCCTAGTTTCTACCATATTGAACTTTTCTTTCAATAAGTCCATTACTTCATCCTGCGACATTATCATACTTTAACTCCAATTTCGTTACTTCATCGTGTATAATACCAATAGGATAATAACTGTCCGAATGATCAGTATAACACTCAAATATAGTCTTATGCTTACACTTAACCTTCAAATGAATCTTATATATCTTCTTATCAACCCACGAATCTTTTACTTCTTTTTCAATCCTTTGATTTTCTGTATAACTGCAATTTAAGTCAAATGCTTCTAGATTCTTCGTCAAGCACAGTTCTTTATTTTTAATTTGATATAACCCGGCATAACTACGATAACCATCGTCCTTATCTACAAAACAAATCCAATTATAATATAAATCCTTGTTCTTCATTGTAACAAAGTAAACTTGTTCACACCATCCTTCACTATATCCTTTATGATAAGAACAATCTTTTACTTCATTTCCCCTTTCATTATATACTTTAATCGTACTTTCTTCAAATTCATTACTTATTGTTTGTAACTTATGTAACATCGCCAATACTTTCTTGGCTCTGTCTAAATCAGTCCTTTCTATCCCTATTAACTTCATTTTAAAAATCTTCCTTAATCTTGTCAATTTTCTTTTGTTCTTGCCACTTTTTACTCTTTTCTATATCCTTATTAAAATGCTCAATAACCTGCTCCATCTTCCATAAATCACATCTGTATTCCTTTCGCTTTTCCTTCCCACCAATCCTTGCTATATAATAAAAACTCTTCGTATCATTATGATAATATAACCTTATAAACGTGTCACTCATTTCACAGTCACCAAATAATAACGGCAAATCCCCATAATATACCATTTCATAGAAAAAATCGTCTTCTACATGGTGCTTCAATATAGGGCACTTTTCTAGCAATTCACTGATTACTTCATCTTTTTTATATCGCTTTAGTATCTTCATATCCATAATATAATAACTTTTCCAGGTTTTTCCAATATATACCGCGTTTTCAAAAAATTTTTTATTTTAAGTATAAACTTCACATAAAGTGGGTCAAACAAAAGTCTCGGTAGGTATGCCACATTATGAAGTACTTTCCGGTCGCAGATTTCACAAATAAATACCATAGGAAGTATTGGACAGTTTAGAAATCATCCTTTATCTTTTTTAATTTAATATATTCCTTCATTCGTTTAATCTCATTAGAAATAAACCCACATAAATCTTCTATATCTTTAGATGTAGGGGATAAATTTATTAGATACTCATTGTACTTACTAATTATATTATTATTTTTATCAATACAAGCTATACCTGTATATCCATAATAAGGTAAATTTTGAACATACTCTAAATGATGTGGATAAAGTAATCTATCTTTATCATAGAATATAAGAACACATTGGCCTTCGTCTTTAAAGTAATACTGAGCATACAGATAAATTGAATAATTAGAAGGATGGTCAATGATAGCTTCTTTAGGGAAGTGAAGGTATAGGGCTTCTTTTACTCTATAATAGTTTTTAATTTGAGTTCTTTTGGTATTAGATTTAGTCATTGAAGTCCTCGGAAAGTTTAGATAAGCGTTTATTTTGTATAGATTCTTTGTATCGTTTAACTGCCTCTGTATAGTTGAATTTGAGTTGTTTTAGTTTAGTTCTTATTTCTTCAATAGAAAAGACAACATCGGCAGAGAAGTAGCACCATTCAAATTTATCCTGTTTAGTGAAAACGTATATATCGTGAGCAACATACCAAGCCGTAGAATCGTGCCAGATTAGATGAGTATTATAGGACACATTCTTTTGGGCTATATCTATGAAATCATACTCTAAAATTTTAGGAGTATTGACTTTCACATATAGGCCGAGTTCTTTTAAGAGAGAAGGTGGAAGTTCATTGAAAGGTAGCATTTTTAGAAGTCCTTTTCTATATTAGAAAGTTTCTGTTCTATTTTATATGTTTTATAGAGAGAGATGGCAGCATTGTATTCTTTTTGCATCTCAGCAAAGTACTGTTCATACTCTTCAGGATAGATTCTTTCCCAACCTGCATACTCTATACAAGTTTCTGTCGCAAAGATATGAGTCGCGGCAAAGACATTATAAGGTGCAATCTTACTAAATGCGAACAAATTACCAACAATAGGATAGTGACAAGGGTTTTTGAAATTATAATAGTTTTTAAGAGCGAGCTGTTCTAAATCGTATTCTCTAATGTAATCTTCTAAAGTTTTCATTGAAAGTCCTGTTTGATTTTGAGTTCTCTTAATTTGTTTTGAATTTCTTTAATTTGTTTAAGATACTTATAACATTCTTTTTTGAATAGAGCGAGAGAAGGTGCTTTAATCTTACGAAAAGACTCTATGAGAACGGCAGTTTCATCACTATCTTTTTCCATAGGTCGTATTCTTCCATTACTATCTAATTCTAGTTTGTATGGAATAAAGAGAAATTCATTATCATACTGTAAGATAGTATAACTACACCGCGGGCCAAAAAGAATCTGGCCATTTAATTCAAAATACCCTTGATATTCTTTTAGTGCATCAGAATGGAAAATTTCTTTAGCTGCATTAAAATAATCTTCATAAGTGTGTTTCATACAAAATCCTTTTGCATTTTCATAAGTTTTCGGTGTGTTATTCTTTCTTTGCCTTCTTTGATTCTTTTCTTTATAGAGGTTCTCAAATGATAGAGATGGTTTCTTACTTCGTTCTCTGTTTGGAAATTTATAGAGCCAGCATAACCCCACCAAAAATGAGTGTCATCGTTATTCATATAGATTTGCTTTGCCATTCCAAAACTGCCATTCTCATAGAACCACAGTAAATGCCCAGAGTCTGGAGTGAAGTCTCTAAATCCATATTCAAGTCGGTCTGTATCTGTATCATAGTTTATTTTGACTAAATTTAATTCGTCTATGAGAGATTGAGAGAGCTGTGCTATCATTAGAAGTCCTTTTTCATATTAGCAAGTTTCTTATTTACAAGTTTTTCTTTTTCACATTTCTTATAGAATTGAAGGAGATTAAATTGTGCTTCTGCCCATTGAGAGAGAATTTGGAAATTGAATTTATCTGTATCTTCTACTTTATAACTAGCAGTATTACAAGAGAAGGAGTGTTTCCCTGTCGGAAGGAAAGAATACACCATAGTATCATACTCAATAGAGAGATAGCCAGTTCTAACATTACCTGAGACATAGACTGAACTAATCTTCTCCTCACCAAAATTTAAACAAGAAAAACAATAGAAATCGTCATTACATCTTCTTTTAAGAGAACTACTGTAATTGTAATCATACTTTGTTAGAGTATCTTTTATTTTGTCCAAAAAGGTTCGGAGTTCAGTGTATTCGTCTTTTTTCATTCAAAATCCTTTGATATATCATTTAGTTTATTCTTAATCTTATATGACTTAATCTTATGTTCAAAATCTATAATCATCTCATTATAGTCAGATTCTGTAATGTTGTCAATGGTTTCTTTGGAAGAAACTTTTATAACATAATTATATTCTGGCGTATTGAATGGACCTATATCCTTATAGATTATACTTCTATCTTCTAATTCGTGGTCAGTGTCATGATAGAATGCACAGGCTTTTTCTGTTTCAGCTAATTTTGGGTTGTATTCGGAAAAAGTTAGTCCTACATAGAAATTCTTTTTGTAATATGAATACTTTTTAGGATTCCAAGCCAAATATCCGTTTCTCCAATGATTTATAGCACTTTCATAAGATGTAGATTTCATTCAAAATCTTCCTTCATTTTATTCAGTTTCAAGTATTCTTTCATTCGTAAAATTTCACTGGAAACTATATCACAGATGCGATTATATTCCTTTTCTGTATTGAATTTAGCCACAGAGTAATCACGCAAATCCAGTACACGTTTACCATTATTAGATGGAGAAATTCGGTTGTTAGTTTTGTCATAATAGAGATTTTCCGCATAAAGTATGTTTTTGTTCTCTTTGACAATTAGAACATAGGGACACAGTTCATAAGTGAAAATTTTACTACCGTCCAAAAATGCAGATTTGGCACCGTCATTGATGTAAAGAACCTTTTCAGGAAATCTTTTTAAAAGAACACTTTTAAGCAGTTCAAATACTTGTTTATCAGTCATTAAAAATCTTCCTCCATTTTCTGTAAACGGCGGTCAATTTTATCTATCTTTCGGTCATATTCAGTTTGTTGTTTAGCCAATACTGCACTACGAAGATTTGTTTTCGCAATCGTATCAGTAAGACCAGTCGCCTGAGCATATCGCTGAGCGGCTCTCTTGGATAAAAATGTTCTGCGACTGATCCAACTCATTTTCTTTCCTTTATTAGAAATCGTCATTGACCTTGTCAAGCTTGGTAATGCGAGCAATCTGCTGGATAATCATATCTTCGTAATTCTTACGAGCTTCTTTCCATTCCTTATCTCGCTTGTTGTACTGTTTCATTGTGGCCTTGAACGGTTTACCATTAGTCTTAATGTAAGCCAACACATCAGCACACATCTTACCCTGAGCAACCACACGCGGCAGATATGCTTCAAACTTATCAAACCAGGCGTTAATTGCTTCAGGAGTGGTGAGAATCCTGACATCATTGCTGGCGTAACGGTCTTCAAAATAGTTCAATTCGTTGTCTCGGAACAAACGATAGGACAGCGGAACCTTAATGTAGGTAGACGAGGCCTTAATGTTGCCTTCGTACATAAATTCAGTTTCCACATTATCCAAATCGCAAGCAATCATACACGGACGCTTTGGGTCAAGTGATAGACCGAGAATAAGTTCACCAGTGAACCAACCATCACGGGCATAACAGTACTGCTTTCGCATATTCGGAAGTGTTTCCATTCGCAAGCCCTGATAGGTGATGAAATTGCCATTCCAGTCCGGTTCTGTCTTTAGATTTTCAAGCGACAAATTGAGTTTAGACAAACGATCTGTGACTAGCTGCTCAACATCCTGAGCAGACATGTTGTATGTAAAACCCTGCTTTTGCTTGTTGTGTAAATTGAGAGTAATCGGTCCATTACCCATATTACCAGCCATCTGTTGATAGAACTGTTGTGCCATTTGCATAATTGAATTTGGAGTAGGTCCATTTGCCATAGTTATTTTTTCCTTTTAGTTTATTGTTAATTTTTCTTCTCAGCTAACAGAAACACATTTATGACGTGTAGAATTAGTGAGAGTGTCATAAGTAATGCGAAGAAAAACCAATTAACCCCGTCCATTTTGTCAAATCCACGGGCAATAGGATAGAACACAAGCATTACAATCATTACAGTTGATGCTAAAGTTTCAATAATCAAATTAGGCTTGAAAATTCGCATACAAATTGAGATAGCTGCGCAAGCAATTAGAATAGCCAAATCCAAAGTCATTTTAGCCCTCCCTCTTCACAACATCTTCAAATGTTTTGCACTGTTCAAGCGGAACAATCGGATCACCACAAACAGGGCAACGGGTAATCGGAAAGCTCATTTCCGGTCGGCCTGAGTCATCCAAAATTTCCACAGTGCATTTAGTCAAATCACTGGTGATAGAGCAGGTGTGGTTATTATCAGCCCAATGACAAGTAAATTGAATTGGGTGCTTTGTAGAAATAGTATTGAGTTTTTCACAGAATTTGCACATATTACTTACCTTCTTTTTCTGCGTTCTTAATTTCTTCGTCAATTTCGGATTCGTCTGCCCAACCCTTGAGAACACGAACCATAGAAGTTACAATGTTGTCAATTTCAATGAAACCCTTGGTTTCAGGTTCCCAACCTTCGCAAGAGAACGATGCAGTCTTCAATCCGTCAGTGTTTTCCGGGAACCATTCGCATTCGTTGAACTTGGAGCAGCGACCACAGGTTGATACACATTCACGCCAGCCATCACGAAAATGACGTTTTCCCTTGTACTGGGTTGCGGTGAATGTAAGTTCTTCACCATTGATGGTAGCAGTGCGAGTGATAGATTTAATTGCCTTCATAGCCATAGTTGTACCTCTTGTTTTAGTTTCTAAGTATAAAATAGAAAAAATTTAGCGGTTTGTCAATAAGAAAATCACCAAATTATGTAAAATTATGTTTACAATAAAAATTAACGCAGTTTGTCAATAAACAAACTGCGAAATTGTGTTAATTTTTGTTTACAATCTATGCGAACACTGCGTCTTCATCTCCATTAGTGCTGTCTAATTCGCAATCGTGATTATTAGAGAACTTAACTCCGAGTGTAGTGTAAACCTGGTCGCCATAATCATACACGTCCGAACAAGCATATAATGTTGCGTTGTATTTTTTCAATAAATCGGAAAGTTCATTTTTAAATTCAGTTTCATATTTAGTTTGTCTATCTTTCTCAATTTTCTTTAGTCTATCATTGGTTACAGTTTCAAAAAATCTCTTAATTTCGTCATCAAAGTTAGTTTTACCTTCAAACGGACAAGAAGGTTTATTCAACCAAGTTTTAATTGCTGAAGGACTTCCTTTATATTGTAAATGATATGGAATGTATTTTTTAGTTAAATCTGTATTTGTATCATAAAAGCTTGAATAATTTGATTTAGTACAAGCATCCAAAGATACTGAATCTTTTACAAATTTATCTTTTTTGAGTGAACCCCATACAGACAATACAAGATAAACACTTTTATCTTCTTTTAAATGACCGATAAGGAATTGTTCATAAACTCTATTTCCATCGTCAGTGTAACGCCATTCATTGAGAGTAAAGTTATGTTGTTTTAAAATTTCTTGTGCTTCATCTAATCTCATTTTATTTGCTCTCATAATCTAATGCTGCCATTTCTTCATAATCAGGTTTATCACTATGATGAAGGTAAGTTCTCTTGCTTCCCATGTAATTATCATAATCCCAATTTATGTCTTCAATAAATGCAGCAACATTTTTGAATGTTCCACCGCCATCACCTTTAGGGGTTTGATATGATACTTGAAGTTTTTTAGATGGCTTTTCATCTTCATCTGGATAATACAGCGACCATCCAATTACATAGTCCTTTTTGCCTTTTCCCGGCTTCTTAAACATAAAGAACTTTTCAGTAGCGAAATCACCAATTCCTTTATTGTCGCCCATCTTTGCACCAATATATTTCCAACCTGTTTTCTTTAGTCCTTCAAAGATAGCAGCAATAGTTTTATTATTTTCTGGTGAACCGGCGAAGCTCTTTGCTCTTGTAATCTTTTGCTGAAGATTGCGTCCTTCTTCACCCCAAAGTGTATGGTCATATTTTACTGGTTCTTCACCATAGTATCTTTTATAATCGTCTTTTGCATCATAATAGTCTTTACCGTGATTGCCTTTCTTCCAAAGCTTCTCAAAGTCTTTATCAAATGTTGAGTTGTGACGATGTGTCCACTTACGGCGCTGAGTTTGAGTCATGCCAGCAGGTAAATCAGCATCATCCCATTCATCTGTATCTTCAACAAGAAACCCTGCTTTTTTCAAAATTTCTTTTGCTTCTTTTAATTCCATTTTAATACCCAAAACAATCCTGCCATTCTTTATTTACATCTTCCGTAAATTTTTCCAATTCGGGAGTCATTTCTGCTTCTAGTTTATCTTCCCACCAATCTTTGACTTTTTTGATTTTTACATTTTTCTCAAAGTCTTTAAACACTAATTGAGCATTACCAAAATTAAATGTAACAAGTAATGTATCAGTGTTAGGGTCCCATTTATAGTAAGTATCTATGTCATATTCTCGCATAGCAGTACCAATAAATTCGTTTTCTTTATCCCCAGGTTTAAATTCTTCATCTTGAAATACTGCATTGATGATTTCACCAATTTCATATTTCCTTCTTGACTCTACAAGATACCCGTGTAATTGTAATTTAGCAATAGCTTCATCTATATTCATTATCATATTTTACTCCTTATGAAATGGAACAGACTTCGTCATCTGCTTCACCATTCAAAAGGTCTGCAATTTCTTCATCAGATAGTCCTAAGGCTTTAAGTTTATTGACATCCCATTTCTTACTGGTTTTTTCATTTAGCCAAGTCTTGAAGTCTTGTTCCGTACTTTCTGTTTTTGTTTGTGTTTCTTCTTTTCTTATTGTTTTGATTTCGCCCACTTTCTTTAGTGGTTTAAAAGCATGTGTATGAGTCATTTGTTTAAATTGTTGTTTACCCATAAGGTATGGTTCCTTATCTATATCGTTAATAGGGAATAATGCTAATGCTTGTGGTGCATCAATTTTAGCTGCACTAATTTTATTTGTTGCTCCATTCAAGCAGTTAATACCGTGCTGTCTAGCTTCATATTGTAATTTATAATCGTTACCGGCGTATTCAAATACACCTTCTTTACAAATACTCATTAGTTTTTCAAAGTCTGTTCTGTTCATTATACAATAAGTATAATTCTTCTTTATATTACCAAAGATTCTGACATATTCATAATATGATTCAACAATGAAAGCATCTTTTAATTTGTTAATGAGAGCCATTTTATCTTGCTCAGCATCTTTGCTTATATACTCATTTCTAGTAATGCCTAATTCTTTGAACTTCTTATTCAATTCTTTGGCTTTCTTTAACCAGATACCATTGTGACAAGTAGCATCTGAACAGTCTAATATAGAAAGCCATTTTCTTCTTTTACCACGGCAAAAATACTGATATGCTTCATACCAAGCTTCTTCAGCTAATCCATTATCGTAACAGTGAACATAATAGTGAAGCATTTCGTGAACAAGTGTATTTCTAAATTCGGCTAATGAAACATTACAGTTAGGGTTAATTAAAATTGCTGAAGGTTCAAACTTTTGAGCACTGAAATTAACTGAGTAACTAAATTTACCCATACAATCTTTTAATGGTTCTATTCTGACAGGTAGTTTATCTAGTTTGTTATCAAAATACTTAGCATTGAATTTGTCAAAAGCCTGATTAACGAATTCATTTGTTAATTCTATCTTTTGGTAATCGCTTGAATCTACTTCAACTTCGGCAGGCTTTTCATTTTGCACAGGAGTTTCGTTTTTTGGTTCTCTATGTTTGATTACAGTAGTATCTTCACCTCTATCCATAAAGGCAGTTACAGTATCCATCAAAGAACTAATTTTATTTCTGGCTCTATCGTCTAAAGGAAATTCCTTGTAGATTAAAGACAACTGAGAATAAACTCTTTCAGAGTTCTTTTTGGACTTCTTCCAGGAGTTATATGCGTGTATTGCTTTCCAGTAGTAGTCCATCTGTTCAGGAGACAAATCATCTGCTAATTTTTCAAATAAAAAATGCTCAAATTCCATTGGAAACCTCTTAATCTATTTATAAATATAGTATGAATTTATACGAAGCCGCAGATATATTACATAAAAATGGATTTTTAATGGAATCATCCATTAAAGGTGATTTCGCAAAAGGTGAAAAAGGCGGTGAACCCTATTTTGATTTACCTAATGATTATACTTATGATGATGCTAAAAGATACTTTATGGAAGCAATTTATGGTAAATTAGATGATGAAGATATACAAATTTATTGGGATAATTATTTGAGAAAATCCCGAATAAAACAATTTGAAACAACATATAATCAGTTTGAAGATTACAAAAATAACACTAAACAAATTAAACTATATCGTGGATTGGTTCTAAATCGTGATAAAGAAGTAGATTTAGATAAAGCTGGTGAATGTTGGTCTTTTAATAAAAATGTTGCTGTAAAATGGGTAGATGGTATTTGGGATAATATGGTATTTAATCATATTGTAAATAGAGCTGAACTTGAAGACTGTAAGAAGGTTATTTTAACTGCTACAACAACATTAGATAATTGCCGTTTACCATATTCTATATGGCTTGCAGGACGATTTGAAAGACCAGAATGGGAAGTTCGTGTAAAAGACGAATCAAAAGTTAAGATTATTAATTCAAAAGAAATAGAATAATGACTGATTTCGCTAGTGAATTTAAAAAGATTTTCAGTAATAGTTGCCCACCACAGACAGACTGGAACCAACCTAGATACTTTGATTCCTTAAACAATGACTGTTATGGCAGTGAGGCAGCTTTAATGGCAAGTTTAACGAGCGAAGCTTATAACAAATATGGTTTATCTGTTTATTACTTTGTCAAAGAACACGATACAAAGTTTGACCCATTACTTGGAGAAGACCAATTAGAAAACATTAAAAGAAGATTTGCTTTACAAGTTTATGCTGAGAATGTTCCACAATTACAGAAACAGTACCAATTACAAGGAATGATTTATACCGAAATTGTGGAAGTTCAATGTACAATTCAACATTTCGCTGAAGCTTCTCGTTACGATTGGAAAACAGAAAACCCAACCGCATACGATTCTATTGTTCCAAAGATAGGCGACTTAATGTATTTCAAATACTCTGATTTGTATTATGAAGTATTGAATGTAAAACAATTTGCAGAAGGCACAACATTCTTAAGTACACCAATTACATACAAATTTAGTTTGAGAGTTTGGAGAAATTCTCACGAAAATGTGGATGAGTTGAATGTAAACGATGATAATATGGAACATTTGAGAAGTTATGTTGAACTTGGCGAAACTTTCAATGTTGAACACGATATGGAAGAACATACTGCGGCAAATAAGTTAAATCCTAATGCCGGTATGCAGGAGATACATAAGGACTACGTTCCTGACCAGACTAGCGTTGTTAAGGCCAAGGGAGACATACTGGCTATAAACGATAATCTCCAGGAAAAGGAGCAAGCACAGGCCGTTTATGACCCAAATACTGACGAGTCTAAAAAAGATTTGCCACGAATTGACCCCTTTGACGGATGGTAATTATAAATAATAGACAAAATAAATGTGAGGTGAAATTATGATAGAGAAAAAATGTAAAATCTGCGGTAACTTCTTTCATTCAAGAAAGATAGCAATGCATTATTGGAATATCCACCATAAGAAATATGGCGAATATAAAGATAATGAAGAAACGAGAGAAGTTCCTGACCCAGTTGGAGAAGAAGATGAGAAGAAAACCAGTAAGAAAACCAAAACCAGTTCCATCACAGGAACCACAGAAGTAGAAATACAAACAACCCCGATAGAAACAGAAACAGTTCAAGAAGGTATTGTAAAAGTACCTGAAACAGAGCAAATCCCTTCGCCTGAATTATGGAAAGAAACAGCCCACTTGTTTGATGGGCCTGTTACTAATGAAGCAAGTAATGTTTTAAGAAAAACAGAAAAAGCAAATCCATTTGATAATGGCGAAACTATAAACGAATGGTGTAATTAAATATGAAAATTTTAACTCCCACAGGTTATCAAAATTATCAAAAGATTATTAAGAAGAAAGCTGAATGTATTAAGCTTGTTTTTGACGATACAAGCATAAATTGTAGTTTAGACCACCGATTTGACAATGACGGTGTAGAAATTCCCGCAAACAAACTAAAAGTAGGTGATACTTTGTGCGGAAAGGTAATCAAAAAGATAGTTCCTTTGGGTGTTAAAGATGTTTATTCACCACTTATGGTAGAAGGTGGACACAAATACTTATCAAATGGTTTAATAAACTATAACTGTTCATTTGAAGGTTCTTCACCTACACTTATTGAAGGTGATATAATAAAGACTTGGATTGGTATTGAACCAAAACGCACAGATTATGGTTATCACATGAAAGTATTTGAAGATCCAATGCCAGGTGTTACTTATGTAATGGGTGTGGATAGTTCAACTGGTGTAGGACAAGACGATTGTGCGTTCCAAGTACTTAAAATTGTGAATAAAGAATTATATGAACAGGTTGCAGTGTATAAAAACAACAAAATTAAACCATACGAATATGCCGCAGTGGTTGCCGAAGCAAGTGAACGATACAATAACTGTCTAATGGTTGTTGAAAACAATGACTGTGGACGTTTCGTTACTGAAGAACTTTGGTATAACATTGGATGTGGTAACATATTGAATACAGACGGCAAAGGTATTGGTACAAGAGCAACACCTGCATCTAAACTTGAGGCCTGTATAATGCTTCGTGACGTAGCAAACGCAAAGAAACTTATTATTCACGATTCAGAAACGATTTATCAGTTGAGTAGATTTGAACAAATCTCTCCAAACCACTTTAGAGGTGCTAAAGGTTGTCACGATGACCTTGTATCTAGTTTGTATTGGGCAATTTATTGTTTGAAACAACCTCAATTTGATTTAGATGCTGTACAGAACGCAGCAGTTGCTAAAAATGTTCAAGACGATTACGCTCCTCCACCTTGTTTATTTGATGAGTCATCAGACAATAGTGATTTTTGGAAGAGTTTTAATTAAATGAGCTTTGCTAATAAAATAATACCTAGATTAGGACAACCGGCTGATGATAGTGAATGGTATGTCAAGGCGATGTATCAGTCTTTAAACGAATATATGACTGATATTGAAATTGCTATGGCAAGACCACAATTCACTGTAGCCGGTATTACTACAGTTCCTGGTTCTCCACCTATTCCAACACCTGTAACGGCTCCTGTCGGTCAGGTTTCAAACAAGCATATACAATTAACATATCCTGAAGTAAAAGCAGCTATGTTTTGTGGAAATGGAGCATTGACTTTTCCTAATTTGTTTAAACTATTTGCTTCCAAACTAATGCTTAATTTCACAAATGCTTATTCTTCTGCGATAGTTAGTGGAATAACCGCATTTACATTTGATGCTATAACACCTTTCACAACAATGGGAACTGCATTTATGACAGAAATTACTGGCATTGGTGCAGCAGGTGGAATGACACCTGAAATCTTCCATAATTCATTGAGTAAATACTTGGATTTAGCATTTAAATCTATCATTCCAGTAACAATGCCCTTTGTAGGTATGGGTTTAGTTCCATCTGGTCCGTTTACTGGTACGATTGTAATAGCATTTCAACAGGTAGCATTAGTATGATAGCACAGACATATAATAATTATTGGAAACTTGATTTGAAAGAATTACCAACAATGGGTAAGTTATATCCTGAAGGTACAGTAATCAAGATTAGACCTTTAAATGTTCAAGAAATAAAATACTTGGCAACAATTTGTGAAGAAAATGCTACTGATATCATTAACGAGATACTTGAAAAATGTGTATTATTGAAAAACATTGAATTTGAAGATATATTTTTAGGCGACAGAACTTATTTGGCATTTTGGGTTCGTATCAACAGTTTCACAAAGAATTCTGGTTATGATATAAACATTAAGGAATGTGATAAGTGTAAGAATCCTTATACAACCAACATAAAACTAACAGATTTTGAAGAAAAATATATCACTGAAGACCCACAGGAAATAGATTTACCTGATGCTGGTATTACATTGAAATTAAAATACCCAACAATTAGGGATTTAGAAGTCAAATGCGAAGATAAAGAAGTAGAAAAATTTATTCGTCATATTGACGTCGCCGACAAGAATGTTGTTATATTGGAACAATTCATTAGAGGACTAAGTGCCCTTGATTATTCCATAATGAAAAACACAATAGATAAAATGGAAATCGGATTTAGTAATCAGGTAACCATTTATTGTCCTTTATGTGGTCAGCCACACACTTACACGATTGAATATACTGATATGGGATTGTTAGGTAGTGTAAACATATTTGAAATTCTTGAAATGACCTTGAGAATAGCCAAGTCAATGAATTATCAGATTATGGACGATATGCCTTGGATGGAAGTAGAAATCTTACAGGAAGCTGCTAATAAGATTGACGAAGAAGAAAGAAAGCAGATGGAAAAAGACAATGGTAAGATTACTATGAACCGAAATAATATATAAGTTCTCAAAAATAAAATTTTTCCGACAGTTTAAAGTTATTTAACTATATTTAATCATAGTTAAAACAAATTAAATAGACTCTGATAACTATGCGTAAGGACTGTAACAAGGAGGCTAAATAGAAAGGAAAATTTATTATGGCAAAACAAGACGATGAAAAGAAGTATTATGTAGATAACGCACGATTGAGAGAAGTAATCATTGAGTATAATCGTATGAACATTGACGATAATCGGTGATTGGTGTGCTTCGTATCTCCAGCGTTTGGAAAACAAGTTTTTAAAGCAGAAAATCACAGAAGAAAAGTACAATTCTGCCAAACAGTTTATCATTAACAAGTCTAGACAAATTAACAACCTTCACGAATCATACAATAATATGAGTCCTGAAGAAAAGCGTAAATTTAGACTTAATTTGGATAAACTAAAGAATGAAATGTGCGAATACTTCCTAAAGATTATTAACGGTCGTATTAACTCATTTAGACTTCGTTCATCAGGTGCTTTAAAGAACCACGAGGACATTAACGATATAGTCCAAGACGCATTTATCGCAGTAATGACATATATCAACCGTTACAATGATGAGAGAGCAACTTCTGCTTTCGCTTATGTAACACAGCTCGCAACAAATAGCATTTTGTTCTCATTGAATGAAATTAAGGAACGTGAACAGAAAATGGTTACTGGACTTGATTTCTACGATAACTTGAATACTATTGATGACCCTCATAGTATGGATGGCTTGAATAAGTTTGTGGAGTAATTATGGGCGGTTGGGATTTACAATGTGAAGGTTATTCTACTGCTAGGTATTTGTGGGAACATTATCCTGAGTTACACGATTTTCTTAAACCAATAGTAGAAGCAAATAAATGTACAAGGATTTATCCCTGTTATTTAAAAGTTGGTGATGAAAATGGTAACGAGTATTATGTGCTGCGATTTATGGGCAAAGGTAAAATGCCCGTATACTACACTACTGATAGAAACAAAAAGTTAGTTACTATTGTTGCTGTGACGAGAAAAGTACCTGTAGAAGAATTAGATTTAAACGAATTATACGAACATAGGGAATTACAATGAAAGAAATTGAAGTAGAAGTTACTTTGTTAGAAATCAAGAATTTGTATGAGTATTTCTTTGCTGCATACAGACAACCTGGTTTGAGTCTTGAATGGAGTAAGGTCACAGTAAAGAATGTGAAATACTTGGAAACCCCATATAAACAAATTAGTCAGGGTGTTTACAATGAAGAAAATGACCCAAAATTCTTTGAGTTCAGTGAGAAATACCAAAAACTAATTAAGAAGTATGCGGACCGAGATGACCAAGGAAACATTATTTACGAAAATAATGACCCGGTCATTACAGAAATGATTGTAGAATTTGAGAAGGGTAAAAACGAACTAGAAACTGAATACAAAGACTTGTTAGACAAATTACATAACAAGAATGAAATTAACAACAAATTCTTAAATCAAAAGGTTAAGATAAAGATAATGGTGCCGAACCTTGAGAGTGATATACCTGGAGCTGTTCCGCCATTTGTTGTAGATGTTGTTACACGATATACAAAGAAAGAGGGTGAATAAACCCTCTTTTTTATTTCCATTCATAAGGAATTTGTGCCAACTCTGCTGCACCAGTGTCAGTGTTTTCACCACACTTATTAAATGTAGAATTGTGGTTTGTTGGTGGATTAGCTTGTGAACTTGCTTGCTGATACAATGCTAAAGCACCTGATTGTACTTCTCTACAAAAACTAAACATACGTTCCATATCTGTTACTTTAGATGTATTAAATAAAGGAATTGTTGTTAGTTCACCATCAAATTCAAACATCGCACGCATAGAAATAACATTAGAAGTATCAAACAAAGGGATGGATAGTAAAGCGGCACAATTATGAAACATACCAAGCATATTAGTAACACTAGAAGTATCAAATACAGTAGAAATAGTTGTAAAGTATTCACAGTTTTTAAACATATATTGCGTATTGGTTATTCCTTTTGAATTAGCACCTAAAACCTCTACAAGGTTCATAGACCAATAAAATAAATTTTCAAAACTTGAACCACTCTTATAAACATCATACACATCAGTAGTACCTGGAACTAAAACCGCGGTATCATAAGAAGCATGTGTAGCTTTGCTCATATCTTTCAATGGTGCATTTCCATCATTTGTTCTAACTCTAACTGTATTAGCTGGTAAATGCAAAGGATTTAATGGGTCTGGTAAATTTTCCAAGTCAATTACAAAAATTTTATCTGTAAAGCCAGTCATATACTGACCATTCTGTTTAGCACCTACAAATACTAAGTCATTGTCTATTTCATTTTGTCCGTTTGTATTTAAAATTTTATCACTCATACAAACTCCTTATACCTTAACTTGTATGTTACCCAAACAATGCGGTGCTCCACAAATCAAGCACGATGGCAAGTTGTTTACAAGTTGTTTTGCTAAATTGTTTCCCAATGTAATTTGACCTGTAGTTGCTTGTATATCAACATTACCGAAAGCACTAACAGTAGTATTTCCCATTGAGTTAATCGTAACATCGCCACTTACATTTACATTCAATGGTGCTGGACCAGCACTATAAATGCTAGTTTGTATATCTATACTTCCATCTGGGTTAATTCTTGTTACAGCACCTGTGTGGTGAGTGAAAGCAATCTCACCTGTCTTACGATTCATAACAAGATAATCTCTCTGGTCGGTTTGGAACAATACCATTGTCTGTGGATAGTCTTCAGTTCTTAAAAACCAATCCTTTGGGTTATATTTCAAATCTGAATATGAAGCATTAAATGCGACAGAAGTATATACTGGTTTACTATCGTCACCGTTATCAAAGTAACCACGAACAATCGTGTTCAATTCAGGAATAACGAAATTACCTTTAGTTGAAGCCATAGAAGGGATATCTGGGATAGCCCAAGGAATGTTAGTTGTGGCTAAATCGTCATAATAACCATAGATTTTAATCTGACATCTACCTAATTGGTCTGGGTCATTGTTGTTAATGACAATACCAGTCCAGTGGTTGTTATCAGGTGTGTCTTTCTTTGGTACAATTTGGTCAGTAGCAATACTCTGTGTATTACCACCCATCAGTTGTCTAAATTGTTCTATATCATTCATAATCTCACCTATTTCTTTTTAGCCTTTTCTTCTTGTTCTTCCAAAATACCCATTCCATAAGTACCATCTGTAACACATTTGACTTCCATTGTGTAAGACTGGAATGCTTTGAAATGGTGCGATATACCAGCAATAATATAATTACCAGTATGGATTTTATCAACCGCATCTGCAGTAGAGAAATCCATATTTATTTTGTCACCGAGTACAGGGCGACATTTAGCTGTTTGGTATTCCTTTGGAAGTCTATGAACATCAACAGTCATATTTATAAAGTTTTGAAAGAACGAACGTCTAATCATTTCATTATGAACTGGTGCTATATCGTAGTGGTCATGATACTCTTTGAAGTATACGCCAGCGTCAATGTTCTTTGTTAATCTATCTAATTGAGAAGCAGCTTTGTTACTTCTACTTGCGATATACGGGTCATCTTGCTGATAAACGGCTTCTCTAAATTTTCCTATTGTTTTCTTGTCAGCAATTTGTGCGTCCACAATGCTAGTAGGGTCTAGGTTTCCTTGTGATGCCAAATCCTTCAACAATTCAACAACGTCTATATCTTTTGGTGTAATATCCAAATCAAACAAAGACAATGCGTTATAAGGTGTGTAGTAATTAGCACGAACCTTATAACCACCCTGGTTTAGAATAGGGCCAGCTGCGTGTAAGAATTGTACTGAAGTAAATGGGTATTCCAAATCTTCTTTCTGTGTACTAGAACCTTGTAGACTTTCAATATAGTTTTTGACATTGGTAAATGTGCAGAGTTTCTTTTGTTGTGCTATTGTCTTGATAGAAGTATAAATCGTTTCACCATTCAAGTTCGTATAAATTATCGGAGCATCATCTTCGTCAATCCAAGCGTGTTCAACAATCTTCTCAATGAACTGTGCTCTTGTTTTGCGACAATTCAACCACAATCCTTTATCACTACCATCTATTTTCTTTGTTAGTTTCAATGTTGTATCGTCTAAAACTTCTTGAATAGCCTCGTCACTTCTTTTTGTGTTTTGGAATAATAAAGAATCAGGAGTTGTCTTTGGGTATGAAGCAACTTCATTCAAATAACTTTGAGCATCGTAAATGCCAATAATTACATACTGATAGTTGGAACCTTCAATAGTAGGGATACACGATACGTTCTGTATCGTATATACTGAATCAACATAAGGTGTTGGGTCTTCGCCTTCATTCGCAACAATAGGTGTTACGATAAAATAAATTCTATCACCATTCTTTAGGTTGTAACCAGAGAAATATGAACCTTGGTCTTCAATTTCTATACGGATAGTTGGTAACAAACTAAAAATGTTTTCTTCAATTACAATTTCTTTAATGCCTTGTGAAGAAATCAAACGGCCTTCTTTAGGGTCATTTATTCTAATGATATAGCTTTCATAGCTGTTATCATAGGTTTTGGTATTACCGAGCAGGGTGGTTTCATTTGAAATAGACATCTATTACCCCGCTTTTAATGTGAATGTGATACCGCGATTACCTGTTGTCCAGCCATTTACTTTGAAATTGTTTCTGATGATTTCGTATGATTGTTTGAGTGACTTAGGCGCCTCAAATCCGGCAAATACTTTGTCATTTATAGCAAATAAGAAGTTTGCTTTCTGTATTTTTAAGTAAGCATACAAATGGGCAGCTGCTACCAAGTTCAACAAAAGATTTTCTTTTTCGTCTTCAGGAGCATCCACGATTTTTGTATTAAACAATTCAAGCATTTCTTCTGCTAAATGATTACTCTTGTTGTGGTTATTCTGTAACAACAACATAACCTTCTTTCTTTGGTCTTTGTTATCTTCCATTTTCTCTTGAAGGTCTTCAGCACAATCCATAGTGAAATCATTGTAGTCTGGGTTCGTTCCAAATAAGTTATAAATGGAGAACATCAAACTTTTATTCATCTGGTCAAAACCTTTCAAACCACCGATAGCTGAATGAGTACCTTTAACTTCTATTCGGCGCCCTTCATCATTAATCAAGTCACCACTTTCTTGTGAGAAGTTAATGTTCTTAAAACAAGATACAAGGAGAAATTCACCCTTTCCGATAGCAGGTTGTGGGGTAGTTACTTTCAAAGCATCTTCAACATATTCAGGTTTCAAATACGAATCCAACTTAGCTTTCTTTAGGAAGGAAACTAATTTAATTGGACCGAAATTTTGGAATGTGAATTTGTTTGCGTTAAGTTGTTCAAACAAGTCTTCAGGTTTAGCAATTAAATGACGTTCAAGCAAATCTTTATGCTTCTTTGCCATTTCGGAGTGTTTACCAGATTTGTTGTCTGACCAAAAAGACTTTAGGTATTTCTCTAATGCGGAAGTATCTATAAGGTTTCCAACATTAACATTACCTAAACTCTTTAAATTTCCATTTTGGTCTTTTGTATAAATCTCAGGCATACATTATTTATTATAATCAAAATTCAATACACCACCACAGCCATGTGAGCCGTCATCCATATATTCAACTTTAATACAATGCCCTGGTTCAATTATTTTAGTTGTAGTTAATCTACTCTTATCTTGTCCAAGTACTCTGTATGCATTAAATAACAAATCGTGGTCTGGATTTTCATTTACAACATAGAATGTATATAAACTTGTACTATTACCTAATTCGTGTTTAGGTATTGTATAATTGAATTTCTTGAAATATGAAATTATATCATCTATTGTAATATCGTATCTAATTGCTCCACGATATGTAATACCAGATGTAGAATAAACGAATGTTCTAGGTAGATTTGATAATTTTCTATCTATATCATTGAAGTTACTAAAATTATAATTAACCTTTTTATAGTTTTCGTTTATCAAATTATCCAATGATTTGAAGGTCAATTTATATACATCATTAGAACTTCTCTTTAATGGAACGAATAGACCTTTAGTTGTATAAATTGCATTATGTAAGTTATACTTGTTCAATGAAGCAATCAATCTACTAGCACCACCAGTTTTTGTGTATGCGTATTTCTGTGTAACAGGTGTATTACCTCTTACAGCAAACATTCCAGGGAAATGCCAAATAGAAGTTTTCAAAAAGTCTGGGTCTTTATCGTTACAATCGTTATGGACTAACTGATATGAATCCTTTTCAACGGAGAACAAATTAAGTCTTACACAATCATTTGAATAATCTGTTTTAATTGAAGCATATTCAGCAGGTGAATGACCTTTAACAGCATTGTTTGTTTTAATTCTACCATTACCTACAACAACAATCTTATTGAGTGAGAAGTCACCTTCATCAGATGTTAATGTGTTATATGATACATTGTTATCTTGTGTGTGGTTGAAGTAGTATTTGTATAGACCAGCAGAATTAGCAGATGCAGAGAATGAAGTATCGTAATAAGAAGAATATACACCAGAATATACGCTTCCATTATTGACATATTTTGTCAAAGCATTCTGTTCTTCATCACCTGGTTCATCTTTAAAAATCTTAACACCTAAACCTGTTAAGCAATCGTAAGAGTTGTAATTCCCAAATACAACAGAATAGTTGTTATTTATTTGTGGCTTATCAGGGTGTGAATAATAGAAGTAATACTTCTTATTTGTTTTATCGTAACCAATTTGTTCTTTTGTATGATAGAAGTATTCGTTACTTGGATAACGGGTTACAGACAAACCATTAAAACCAATTAATGCTTCGTGACCTAAATTGAAATTTTTATCAAATGTTTCTGTCTCAGCACCATAATTCAAAGTCATTTGAGTTTTAGAAGAATCAAATGAAGTTATTTCTTCTTCCGAATCTTTCTCTATATTATAAATTTGTGTTACAGTAGCAAATAAAGAGTTAGTCTTGTCAAACTCAGGAAGATTTTTAGCTGATGCAACATAATAAGTACTGTTTGTATTATTACCAATGAATGTAACATTACTAGCTGTTACCTTTTGATATTTAATATCAGTACTATAAAGTTTGTCTACACCAATCATTACATTGTTATTGAATACAGTATTTCTATAAGTTGGTTCTGTTTGACCTGGGTCATATTCTTTAGCACCATAATCAAACAAATTATTGTTTGCGTTGATTAAAGTACTGTCACCAAAACAGAAACCTAATGAGTTATTGTTAGACTCAATTAACAAGTTATTACTGTTATTACCACTGAATGAGTTATTACTAGAACGATACAATCCAACATTTTCTACAGGATAGTGTCTTGTTCCTAATGTGTTGTTTTTGTTAATAAATTCAAATGTAGAATAAGTACCATCAGTATATTTACTGTTGTGTGAATCAAACTTGAAGAAACTATTATTAGCTGACACCAAGCTATAATCAAACAAATTAAATCGTTTGACTTTCTTTTTGATACATCTCTTATTTTCTTCGTCAATATCTTCAGGAAGAATATCAACCTGAACATTTCTGTTACCAGTATTTTGGTTTAATGCGAAGAATCTTTTTTGAGCATTGTATTGTAAATTGACAGCATTGGTAATGAACTTGTTGTTTTCTAATTTACCATAAGACCATTGAATGTGTGGCTTAGTAATGTTTTTGTTCGCATTATCTACACCAACAAATACTCTTGGCTTTACATTCCAAGGAACATTTACTTTATTTGTTTTATCTTGTAAAACTAAATCGTATGGTTTTTGAACAACATTTGTATTGCCAGTTTCTGTGTCAAACTGGATAATGTTAATTTCTTCGCTGAAATCGTTATTTCTTGAATCTGGAGTTAGTGTATAGTTATCTACCATTTGGACTGTTGTTAAGTCCTTCATAGTTTCTTTTTCAACAAATTCATTAAATTCAACATCTACAACACAAAGTTCTGTGTTGATTTTATCAGTATCTTTATCAGTGAATGTGACTTTAAATACAATCTTTTTAGACTGATTTTCGTCCAAATTAACATCTTCAATGATAGCGGCCAAATATGACTTACGCATATCAGTATGATATATTGTAGATTCTTGATAAAGCTCACCAATTATAAGGATATTAAAATTTGTTTCAGTTGTTTGACTTTTGTTTACTTCAAGTTCATATTTACCAAATCTAAAAGCCATTTGTGGGATTTTTTCATTGGTTACATAAGTACCTTCCAATGCTGGAATGTAATTTAATTCATAAAGATTATCTGTTAATTCACTAACAGTTTCAACTGTAGCCCTACATTTAACTTTATCCAAATCTATATCTGATAGAGTTTTCAAATCTGAAACATTACCTGTATAAATGGCATAACCTTTAAGGTTTAATTTAATGCCATTGTTAGCGTGGATAATATGTTCAATACATTTATCTGTAAATTTCAATTCCATTTTATTATTCCACTATTGTTATACCATCCAAAGTATTATCTGTCAATACCTGTGAATACTTAATAAATTGTTTAGATTCGTAAGGTTTAATTGTGATTTTAGCACTTGTGTCTGTACTAGCAGTATGGTTCTTTCTACGAAGCCAATAGATTACATTTAATGGTAATGAATCATTTTTAACGGGGACATAAGTCAAAGTGAATACAGTATTATTAGTATAGGAATTTGTAGTTGTATTCAAAATCGTTTTATTTTCTGTTTCAGAGTATGTTGAGATGACATCGTTAGGTACATTCAAATAAGCAGAGAATTGAACATTATCAGTAGAGTTTTTCTTATTAGAAACATTCAAGAATTGTGTAGGCGTTATGTTATCTATAAGTCCTTGAATTTCTGTAATCTTTGAGTTCAATTCTTCTTTACCCATATTATATGCTTGGTCTGAATTTAGTACATCATACATTGTGTTAAATGGCAATTCATAAGTAACAGTAGAATTATTACCATTAGCACTGTAAGCAGTAATACCACTAAATCCATATCTAGCGGAATTATGAGTGTCATAATCGGAAATAGTAATATAACCATCTTTATTGACCGTGAAAATGTTGTGTCTATAAAAGTTAGAGTCTTTAGCTGTAGAACCAGTACCACTAATTGTTTTCATTAACTTTTCAAATGCGGTTAAATTAGTGTTCCAATCTGGTATAGCAGAAACTTGACCTTTAAGCCATTTCTTATTCATTCTACCATCACCGACTACAAGGATTTCATTTGGGTCGGTTGTATTTTGGTTGTAATAACCTAAAAGAATTTTATCGCTTTCACCACCATTTTGAATTAAACCTTCACCAATACCGATAATGTTACCAGTAGGAGCATTAACCCAACCGAATGTATTACCAATCATTGTAAGACTGTCACCACTTTCTGTTAAGTTGTATAAACCACTGAATGAGTTAATAAAGGTTGAATTTGGTTTATGGTAGTTGTCTACGTCATCTGGACAATAACATTTACCTTTCAAATAGTTTCCATTTGAATTAACAAAAGTACAATTTTTAAGAACACCCTTTTTATATGCTGTCACTGTCTTATTATTGGCATTAACATAAGAATATGGTGAGCACTGAGCAAGAACTGTGTTATTGTTAGAGTTATAGAAAGAAATTTGAGAAGCAGACGATTCAACCTTATTAATGAATTGTGTGTTAATTGAGTTGAAATTAGAGTTAATAAAGTTTAATTGGTTTATTTTATCGTCATTAATTTCATTATAGTCGGAATGGATGAAACTGTTGTTGTAACAATCATCAGCAATTTTGTTACCACGGGAATAAATGAAACTATTACCAAATGTTCCAGTAACGGCTGTGTGATAAATGTTATGGTCGCCAAATAATTCAAAGTTTATTTTCTGTCTACTTGCTCCTGTAACTTCGGAGATAGTGAAATAACCTGCAGATACACCAGATGTGTATTTTATATTTAAGCGGTCACCATTCCAAGTTTTGTTAGTGCCTGTAGTAGTTTGAGCAAGTGTTATTTGTGGAACAGTAGCACTTACTTCATCATTCGTTTCTGACATTATATTTAATTTAGCGAATGAGTCATAAGATGCAGGCATTTCTAAATTAGAAATAACCAAATCGTTTATTGTTCCAGCTGCGCTTCTATTATTATCTACATTAGTTTGTCCATCATTAACCTTTGTTAGCCCAAAAGTATTTCTCATTTGAACATTTTTGTCTTCAATAGGTCTGTTCAATGAATCTACATAGGTTGTGTCAAAAGTTGACAAATCAATTTGGTCTTTTAAAGTAATGTTTATTGCTGTATTAAATTCAACTGTAGAAGGTTGGTTATGAACAATCTGTAATTTTTCTGTATCACTCTTAAAATAAACTATTGCTAATACAACATTGGTTTGTTCTTCAATAATTCCGCCTATACTAGATTCAACTAACTCTGGTTTATATGGAACACCAATAAGGGCGATACCATCAAAATTCAAATCATCAGAACTGTTGTTATCAATGTTCAATGAATTTGTTTTTAATGAAATGTTATAAGAGAAGGAGTTTTCACCTTCTTCACCTTCATACGAAATACCAACATCAAGCAAATAGTTATGAGTAACTAAAGCATTATTATATTGATTATAATTCTTAGGTGTATAAATGCCAGCTTCGTAAGTATAACCAATACCAGTAAAGATTAATTGTGTATAACTTTCTAATTGTTTGAAAGTCAAATTATTTAAAATTGTTTCATTTTCCAATCTCAAAGCATTTAACAAAGATTTATTTTTGTCGGAAAATAAAACAGCACCTACTTTTGCAAATTGAATACCATTAGCTTGTTTAACAAAGGTTGTTCTACCTTCATTAGTAAAGAAACATTCTACGTCGTTATAATATACACCATTTGTCATATTCTATTTATATCTCGCATTTAGCATACTCGGTACCAGGTATCAAAGTAAAACTTGTTGTAATTGTAGCCGATTTACCTTCAGGTTCTGTTTTAGAAGCATCGGCAATAATTTCATCCAAATTAAGAAAATCAATTAATGTTTTAGCAACTGTTCGGTCACTCTTCTTCAAACTCAAATAGAAGCCACCAGCACTTAACATTGACTCAAATTGAGTAAATGTAAATTCTTGTTCTATTTCATCTTTGGTTACTTTAAATGTTACACCATTGTTTGTGTATTTTAAGAACTCACCGATTTCGTTAAAGATTTCTGTTGGAGCAGGAAGAGCTTCATTTCCACTGGTTACAGTACATTCAGGTGTGTAATTCAAACCAAATATATTAACATAACCTGTTTTTGGATTGACATCACAAAGATGTTTCATTACATAAGTATCTTCCAAGTGGTCTTTGTCTAGTGTCCAAGTTAAATTATATGTAACAACTTTATCGTCACTTACTTCATCAAGTTTGTAAACCAAATTAATATCTTTTGGAAGTGTAATTGTATACTTGATAGAATTTAAAATCTTTGTAATTGGTTTGATACTCTTAATCAAATCAATAAACATTTCAATGTTATCACAGAATGTTTTGAATGTATTATTTGTACCTTCCAAATTTAAGTTGAAACGAGAAGTCATAAAATAATCATTTGTAGTGTACATACCAGTTTCTTCAATAAAGTCAGGGTTTGTTTCAATTTCATTTACACGTCTTACCCAAATGTTAATTACTCTACAAGAGAAACCAAACATCTTAATTGCCATTTCAATACCAGTGTTAGTTCCTTTATATCTGTTATATGCTGGTAATTGTTCAAGAACATACTTGATTATTTCAAATGTTTCTTTAGTATCTCTTGTGGTGAAACCTTCACCATTCTGTATTAAGTTAACTTCTTGTAATGACTGAACGTCAAAATCAAATTCATTACCGAATTCTTTAGCATAATGATAAACTAATGTATCTTCAATTCTTGATATATCATTGAAATTAGCAATTCTAGCAATCTTTTCAAGACCAGATATATTTCTATTGCTATCCAATCCCTTATACATTGTGTTAATGTATAGTTGGAAGAATTCCATAAAGTCCGCAAATTCTGTTCCGTGTAGATACTTAGGAACATAAGGAGTGATATGGTATTTTCTACCTTCGTCACCATACACCCAAGGACCACATATAGCTGTGTTATATGTTCGTTCTTTAATGAGTTCGTCAATTTCAGGGAATCCTGTTTCTACCCATGCTTCAACTTCAACATTACCACTTTCTGTTAAACTTGATATTATGAATTTAGACAAACCATCAAGTGGGTTGTGTTCCAAATTACTTTCAATAGCATTTTTATCTATGGCGCCGATAGACTCTTCAGTCAAACCAAACACATTTTCGTATTCCCAAAGAACTTCATTTGGGTCTTGAACAGTAGTAATAATTTTACCTTCAACACCATCTTCAAGGAAATAATTGTTTGGTTCAATATCTACGAACTTAATAATGACAGGAACTAATTTGTTCAAATCGTCAATCGCAAGTGTCTTAAATGCTCTTTTGAATTTGTATACTGAATAGTTACCTGCAATATCCCAAACAATCAAAGATATATCAGAGTTATCACCATTGTTCAATATATCAAGGATATTACCTTTTTCGTGATAACCTGTATTATCTTTAGTTGCCCATTTTTCGTGGAGAGTAAATTTGACTTGATACTGTCCTGACTTTGTAGCATTAAACTTAATGTTATCTACATATTCTTGTTTAGCTGGTTTGGCTAATTTTCTATCAAAATAATAGATTATATCAGGGTCAGTTGGAATAAAATCTTCATTATAAGCACTAAAATTACCCCAATCAGGAATATCATCCCCTTTAACAAGTGCAATTTGTCTGCAATCCAAACCAATTTCGTCTTTAAATTCTACAACAATATCTCTTAATGAATTAGTATAGTATAAGTCGCCCTTCTTTACACTATCTTCAAAATTACATTCCAATGCCAAGTATTCAGTACCATAATCACTAACAAATGCAGGTGGAATAGGGTCAATAGTTACATTCTGTACTGTATTAGTGATACGAATAAAATTATTATCACCTGGTCTTAAATATCTTGTTTTGTTGTATGGGTGACCTTCATCCCAAGTATCAGTAACACCATTTGGTCCTTGCCCTGTTTTACCTTCAGGATCCTTTTCATCTTCAGTTTTATCAGTAGCGATATCTGGTTCAGGTTCAACTGCTTGATACTCAAATACAGGATGATTAGGGTCCCAGGTGTATTCGTCATATCTTCTTAACTCATTAGCGTCGCCATTAAAATACCAAGTAGTATTGTTCCCATCACCACCACCCGGCATTTCAGGACGTAGAAAGATAGTGTTTGGGTCATCTTGATTATGAAAATCCCAGCGATAGTCCCAGGTGGCATCTTGTCTTCGTACAGATGAATTTATTATGGTTTCGCTATGTTTTAACATTATCCCTCCCACATACTGAGAGAATCAAAAGTTCTCTTATCCAATGTGGTGAACTTAATTACAGGCCATTCTTTTTCGCACTGTCTAGCATAATTTGAAATTATGAATATACGCTTGATTATAGGATTCTTTACTGTAATGACTTCTTCTCGCTTACTATTGTTAATGATATGATGCATAAGTTCTGGTTTGTATTTTACCAATTTAGTACAAAGGTTCTTACTCAATGCTTTCGTAGCATTTTGTAAGTCGGCTTCACCACAAGAATCAATGAAACCATACAAGTCACTTGTCATTAAGACTTTCTTCTTAAATGTTTCCCAATCAGTCGCAATAGCTTCTTTCGCATCACCTAACAAGGAGACCGATTTTTCTTCAAACCAGTTATTCAAGTTCATTCTATTCCAAAGATACTTAGAAATGATTTGACATTTCAAAACACGAAGTTCGTCCTTGAATGTTTCGGAATAAGTAACGAAATCAGTCCATTCTTTAGAATCTTCGTTTGCGATGACTCGGTTGATAAATTCTTCGTAATAACGAGTTCCTTCAACTTGAATGATACATTCTGCTTTTGTGAATGGGTTGTTGCTATTGTTGTACATTGTTTCAGGATTTATTGTAACAGCATAAGAATTGGCTGTGGAAATTTCCTTCAATGTTTGAACTAACACATTGTAAGGACATTGAACATATCCTGTAAATATACTTTTAGATAGCACATTTTCTAATTCTTTTTTAGATAATGGCAAAGTTGTTTTCTGTATGTTAAAAATTTCACTATAACTGAGCATATACTATCCTTTATTACTATATTTATATACACGAAAAAGGACCCTAAACTGGGTCCTTTTTATTACTAAATGTAGTATGATATATTAGATACCAAATTTTTCGGCAAATTCTTCTGGTGAGTAAATGCCACCTTTTTTAGGTTCAATCTCAGTAATTTCACCATTTTTAATAGTAATTTTTACTTCACCAACATCGTCAAATACAGTATAAAATTCATAAATGTTACGATATATAAGTTTGTAACCATCGCCTCTACGCCAATCAGAGTGCCATTTAATACCATTTTCCTGTGTATATTCATATACTACTTGACCAAGCCAATCAAGTGTATCATCTTCAGCATGGGTTTCTTTGATAAGATAATAACCTTGGTTATCCAAAAATTCTATTGCTTCTTGTAAATTCATTATGCTTCCTCCAAATTTTTAACATTGAACTTCTTGATTAATTGCCAGTTATGTTTTTCTTTATGTGGCAAAACAAAAATTCTTACATTATGTTCTTCTATTTGTGTTGGGTCAATAATTTCAATCATATTCCATTTTTGAAGGCAAAACGCAATAGAATTTCTGCGTTCTATATCTTCCATACTAACATTACCGAAACCTGGAAAACCATCTTTTCCGCGGCCTAAAACGAATAATTGTTTAAAATGACCGATATAATATGTACCGAAATGTTTTAGCAAGTGGCAGGACTGGTATAAAATCTTATTTTTGTTATCGGGTATTCCCATTCTTGTTAGAGTTTCTTCAATGATAGATGGTTCTACCAGCAATTTTACCTCTAACAATTTATTTGTCATTGTATTCATTGTATCACCTATTTAAGAATTAGAGGTTGTGGTTGCCATTCAAAGTCTTTCAATTCATTATTGAAAATTGTTTGGGCAACTTGGGCTGGATTTAATTCGGTCTCATTGGTATCGTTATTAAACTCTTTGGCGATTATATCACGAACTGTTGTATAACGAATTAAATCACTTTCATCTAATTTAGAGAAACCGTAATTATTATACCCTTTATTGGTGTACAATGTTTTTAATTCAGTGGCTAATGCAGATATATCAAGATAATGTTCATTATAGAAAAGATACTTTTTGTTCTGGACAATTCTAGCAGTCCAAGTCTTTGGGTTAATTTCTTTTAGATAATCAAAAACATCTTTTTCTTTCACCGGTGCTGGTGCTACTGGTGCGACAATTTTCTTGACTTTAACTTGCGGAACCTCAACCTTTTGGTGGTTATAGGCTTTATCCATATTCAACTTCACATATTCTCTAAACGATAGATTCATATTGTATTTATGAATTTTCGCTATTTACTAATGATTCTATTGAATATATGGACTATCTTTCCATCTAATGAAACATAAGGAATTTTGAAACTAACTGAATGTTCACTTGGAATGGTTTTAACTTCAGCTTCACTACGATAAATTGAAACAGGAACCCAGTATTCTATCTGGTCAAAAACCATATTTATTAGACCATCAATCTGTGTATGGTTTTCAAACAGAACTTTATATAGGGGAGAACTAAAACTCAAATTGAAAATTCTCTCATAAGGTTCAGTACACAATACGGCTTCAATGGCTTGGTCAAGTGCGTCCGAGCCATAAATCTCTACGTGTTCTGATAATTTATCCCCGTTCAAATCATAATAAGGGTTTGGTGTTCGTAATTCACCTAAATTCTTAAAATCCGGGTTGGCACTTAATGGCAGCATTTGTTATTTCCTCGTCATATATGTTTCAGGAATGTTAAAAAAAGTTTGCCCGATAGTGTGATTTTTGCTATTTTGGATAACCTGGACGTCAAAAAGTCTAATACCATCTACAGGTATGGCTTCCTTGACCAGCTTTGCCACGCAGGATTGCCCGTTATTGTTTATGACTACCACATTACCTATCTCTAAAGGAACGTCTTCCTGGTGCGTTTCCTGGTCAGTACTGAGCGATGGGAAATCTTCCTTAATCTGTTTGGCTCTCATTACCTCAGTACGGAGAATATCTGCTATCCATTTTGGGCAATTTGGGGCAGTTGCCACCTTTTTACATGCTTCAAATAAAATATCTCTTTGTTGTTCGTATATGTTCATTAAACACCACCTGTCATCAATTCACGTTCACTTGTATAACCCTTAATACCACTGACTTTCATAACCTTGTCTTTTAGTTTATCATTTCCGTTAACCGCAATTTCTACAGCACCTCGCATAGAAGAAATTATATTATCGTTTTCATCTACCAATGCTAGTGTGGTCTGTAATTTGTCATTAGTTTGTTTGATAGAGTATTCTTCGTTAGCTGGTATCAAGGACATTCCATCTAACATATTAGTGCTATCATATCTATATGTTTCAAATCCATCACCATTATTCATAGTAATTTCAACATAACCTTGAGAATCGTTAATAGTCATATTTCCCAAGATAGAATCCGAGCCAGCAGAATTATATTTTGGATTTTGTTCCTTAAATGCGTTAATAAATGCTCTGCGTTCCATTTTGAAGTATTGATAACATTTGTTCTTTTTCCAAAAGTCGCCATTCTTGATGTCATTCCAAGAAGCACCACCTGGGAATATGTTAGCTGCTATATTGAAAGCATTATTAGCTGCATTGACCTGTGAAGGTGTGAGCATACTATCAATTAATTTTTTCAAATCATTTTTAGCATTATTCAAGTTGTTAATGCGACTATCAAATGTATTCATATATTCGGCAGACATTGTGGAATCAAGTCTATAACCATCACCACTTTCTTCAATACACATCTTTCTTAAACAAGTATTGTAATATGAATTAGCAGTTCTAATGTTAGAACAAATTTCGGTGTCAATAAGTACGCAATCAAAGAACTTCTTTAATCTATCAAGCATATCAAAAGCACCAATGTTAATCAAAGTATCTAATAGATTTTGAAGGAATCTTCTTACACGTTCTTTGTTTCGTTCCAACATATCAAGAAATTCAGTACACATAGCATAATACTGGTTGAGCATTTCTTTAACAGCACTCAAACCAAAATTAAATGTTAAACCAAATGAACAAATTTGATTTTTAAATTCTTTGAAATCACCGACAACCTTATACATTTCTTCCTGTGGTCTAGGGTTGTAGTTAGTGTATTTTCTAATTGTTCTACACAACAAAGAATTTGGGTCTAATACTTGTTCAAGGAACTCTGTACATCTGAACAAGCCTTGACATATCGCATCAAAGTCAAAATTCAGTAGCTTGTCCACCAGCCACTTTTGGAACACTCGGATAGCATTCAGTATTGTGTCAATTCCTACATCAATTACGAATCTGACAATAGACATTAGAGTATTGAATAAAGTATCTAATGCCTTCAATAATGCCTTAGCTGTTTTCTGTGCGACTTCCAACGCAGCTTTCACTAATAGAAAACTACCATAAATGTATTCACATAGTATATCACCTATTCCCATTATCTAGTTCCTTTACCTGTTTGTTCGTTTTCCATAACATCTTGTTCAGCAATAGTCCAATCGTCATAGTGTACTGTCATAGAGTATTTTAATGCTTCTTGTCCTTCATAGGTCAAACTACCGGTATCTATTTTGGTAACAATACAGTTTCTCAAATGATACCTATATGTTTCGTTTCCGCCTGCTCTATCACCAACAACAATTTCTATTCTGTTAAAAATTGTAGTAAATTCTTTATGGATATAATTTGAATTTGAAGGTGTAGCATTTTTAAATTGTTTGAAAAAGTTGTAAACAACAAAATTGTTTTCGTGTGGGTCTGTATGAGTATAAAATTCTAATGTTGTATCTCCACTGTGTTTTCTAAGTACTGGAAAAGATTTTTCACTACCTAGAAAATGTTTTTGAATAATAGAAGTATCAAATGATGGCAAATCGGCTTTAATAGCAATCATACTTCTATCAGTATCATTATTTAATGAATAACCTAAACTTTTGTCCTTATAAATTGAGTCCAAGTGAAAATTAACTCTGAAGATATAGTTATTTAATGGAGCAGAAGGTGGTTTCTTTAACATTTCTTTATGTAATTCTAATAATGCCATTTAATTATCTCCTGCGCAAGTATCATTTATTTGTGATTCACCATTACCCAATACTTTAAAATAGTCATAAGAAAATGTTGCGGACTTCGTAATTACTTCGTTATCATTGTCATAAGACATTTCAGTAGAACCAATTTTAGTAACAAAACAGTTATGAAATTCAATAATTACAGGATGTTTCTTTTGTAATCTATCTTCTCTAGGATTTAAATAATATATTGTATCTGGGTTAATGATAATCATTCTAATTGTTCTATGACCTTTATCATCTACCTTTGTAAAATTTTGGTTGAATGAATAACCACCCTTACCTTCAAAATAAGCATCACATGCTGACTCAGCATGGAAAAGTTCTTCCAAAATTTTTGTTACTCTAAATGAAGTATTTTCATTGAACTTAATTTCCAATTCACCAGAGTTTTGAGCACGTCCTGGTAGTTTACCTTCAACACCAGCAAAATAAACAGGAATAGTGTTAATGTTTCTATCAGGCCAAGTACACGAAACTACTGCTTTTGCTAAGGTACGAGCATAATCGTCTGTTTTTTGGTTTACAAATAGCTGGGTAAAGTCCATTTCAAAAGACCACAATGGAACTGGGGCTTTATCGTAAAAATCATTATCCCAAATTGAATGAATAGACATTTTATACCTCTAACTATTTATTACATACTTGCCTTGTATGCATTTTCAAATTCATTTCTATCACTAGCATTTAAGCCCATAGCATTTAGACCTGCCGTATAATATGTTCCTGTCTTGCCTTTCTTTACCCCTGCTTTTTTATCAAAGTCTGCTGCTCTTTGTGCCATTTCTTTAATTTCGGACTTACTAAACTCTGATTTTTCTTCTTTCTTTTGTTGTGGTTTAGAAGCTAGTTCTGGTTTAGGTTCTGTATTTTCTTTTGTTTTCACATTGTCAATTTTAGTTGGGTTAGGATTTGAAGTTGGTCCTTGTGGTCCTTTATCACCACCGGTTTGTTGTCCGATATGTTCGTTACTAGCAACTTGTGTTTCTTGAACAGGTGGGTTACTTACTGGTGATGAATCGTCCAAATCCAAATCTTCCAATTCAGCAAGTTCAGGATTTCGTATCATATCCAAATCACTTTCATTTGCGGACTGTTTCCACATTTCTGTTTGTAGTTCTGGCTCAACTTCATCACTATCCAAATCCAATCCCATTAGTTCGTTATAAGCAGGGTCATAGAGTTGTTCTTCCTTAATCATATCCAAATCAGACTGATTAGTGCTTTGTCTCCAGTCGTTTTCTATATCTTCTTTGTGTGCTTTAGGGTCACCTTCCACAAAGATAGTATCAGCATTAGCCTTTCCGTTTGGGTCATAAATTGGGTCTTGCGGAGTAATTTTCTTTGTTTCAGTTGTTTCACCATAATCAACTGGTTCGTCAATAGTTTGTCTATAATAAGTTTCAAATGATAATGTTACTGTGACTTTACAAGGGCTTTCATTTTGATAGTCATAATTATATACTGTATAATTTACAATTTTCAAATTCTCAAAATGATATAAGAACTTGTATCTCCATAAATTGTTATTCAAAACTTTAATTTGGATGATAGGTATTACTTTGTCTATGTTATAAACACCATAGTTAGTCATTAAACCATTACTGAATTTTTGGTTTAATTTATAACCCATATAATCAAATACTTTCTTTAGTGTACAAGAATAGTTATTGTTTTTATCATCCATATATTCGTAGAAATCCAAAGTCAATTCTTTACAAGAATCGTATTTTGGAGTAACGAAAACTTGTGCGACATTACCATATTCAATAGTTTCTTCTTCGTATTCAAATTTAGGAATAGTAAGCCCTGTACAATTAACCAGAGGCTCTTCTTTATTGTTCAATGTGATAAGAACTTCAAAAGCATCAGATAGTTTAATTGACTTCTTATGCCAAAAATCTGTTATGTTTACAAATTGTCCTAATGCCATAAGTTATCCCCTTCTTTGAACATAGAATGAACCAACTCTAGCTTCATTAGCTTGTCCACTTGCGTTCTTTTGTTTGAAATCAGATGCGAAACCAAGTGTACCATCTGGTTTTTCAATAACAGTAACTGCGTGTCCGTATTTTGAACCATCAGCATAAGTAATGTTAATTACATCACCAACTTTTAAATCACCATTCTTAACCATCTTATTCAAATCGGCAGCACCATTACCAGATAGACCTTGAACTCTCTTATATCCATATCTACTCAAATCTTGATTTTCACCATTACCAGCAACAGCACCCAAATCTTTCTGTCCAGTAGTAATAGCAGCTACAAGATATGTAGAAGTAGCACACAAACCATTTATACCCTTTTGATATGAATCTGTGATATAACCTTCTTTCTGTAAGTATTGAACAACCTGTGTAGTGTCATTTGTGTTAATGCCAGCAGTACGCATTCTGTCAAGTAACGCATCATAATTGGCTTCTCTGTTTTTATTGTTACTTGTGAATTGTGTTAGTTTGTTATTAGAGTTAGGAATGATACTGTAATCTACACCGAAATTTACATTACCATAAGTAAATTCTGTATTCTGTACATTTTGTTCCATAGTATCAAGATTTGGATTGAAATTTGATGTTTGTGCTACATTTCTTTGCCCAGTAATCGTTCCCATTGATTCAGACCAATTTTCTACAATACTATCCACAATAAATGAAGTGCTCATTGTGACTTGGCCAGCTGCACCATCACGCTTAAATTGTGGTTCATCATAAGAAACCAAATGACAAATGTATGCTGTGGATTTAGACTTGTCATAACGATTATGTTCTTCAAATTCTGTAATGACAACAGTAATTCTCCACGGTACTTTTCCGTAAGAATTAGAATTTAGTTTATCTACAAATTGTGTAATTTCCATAGTATCTGTTTCTTCAAATGATATATCAAGTTTTCGTGAAGCTATATTCCATACTGGTATAGTGAAGATTGTATTACCCAAATACATTGAGCCTTCACTTGCTTGCCCTTCCATTTTTGGAACACTTACATTTGTAACGCAATATGTTAATTTATCATCATCAACACCAGGAAGTCCAGTAAAGAACTTTGCCACAAATCTAAATGGCAATTTAGGTCGCATATTCCAAAACTTATTTATAGAAAGTCCACGCATTGTAATATATTTATACTAATAAATACATTATGGTAACGGATGAAGAAAGAAAATTAGCCAGAGAGTACGTCAATAAAAAGTACGAAAAGAAAAGTTCAGCATATATGAACGCTTCTAATGACAAGCAGAGAATGCGTATGATTGCTGACGGATCTGTGCTTGGAAAAGAAGATTTGGACTATAAGATTTTGGATGGTACGGCTGACGAATCTGCCATTAAGCAGTATGCTATGTATCGTCAAAACCAAATAATTAAAACTGATACTGAAATCAAAGCTAAAAATGAGCGAAATTCCGTAGAAGCATTGCGTAGAGGTGATGCTAAAGTTATTGCAGTAATGGGTGATACTTATAATGAAGTTGACCCAGCATATATGGGTGGTGTACAGGAAAATCTACCTGAAAAACTTGAACCAGATACTACAGCACCAAATATAATAAATGTATCAAATGATAGTACAGAAAATAGTTTATATGAAGAATATGGAAACAACTATTTTGAACTAATTACTTATGATAACATATTTAAAAGCAAAAATAACTCTTCAGGAACATTAACATTAGCCGGCGTATTGAAAGACATTCCTTCATTTGGTTTAACAACAGAATGGGATAAAGGTCCTGCTGCGTCAATTTCTGACACTGTTAAGAATTTTATGTGTTCACCTGGTGTGGAAATGGTTACAACATTAGGTGGACATGACCGTGCTTGGATGAATCTGGATGAAGGTACTGACCGAACATATAAAACAACAAGTAGACCTTCTTTTGATTTGACATTCAAATTATATACAAATGAAAACATTGGTTCTAAATCATTGACAACATATCAAACTTGGTTGAAAGCATTATCATTGTATGCTATGCCAAGTGTGGATGCTAAGGTGTCAATAAATGCTATGGCAAACAATGCTTTGAATGGTATTTATGGTTGTGTAGATTTAGCTGACCAAATCGTAGATGCGGCAAAGAAAACATTTAATACTTCAATGAACGATACAGATAAAGACTTTCTTGACACGATGGCAGATGTAGCGACAAATGTTGTTAATACAGCAGCTGGTGCTATTGAAAGCAGAAATGGTGAATGGAGAGTTTCGTCAAACAATAACTTGAAAAATTATTATGGTGCTAAATTGTGGTATTTGAAAATCTTACCAGGTATCTTTAGAAAGCCTTTGGTAGTTTATATTTCTAATTGGGGTATAACATATTCTAAAGAAATAAACCCAAATACAGGAAAACCTATTTGGGTTGAATTTAAGATAAATTGTCAAATGGACCAGATAGCAAGTGCACCTATTTGGATGAAGTATTTAAGAAATACTACAAAACCAAACGCATATAAATTAGATTATGAAGAAACGATTACGGACTTAGAACAGTCTCGTTAATCTTAATTGCTTGTGGAACTAATATATTGTAAATATATCTGTTAGACAATGACAATCTAGTTTCCAAAGATACATCAAAATTTATCCATAAGGGCTTAGGTACACTAATGCCCTGTTCTTTTACCATCTGGAATTGTCTACTTGGTGTGAATGAAAAACTCTTTACAATCCAGTCTATATTTAATTGACTTGTAACTGTATTTCCACTTGTGTCTTTAGAATTTACATATAAATCTCTTTTGTTGATTTTATCTCCCAAAAGAAAATTTACCGTAAAATTACCATTGTTCTTACCATTACCAGTAGTAGATACAATTTGATTATAAGTAGAATCTGCAGTTTCTACTAAACTCTTTGCCGCTGAAGCAAATTTATTTTTTCTTGCTTCTTTTTCACCTGGTTTATCATTTGGGTTATCTCTGTCGGAAAATCCAGCTACGAATGTTTTACCAGCATCTATAACAGTACCAATTATATTTGAAGTTCCTGCCATTGTGTTATTTAATGTATCTGCTATATCATCACCAAGTCCACGTCCGTCAGGATTGTTTGCTGCAGATGAAGATTTTACAGGAGAACATATATGAGTTAAAAACAAAATTACATCGTTATAATTTGTACATTCCATTCTATTATTGTTATATGCTCTGAATTTTAATTGGACTTGAATTGGTTGAGCATCACCACTCATTTTTTGTTGTGTCCAAGCGTCAGAACAAATAAATGGTTGGAAACCTGCTTCGGATTGTCCAGCAAGAAATTTAACAAATTTACTGTTTACGAAACTTTCTATCTTTTTACCAATGACAGCACCACCAGCATCGCCCCAGTTAGTTTGAAAATTCAAAGACAAATTCTCTAGCATAATACCAGTAAATCCATCTAAAGTTAATCTCCAATAATTACTGTTATAAGTATAAAAATCATTATGAAATAGACTTATACTGAAACCATTTCCTACACCTAGATAGGAAGATGTTTTAGCTGTTTGAATATGTGATTGTTTATATACTTCAAATAAACTCATTAGATACTCCAAACAGCACTGGCTTTCTGTTCACCTTTATCAGTAATAGCAGTGTTAGTCAAAATACCCTGTAGAATTTCGTTAGTTCTATCTATCTTTTCTGTAACTTGGTTTATATCAACCTGATAGTTCATTGTAATGTTTTGTAGATTATTGGTCTTCTTTCCATCAGATGCTTGAGCATTGTTTTGTGCTAATGAATTACCAATTTCAATCTTGTTTTTCTCAATGCTTACTACAGCCAATTTGATGTCAGTTAACAAAGCAATAGTATCTAAACGCATTTGTTCAAATCCTTTAATGAATTCATTGAATGGGTTACTCTGTTTAGCTTCTTCCTTTGTATCAGAAGAGAATAGTCCAGCTAATTTATTCTTAATACCAGTAGCAACATCAGCAACACCACCAAAGATAGTCTTTGCTATATTACCAGCACCATCAAAAATTGAACCAATCTTATTAACTACATCACCAACGAAATCTTTAACAGCACGAATAATACCAAGCATTTCATCATAGAATTGGAATACTCTTACAAAAGCTTCTTCCATAAATTTAAAAACTTTTGAAGAATAAAGTTTATCTAACAAATAGTTAAATGTAGATTTTAGATTTTCTCTAAATGTATCTCCGAGCAGATAGTCTTTAACTTCAATTAAAGTATCTTTAACTGATGTAAACAAATTCTCTAAAATACTTTCACCTTCTGCTTCGTCTCTGGTATCAGAACCAAAGAAACCACCAACAAGACTCTTAAATCCACTGACTACACTCTTACCAACTTCAACGGCAGTTCCAATAGGATTTTTTATAAAATCTCGTAAAAGATTAACCATACCTTCAAATACAGGTTGTAATGCTAATACAACATCTCTAATTGGAGTAAGTAAAGTAATTAGAACACCACTTATCATATTGAAGGTTTTATTTACTGTTTCAATAACATTCTGTGTGAAAGTAAATATACCAGCTAAAGTATTAGCAATACCACCTAAAATTCCACTGATAACAGTATTGATGACAGCATACAAATTAGAGAAGATGTTAATCAAGTTGGTAAACATTGTACCTAAAGGACCTTTAATCATATCAAGTATATCGGCAGCAATACCCAATACTCTACTAAAGATTGGTATTATCTTTTTGATTTCGTCTTTAAATAACAAAGTAAATAAAACGATAGCACCAATAATTAAGAACACATAAGGACCAATAGCAGAGTGTAATGCAGCTACACCTTTCACTAACAATTTCGTAATGAATTTATCTGCCATAGTGAAAAATTTAGAAACAACACCAAGTAATGCTCCGCCAATACCTGATATATCTGCTTTGGCTTTTACACCTGCAGTTGACATATTCTTATTGACATTGGCTTCTTTATTCCAAATCTTTGCTACCTTCTTTGGGTTAGACCATAAGCTAAAGAACTTACGCTTTAGTTGTTCGTCATTTTTTCCGAACAGTGTTTTAACGGCAGCAACCGGTTTCTTTGTTATATTTCTTAATTTCTCTTTAACGGCAGCTATTGGATTTAGATTAGCAATCTTTGTCTTCAATCCACTAAAAGCAGCAGAAATGTTACTGCCTAATGCTTTGAATGGCGCAGTAAAATTCTTAAATCCTTTATTGAAAGTATCTCCAATCTTATTTCCAAGTGAACTCAATGAGAACGATTTAGATAATGATGAGCCTAAATGGGATAAAGCACTAGCAGTTCTATCCAATTTTGCAGGAATAGTTTCCTTCATAGCGGCAACATCGTTCATTGTTAAACGAGTATTATCTGCTATTTTAGAAAGCAATTTTGTATTTGTGTTTATTGCGGCTGCATTATCCATCTATTATACCTCATAGTATTTATAGCCAAAATACATCATTGAAGGACTGATTATCACTTTCGTCAATTCCGTTATCAACACTATCAAAACTTTGACCGTCAATGAATGATACAGAATTGTCAGTCAACAAATTATTTCCACTACCATAACTTTGGTTTTTAGGGCCACCCATCCAGGAGTTTCGTTCACCTTCCCAATCGTATTTGTGTGCTTCAGCTTTGAGAGCTTGTATGTAATCTTTCATAGCTTCTTCACGGGTCTTTACGATTTCTCTTTGTTCTTCCTGGAACTCTTTTTCTACTTTATCTAATCGTGCTTTCTCTTGGTTAGCAGCAATAGAAACACAAGCAGGACTACAATACTTTCTGTAACCTTCCGATATACTAATAAAATTGGTTGGTTTGCCACACATAGGACAAATACCATCTCCAGGTTTCTTATCGTATCGGTCGTAATAGTCCTTAACACTTATGTTGTGTGTATTAAGATGGTAGAAAAATCTACGCATCATAATCTGCTTTGTAGAACCAGCTATGCTGAAACCACAAATTTTACATTCTTTTGTACAAGTTTCATTGTTCGGGTCATTGGCTTTGTTTGTGTTCGCCATTCTACAATTTTCACATTTCTTTTTATATCCTTTAGACATAGAAATGAATGTAGTAGGCCCGCCACATACTTCACACTTTCCATCTGTAGGTCCAGCTACATACTTATCATAGTATTCTTTTATTTGTAACTGATGACTAGAACGAAGGTGTTCGGATAATGCCTTCTCAGTCACAAATGGATGTCCACATTCACGGCACTTATAAACGAGTTTCATTTATTCCTCGTCGGTCAACAAATCTAAATCTAATGTTTCTACTTCAAATGTTACTGTGAACTTACTCAATTCGGATGTTTGACAGGTAAATTCGGCACTACTGATGTTACTCAAAATACAATGTCCGAATTTCAATTTTGAAATGACTTCATTGTTGTTAGACAAATTTATAACTTCAATCGTGTCAATACAGTCAAATCTCAAAAGTTCTTCACCAATTAAACTCTTTTTACCACAAGGATAACCATAACGCATATACATCGCCCAAGCATAAAATGCGTACCAGTTCTTTCTTGCTTCGTCTACTTGGAAGGTCATAGTGATAGTTTGTAATTCTCTAGCACCTATTGGGCTTGGGTGCTTTTGGTCTTCGTGTAAGTAAACAGAATGAAGAATTGGAACAGAAACATCTGGAACAGTAACGCTTTCAAGATACTGGTTCAAGTTGTTCATATTCAACTTCTTTCCTGTGAAATTTGGAAAATTACTGAAACGCACAATAAACTTGTTGTTATTGCTGTTGTTAATATCTTCAACGAAATCTTGACCAGTTTCGTTTACAAATCCTATTGTATCTACGTTTTCTATTTCTTCCATATTAAATCTCTAATTCTAACTTGACTTGGTTCTTTCGTATTTTACCTGGATGGTCAGCAGAGTTTGTGATTGTTTGTATAATTTCGTGCCAATATATTGTACCTGATACAAATGCATTTCCAGCACTAAAATAATTTATATCTTTAGATTGTATATCTTTGTTTTTATCAAATTCAAATGGTAATTCAATATACTTATCTGTGTATTCATCATATAAAGTAGATTTAACATTATCTTTAATGAAATCAAATCCTCTTGCTGACTGACCACCATTTATCAAATCGTATGTTATACCACTCAACAAATAATCATTTGTGAAAGCAGAAGATTTAACAGTATACAATGGTGTTGCTGAACTTTTTAATTCTTCAGGTCCATCTGTATACCATTTGTGTGTATTGTTATTGTATACTTGTTTATATCCATAAGCAGAAGAATCAAACGAACTTGTATTGTTTACATACAAATTATTAAGACCATTACCATCACCATTCCAGTCAAAATCAACTCTATCATATCCGTCAGGAACTACGTGTGGTTTGAAAACTGTGGTTTCTGTTACAGGGTCATCTGTATCTACTCTAGGCATTAAAGCACAATCAAACAATAGATTTTCACTATCATTTAATGTTATATTAAAATTTGCGATACAGAAACCAACAAAACCTGTTGGGTCTAATTTGTGTGTAATTGGGTTATAGATGTTATAACCAGCATCAGGAATTGAACTTTTACCTTTAGTAACAACACGAATAATCAAAGTTTTGTTATCATCTAGCCAAAATTGAATACCATTTCTAATAAGTGAATAATCATTGGAGTTATAATAAGTTGGAATTGAATTAGTGAATACCTGATCATACAATAGTTCATCACCACATATTGTATGTGCTTTTCCTGTGCCTTCACAAGTAGGACATTCAATTACACCATCACCAGGAACAAAAGTACTTGGGTTATCACTTCGACCATGACCACCACATCTATCGCATCCTGCGGCAGGAAGTCTTGGTGGATAAAGAATACCTGTACCACCACACTTTGTACAAGTTATTTTACCTGCGCCATCACAGCTCAAACATTTTTTAATTGTGTATTCTCTAGCATTTTTACAAATTTCAATAGTTGGTTCAGTATCTTTTTTGTATAATTCTTCAATAGCAAAAGTATCACCACCAGTAAGATAATCATTGATAAAGTATTCAAATTGTTCTTTAACTGTAATGTTAAAGGATTCTGAATTAATGTTGATAGGGTTATCACTGTGAATAGTAATAACCTTCACCCATTTAGATTTTGGATCTTCTGTAATACTATAGGTTGCCATTATACACCATACTTATATGTTATCTTTAATCTAACAACAGGTATTTCATTATCCATACTGAAATTGACAATGTTGTTATTATCGTCTAATATGCTATCACAAAATGTTGCTTTGAATTGAGTGTACAAATCACGAACAAGTGTGTCAATCTGAGACCATCTATCACCATTAACATCTTCTTCGGAAAGGTCCACATTGTCATAGTAATTTTCAATAATCTTTGGAACAAGATACATCCAGAATGCTTTTTCTGTTAATTGTGTTTCGTAAGTATTTTGTAGAATACCCTTACGCATAATAGTTTCGGAGCGTGTATTAGTACCTAATGCTTGTACGAAATATGGGAGTGGAATAGCACGATTAGCTTCATTAACTTGTGTAGCATTATTTACCCAATCCTGAATGAATCTCTGTGCTTCTTTTGCTTTATTAAGTGACAAACCATACTGATAATAGTTATATGTAGAATAGTTAGAAGTAGAATAGAAGTCATTACCATAAGATACAATAATCTTCAATTTAGAATTTGTACCCAATTTAATAGACTTTGGTATATCTTCTTTACCACTGAAATTAATGAAAATGTTGCTTTCTGTATTGTAAACATTTGAAGCATAAATATCTGCTTCATAGACATCTTTATAAACATTAGTGTTACTTTCATCAATAGAGTTCAATACAATACGAATACTCTTATTTGCGAGAGCATCAACTTTCACTTCAGCACCAGTACTATCTACCAAAGGAATTTTAATTACATTGTATTCATAATTCTTTGAATTAGACAAAGTACCTTTTTCTTTATTGTTCTTTGTTACGTCATTGTTAATGTTATAGTAGAATATATCAGATATATTTGTTGTTTTTATATTGTAGTTGTATGTAACATCTTGTGCCTTGATAATATCAGATACACGAATATCCAAATCCACAAAAGAAGTTTCTGGGCGACTGTTGAAGAATTTTACAATATCTGATTTGTAAATCTTTGTGCCGAAATTACAGTTATTGTCTAACCATTTGTAAATTTCGTTTTCCACATCACGCTTGTATTCTTGTAATTTAGACAAAGAATTGACTGTAACAGTACCTACAACATCGTAGTACTGAACGATAGGTGGGAACGAATACATTTTACTATTCATAATCATTCTTGGCAAAGCATTATCACGAATAGTCTTAATGTTCTTTATCCATTGTTCAGATGGGTTATTCATATACTGAACTGAATGGAATGAATCGTAACTCAAAAGATACTTAATGAAATCTGTCAAATGACTTAAATAACTATTTGAAGTTCCATAAACAGAGAACACGCCAGATTGGTTTGTAGAACTATCTGTAAGCACATTTATTGGTGAATATACTGTAGATTTTGTATTGTACAAACTAGCTGCAATACAATAACAAATACAGTTCTGTATGTACTTGTATGTAGTATCGCCACCGTGTTCAAAGTCTTCAATTTCGTCCTGACCCCAGGCTATTGCGTTCTTAACACGAATAGGTGAACTTAGTCCTTTAAAATAAGAAATAAAATCTTGCTTTGTAACGAGTTTATTGTTACTAGCAAAATACAAAGGAGCATTATTCTTAATAGACTGTTGGTCTTCAAAATCAACACCATTAGCAATATCACTATTGAAAATGAGTTTAATGTTAGAACTCATGTCAATAGGTGTAGAGCCAGCGAATGTTGCCCAAATTTTATTATTGACCTTTAGCTCGGAATTGGTTGTACCAACCTTATTTGCGTCGGCGCCATCACATTCAATATACTGAATATAAATGTTTTGGTCTTCTTTGTTCAAACCATTAGAAGCAACCACACCATCACCAAATCTCAAACGAATAGTCTTGTCACTGTTTGTAGTCAATGAACAAACATTAAGTGTATCATCTCTAGTCTTGTTTACTTTTTCTTTTTGAACTTCTTTATTCAAATAGATAGAAACATCTTCAATATCATACAAGTTAACATCGGCAAATGCTTCGTCTTGTGTTTTACCGATACCAACTTTACACCAGGAATTCTTCTTAAAGAATTGGTCTTTATACCATCCATTAGGGTCACGCTGACCATACCAGTTACTAAATTTTAAATTATCAATATCGTAGAACTGGTAAGATTTACCCAACTTACTTGTATTAGAAACGCCATAAATTGTTTCTACTTTAACTTCGCCCTGGAAAACTTTAATTGGAATTAAGGTCGCATCATTGTATAACTTTTCACCAGACAATTCAATATAGTTTACAGAATCGGCTGGTTTAGAGAAATACAATGTTTTAGACCAAGTTGAACTCTGACCATCCTCAATATCTTTTCTTGTGAGAGTATAAGAATAGTCAGTATTCAAAATATATTTCTTACCATTATAAGTTAATTCCATTTCTTCTTGAGGGAAGTAAATGGTAGCCATATTAGTAGCCATAAGAGACTGTGGCAAAGGCCCACGCAAAACCACAGCAATTTCTGCTTCAGCAGGAGTATTACGAATAGGATTATACCCAAGGTTTTTGCCGTGTTTAATCACACTACTATCCAATTTAGCAGTGTCAATAAATGCTTCTTCAGCAGTTCGTTCCATATAATAGTTAGTCATATCAGCAGTTGCTACTAGCATTTCCATAAACAAGTTATAAATGCTAGCTGATGACATATTCTTGAAGCGTGGGTCATTCTTCAAGCGAGCGGTAAAATCTTCCAGCATCTGCTGGTATGTAATACGGGTATAATTCTTGTTCATATATTATTTATTTGTAATCTTTGGCATAAAGTATTCTGGAGATAATGACAATGGAACTATTACCTTATTAGTACAGTCACAAGGAATTTCAAAATAAGGTTTTACACCAAAATCTATATCAGCCATATAATTGCCGAAATTTGTAAAAGATAACGCATCAAGCTCACAAATGTAATTATAAGCCTTCATAATGGAAATCTTACTTCCGTTAATGGACTTAATGTAGCAAGCTATATTGAGTATCTGTTCATCAATTTCACCATCTACAGTATACTTCTCAGGTTCACGCAAAATTTGGTTTTTAGAAATTTCGTTACCGATTGTTGGGAACCCGATTTCTATTGTATCACCATTATTCATTGTGTATGTTGGGTTGAAATCGTCCTGAATGTAATTGACGATAATATCCTTCATTTGTGTCTTGTACATAGCAGTCTTGCCACATTCTTTACAATTATACTTGACATAGAAAGGATAATCATTATAAGTTAAATTTCTTAAATAGAAAATCAACCAAAATTTATCACCTACAAGAATATCGTTTACATTTATACCTTGTACACAATGGGCAATAATACTATTCATTACACCATCAATAGTATCAGCAGTCAATGTAGACAAGTTCTTGATGTCAATGGTAGATAACTTCTTAACATACAAATCAGTAGCATAATACTTACCCTTAGATGGCAACAAGTCCTTATTCAAAGTTATCATATTCTTTTGTTGTTGAGCTGCAACCGCCATAGCGATTTGAGCCATATCACCACCTTGTGGGATTTGAGTTTCGTCAATTTTTCTTGATTGCATTTTTTCACCTCACAATATAATTTTAATTTATAGTATTTATAAACGCAAAAAATAAACGGTCCCAAACGGGACCGTCTATCTAAATCAAAGATTTATACCACCAATTATGCTTCTGGGAATGCTTTCAATTCAGCAGTTGCATAATCGTCAGAGAAGAACAATTCTCCGGATACTGCAGATACAGCACCTTCAACAGCGTCTTCAGTGACAGGGGCCCAACCAGATTGTGGAAGAACATTGAGAACTCTCTTATTCAATCCAGATGGTGTCTTGAGATTGAAGAAGGAATTATCAAAGCCATCAACACTTTCTTTATCAACAAATTCTGCTGCGGCAGATGCCAATTCAGTGTAGATACCATCCTTATAAGATGAAGCTACAAAGTAAGCAGAAATTGGGGCCTGTGGGTAATCGTTACCAATTTGGTACAAATCATTACCGTTAGATGTAGGATTCTTCATTATTATTTCTCCTTAAATTTAAATTGTTTGACTATTCCAGTTTAAATTAGAATGTGAAACCTTCACCAGCTTTAGCCCAAATAGCACCAGTGTCGAACTTGAGCAAGCGGTAATAGTTGTCAGCACCCAACATATTGTTAGCGAAAGCATAACGGCTCATAACACCAACACGTGGAGAGAAGTCGTTAGGGTCAATAGCCTGATTTACTACACCAGTGACGTATGGGCAGAATACTACACCACAGTCGGATACGCCGGTACCCTTATAGGCGAGCAATACTTCACCATTATCAACACCAGTGAAAGCGTTTACAGCATAGTTATCACGGTAGACCTTGATAGAACCATTCAATGTACCAATTTCAGGTGTAGCGGTAGAGCCATTAACTTCACCGGTAACCTTATTGAAGAATGGAGCAGCTTGCTGAAGAACAGAAGCCATATCTGGAGATACTACAGCGATATTAGCAGCAGCTCTACGAGTAGCAGTAGCAATATCGTTAGCAGTCTTAACAATGATACCTACGATACGAGAATATCTTTCCTGAGACCAACGGCCAACCCAACCATCTTGAACAGCATCGGCCTTGCCAGCGGTACAAACGATTGGCTTACAGATTGACTTACAACGAGCGATGGTTTCACGGTCAATTTCAGCAGTCATTTCGTACTGAAGAACATTAACCATTTCCTGCATCATTTCAACACCCTGCATTCTCTTAATATCTTCAGCAGATTCAAGAGAGAAGGAAGCAGCAAGTTTACGAGTCTTGGCAACGATGGACTGACGAGAGAACATCAAACCAAGTTCAGGAATCTTACCACGGAGACCTGTTGAGAAATCGTTGTGGGTCTGGATTTCGTCATACTTACCAGTAATCTTCCAAGCTTCAGCAGATTGTGTATCAACACCAGTACCTGCGTCAGGTTCACCACTTGTGTTAGCGGTAGAGCCAGAGAAACCAGAATATTCTGGAACAGCCTTCCAAGCAGCTTCAACCAATTTTTCAGGATTTGCTGCATCTTTATAAACATAACGAAGAGCGAATGCCAAACCAACTGGGCCAGAGAGTGGCTGGACACCAACTAGAACGTTAGCAAACAACTGTGGGAATACACGGCGGACAAGAGCCAAAGAAATTGGAGCAAAGACAGCCTTACTGTCACCACCGTGAGGGATACCCTGGTCAGCACCAAGTGGAGCACCTACACCCATTGTGAAGTCTTCGTTCAAAGCGGAGCCAACATCCTGACGGATTTGGTTTTCCATAAGCTTCTTCATGTTTTCACGAATATACTTATCTTTAATACCATTGATTGATAGCTTTTCTTGACCCTGAGTAGCCAAGTTTTCTACCAATGTGTTTTTAATTGTATTCATTTTTGATTCTCCTATATAAATGAGTTTTTGTTTTATATATTGTATTTATAATTTTTTTATTTGAAAATTTGTATGTTAATCTTCTTCCATATATCTAGCGGCTTCGTCAAGGAAACGATTAGATGATGGAGTCTGCTTTCTGTATTTTTCAGTTATTAAATCATCACGTTCAATAGCCTGTTCTGTTTTAGCAGCACGGGATACTGGGCGAGACTTCTTTTCAAACAAATTAGCACGATTGTTACGCATATTGATAGATTGTTCAGTAATCATTTCAACATAGTCATCAATGTCTTTCTTTGTTTCGGAAAGTGATTTGCTTTCAAAGAACTTTTGAACGCGGGCCTTTTGGGTAGCATCCAATCCATAGGTCTTTTCAGCGATAGTAGCCTTCTTGGTTGAATCTTCTACAAGATCAATCAAACGCATATTTTCAGCAAGCTGCTTTTTCAATGACTTTTCCAATTCAGCATTTTCAGCTTTAGCTTCACGCAATTTCTTGGAACCAGTCAAATCCATTGGAACATACTGTTCTTCAAATAGGTGTTGAATACCTTCAATGATAGGTGCGTATGTTTCTGTCATAGCAGTCTTGTTAATAAGCTTTTCACTAATCTTTTCGGAGATGTTATATTCAAGGTACTTGTCTAAACCAGTAATAACTTTTTCTTCAAGTGCTTCAAGTTCCTTACCATACTTTTCTGTGAACTTTTCGTCAAAATATTCATAGATGTACTGTTCAGCAGCTTCTTCCAACTTCTTACATTGGGTATCAAGCTTTTCTTGTGCCTTTTCAGTGATTTTGGCACAGCGTTCTTCACAATACTGGTTGGCGAGATTTTCCAATTCAACGGTTTTCTTTTCAACCTCTTCTTTGATTTTTTGATTACAAAATTCATCAGCTTTCTTGGCAATGGCTTGTTTTTCTTCTTCTAATTTTGCCTGAAGTCTTTCTTCTACTGCAGATTCAAAGGATTCTTTAATTTCCTGCAAATCTTCAGCAGTTAAAACACCAGCAAGTTTTTCAAGAATTTTATCCATTAGATTTTCCTCCAATTTACTGTGAACATTTTTGTGTTATACACAATGTATTTATGAAAAATTTTACGCAATTTTTTGTTGCTTTAAAAAGGGACTAACAAGTAGTCCCTTTATTTATATTTGAATTTGTATGTAATTATTCGCCTGTAGCAACCATTTCAAATGTACTATAACGGAATGTGCAAGTTCTTTGAACCTTTTCTGCACTTTCCATACCCAAACCAGTCTGTTGAACTGTCTTCGGCCATACATAGTAGAACTTGAACTCAACAGGAAGTTTTTGTTTCAAAGCAGAATCATAAAGAACTACTCTAGCTGTAGCACAGTAGTCTTTAAGATAGTTAGAACTAGCACCACCTGTAATACCACCGACATCTATATCATTTTGGAATCCACCATTGAATAGTAAGTTCTGCCAGCGATGTAGTGCCTTAGAAATATACATATCCTGGAATTCGTCAAATGCGACGTCAAATGTACCATCCATAGTAGACTTACCAGGATAGACTAATTTTGTTCCCATATATTCGGTGATGAGTTCACCAAAATCTTTCTGTGGCATAGATGCGGTTTTAGCACGAAGCATAAAATCGTCTGTTCCAATAACATTTGACAATACAGAACCACTTTCATATTCAAAGATAATCTGGTAAAGATAATTCTTTGCAAGGTCTGGCAAATTCTTAATGGAAGTAGTAAATACAGACATATTGTTAGACATTGACATATTTAATTTCTCCTAAACTTCTCTAATGTATTTATGACTTTCCAATTATTGTCCACCGTGCTGTGGTGGTAATGTTTTCAAGAAAGCTTCTCTAGGTACACTACCAATATCAGTATCAACGGCGACCTGTTCTGGTTTCAATAGTTTGTGTGTGTGCATATCACCAAGTGGGATAACTTCCCAATTCATAATCAAGTGGATATGGTCGCAACAAGGAGCCAAACCTTCTTTATGGTCTGGGTTATCCAACAACACATCACCAGTATATCCGTAACCAGTTTGATTATCCCAAATTACATACTTGTGGTGGTGAGGTCCCATCCATTGAGAACCTTCAAATCCGTCTGTATCACCTGCTTCAGCCATATTTTCGTTGATAACAGGTTTTACCTTACGGAATTCTTGAACAATGTAATCATCTAATTTCATATAAACTCCTTACTTAAAGTTCTTGATAAGACCAATAATCTTGTCTATTTCTTCAATGGTATCACTGAAGATGTTTTCAAGACTAATTTTTGTACTATATGCTCTTTTAAGATTTTCTAGTTCATCACGATATGCTTCAATTTTTACAAGCGCATTTCCCAAATCAAAGATTTCGTCATTCATATTGTAAGTTTTAGAATTTAATTTGAATGGCACACCCATAGAAAGGACTGTTTCAACTAGCTTGTCAGCAAAATCACGAATGCAGTCATACAAATTTTCAAATTGTGTATGCTGGAAACCGGATTGACAAGACCAGTGATAAGTGTGAATTTTGTCTGCAAAGACCAAACTGTCCATAGCAAAGGTGTAGAGTTTTTCTACTTCATTTGTTTGTGAACTAGCCAAAAAGGTCAAAAAATCTTGTGGAGCTTCTTTAACAACTTCTATTTCCATTTTATTTTCTCCCATTATAATGTATTTATAAAAAATGGTGGCTCTATACAGAGCCACCAGGGTGAAACGTGTCCGAGTTTTTCGGCTGTGAGTAAAACTTGTTAGAAACCTAAATCGTCTCCTTCTTCGTCATTTTCATCACCGCCTTCTTCCTTAGCTGCATCAGCTTTAGCAAGAATTTCTTGTGTTTCTTCTGCAATAAGTCTATCGTTTCTAATTCTCTGTTCGGAAGTTAAACCAAGTATATCTTCCATAAAGAATTGACGAGAGAACAAAGGACCAAGGTTTTCGGAACCAGGTTTGACATTATCCAATGTAGGAAGGAATTGAGATAGAGAACCAACAACACCACTTCTCTTTTCACACATAGACAAAGAACGCATAAGTTCAAAGTCAGTAGCTGGAATCAAGTCAATGTGATAAATGGTTTTGTCAAGATACTTACTATCATATCCACGAACCTGCAAATGAACGAGGAATACCTGATAAATGATGTCGCAGAACTTTCTACGAAGTCTCTTATTCAATTTTTGGAAAGATGCTTCTTCCAATGTAAGGCTTTCAACGCCCTGGGTATAAGGAGTGCCACCACCTTCACCAGATTGCCATCTACTAGAAGGAACCTGAAGAGCATCAGCAACTTGTTCACGGAACATTTTAACGTCATCCAACTGTCCGTTAAATTCTGTTGAACCCTTGAAATTTTCTACAGTAGAACCCTGACCATCAGAGTCAATAGAGAGCCAGAAATCTTCTACGAAAGCCTGAACATTGTTATTGGACTGAATCATACCAGTAACAGGGTCAATAGTCAACTGCTTACGATACTTTGAACGAATTTCCTGCATATACTCAGGAACCTTAGATGTAGGAAGTTTACCTGTGTAAATCTTGAAAATTCTCTTTTCAGGAGCACGTGTAATTCTGTAAACTGTCAAAGCATCTTCAATGGCACGAAGTTGGTTAATTGGGCGAATAGCGGGTTCCAAGTGACCGCGTATATCGTTCTTATTGTTACCCCAGAATCCATAGTTAATATAAGCAACTTGGTTTGTAGTAAATGATTTTGGTTCTGTGTCTAAATCAGGGTTCAACAATTTTATATCTTCAATGAAACCTTGAAGAATACCATCATCATAAACACACATTGTGCAGTATGGTGGCAAACATTTAAGGCCAGCAACTTTATCACCTTTTGTGTTCAAACAAATTTCAAAGAACAATTCAGCATCAACCAACCACTTATAGTAGTAATACCACAACTGGTCTTTTCCGAAAACTTCGTTAATGATATAATTGAATTCATCACGCAAAGTCATTAACTCAGTTTCTGTAAATTTTGATTTGAAAGCTCTGTCTATATCAAATGTGGCAACTTCACCCAAAGCATTTTCACAAACGGCTTCGTCAGCCATCATAGTCAAACACTTACGAACGAAAGGATATAATGCCAAATTACGATAGGTACTAATTCTTTGTCTTTTGTTTGCGAAGACTTGTTCAAACATAATGCCAGATGCATCATATACATCTGAGCCTTCTACATAACCATTCAAATAGCCATGAGTTAATCTTTTCCAGTCAACAGCATCTTCACTTCTACCATAAGAATTTAATGCTGCTTCAGCAGAACGAACCATCTGGTGTTCTGGCTCTGGTTGTAAGAATTTATCACTGAATGGATTTAAAAAACTTAAATTCATAATAACCTCAAATTATATCACTATTTATAATTAACTATTTTGTTCCATAGTCTTTCAGGCACATAAGTTTCCAAATCTTTTTTCAATTTTTCGTCTTTGATTAACTTCAAATCGTGATTAGCCATTGACAAGAACCAACTATCAACCATTAAGTTATCTGCTATATCTTCAAGTTGTGGTTTATCAAAATAAAGATATGGCTGAGTAATGAAACCATCATCATTTCCCAAGTTATTTCTGTCTTGTCTTAAAGTTCTCAATGCTCCATATCTAAACAACATAACTAATTGAGAGAGCCATTCACCATCTTCTGGTGTTGCTTCACTACACCAGTCCCAAGCAACTTCAATACCTTTTGTGGAATCAGACCAAATTACTCCTTCAGGCCATTCACACAATAATTGTTCATTTATGTATTCTTGGAAGTTTTCATTGAACTGTGGTGCTAAAAATTTATCTTTTACTTTATTGAAATCTTTTTTGACTGGTTCATAAGGTTTTCTGTTGTAGTTTATATCTGGGTTCTTTTTGTTGTATGCCATACCCATATTTTTACGTGCAACAAATGACTTTTTTTGTTTGAGTTTAATTAAGTTCATTTTAGCATTACGCTTAATTTTACCTTTTCTCTGACCAAGTCTACGATTTCTTTTTTCTTTGGCAGTTATACGAACTTCTCTAGGTTTGCCGTTGGCATCGTATTCAACACGATAACCTTTACGGTTGGTCTTCCATTTCTTTACTTTCTTGTTCTTACGAACAACATATTTGACCTTGAGTGCTTCGTTTAAATAATCATCAAAATTCATACTATATTTATAGAAATAAAAAGAGGTAGAACTTTTCTACCTCTAAATTAAATGTTACCTAGTAGTCTATCTTCGTAATAGTCATCAATTTATTCTTCTCCGTATAATCTTTCTTGTTCTGCATCCATTTCGTCTGCAAAATCACCTTCTTTAATTTTCTTATTAATATCAGCTAAAACATATTTCATACAAGTTTTACCAATATCAGTTGCCATAAATTTATCAGTATTTCCATCATCAAATACTGTAGTATCATAATGATTTTTATTGAAATCTTTTTGAACCAATATAATTGTTGGCTCACCATTTAATGAAAATTTGTAATTTTCACCAACGCCTACATCTCGTTCAGCACCATATACTTCATAGTTAATTTCAGCAGAATATAAGATATAATAATCTGAGCCGTCTATTGTTGGTTCAATTTCATATTCGTGTTCAAAGGAACCACTAATAATGTTTTCAACCAACATATATCCTTTGCCATTCAAAAATTTTTTAGCTTCTCTTAAATCCATTTTAATTACCTCATTTTAATTTAATAATCAATCTGTCAAACACGGTTTCGCCATTTAGTTTAAGTTTTCCATCTACGCCTAGAATTTCAAACGGCAAGTTATCCGGGTCCACATTTTGTAAAATACTTACTGGCACACCAAGTACTTCGTCTGTGTCAGGTATTGCTCTCTGTGACTTTACAGAAATAATATCTGCGTTGTCAAATTTAGGGAATTTTTCCTCATCATATTCAACCAAATTCAAAGGTTTATATGATTTATTGACTGGAAGATTTGTGTACCAAGCACAATAGACGTGTTTATCCTTAGCACCTTCAGGTCTATAAAAATTACCAACTGTTGTATAACCATATCTCAATCTGTGGTTCATATACAAATTCAAGCAAGTTGGTTTAGACATTTTAATCGGTGTACACAACATAATAAAAGGTTTACTCTTATATGTTTCAACAATTTTATTGAACAAACTAAAAGGTGGATTTGTTACGATTACATCGGCTTTCTTTGCTAATGCTTGACATTCAGGACTTGTACAGTCACCGTTACCCTTTAAAGGATGGTCAATGCGTTTATCTCCATAGTATTCAGTCCAATAGGTATCTCCGCTGGTTTCATAATGAGAAGAAATCAAACCTTTCAAACCGAGAGAATCAAAATTTTCTTCAAAATACTTGTAGAAATTAGACCATTCAGGGTTGTCGCAGCAACAATAAACGATTTTTCCACCGAAATTGTAATGTTTAAGTTCTTTTACAATATCCTTCATATAAGTGTAAAATTCGTCATCTTTGCTTTTTGCGGCTTGGTTCAAAACGTGTTTCTGTTTTTCCACTAAATAGCCTTTAGAACGCAAAAATTGTGTAGCTTCGGATAATTTCATACTATATTTATGTAAATTTTATTTTACAAGTTTTTACAGAAAATCCATTGACAAACTGCCACAAATTATCTATATTTACTATGTAAACAAGAAAACAAGAGGTTCCAAATGAAAGTTAATCAACTCGCCACTATTATGAAACTCACCCCGCTCCAGCACTTTGGTTACATTTTCAAGATTAGCCAGCACGGTCTTGGTGTGGTTGAAGAAACAAAGAAAATTGCGTCAGACATTTGGAAGCAGAAGTTCGTCTATATCAATATGGCTCAGTCGGATATGTACGATGTTCATCTCCTGCTTGTTGAACACGCAAAAGAAATGGAGCCGACCACTTTCTTCTTTGACGAAATGGAAAAGATTACCGAAGAAATGAGAAACTTTATTTTTAATCGTTTCTCTATCAACCGAGAAGATTACATCCACCCGGATTGCCACGTCATTTACGGTTCCAACGAAAATACTGAGTATTACCAGGCAGATGATTGGAACGATTATATTTTGTGCCACGGTATGGTTTTGAACATTGAAAAGTAAAATTTTTGTTGTTACCTCGTAATAAAGCGGGAGTGTTTTTCACTCCCGCTTTTCCATTAAATGAAATTGTTATTTCCTCCATCTATCATACACAGCCATTCTTGTGCGTGTTTGTTACTCTCCATCCAATAACCATTTTCATTTATAAAATTGTACTGCCAGTTTAATACTTCATTGTAGTTTTCTTTCTTACACAAATTAAAGAATATGTTATCTATATCTTCAACTGTGGCAGTATCAAGAACCTTACATTTTGGGTTAATTTCTTCGTAAGGAGACCATTTGTCATCACTGAAGACTGTTCCCAAAAGAATAGTTCCAGCAGCACAACTTTCTGTGTGTCGCAATGCTGATTTACATTTGTTAAACACATTAGAAACAAGCGGAGCAATCTGGAAATCGGCACCCAAGCTCATTACCAATCGTGGATAACTTTGAGAATCTACCCATTGAACGAAACGAATCTTATCTTTAATTGGTTCCCAGAACCAAGGCAAAGCACCCATACAGATAAAATCTATTTTGTTCTCATTGACGTTCTTAATCACCCAGTCGCACCAAGCATTATTCATATCACCTTTCAAAGGAGTAATGCCAGGAAATCCATTTGGCTCTTGTGGACTTGGTTTTCTAGCTGGAACAGGGTTTCTGTAATGACAAGGAGAACCACTATACAAAACCTTTGGCTTTACCAAGTCTTCAGTCTTATTTGCTTTTCGTGGATAATTCCATAAGAAACGAGGGACAACATTACGAATAACGTGTATCTTCTGTTCTGGAATTTGGAATCTCTCAATGATTTTCAACTTCAAAAATTCTGTTGAAACAACCATTTCGTCAAACAAAGGAAAAGTCTGTTCAGCAACGGCAGTTGTTCCCTTTATATCAAAATGTAGAGAAGCCGTATTATAGTCAGGAATACCTTGTCCGTCAATCTCCCAGACTTGGTCATCAAATTCCGAAACAAGTTTATAACCAAACTTTGGCTGTAGAGCTTTGTATCGTCTAACCATTTCCAAATGAACAGGAGTTACAGGTCTTTGAATGACAATAGCCTTAGTTCTAGCAAGATACATCGGATCAAAAATAGGAATTGGAGTAATCACTGGTGTAAATCCAAAGTGTTCGTGACCGCAATACCAAAGAGCATTGTGGCGAAGACGGATGTGAGAACAACCCGAACTGTCACCAACAATAAGTATCACCAATGATTTACCATCATTCATATTAGCATTTAACATTAAATTCACCTCAAATTATTTAATTATAAAAATATAGTAATTTATTAGTTATCAGTTCAATTTTTTCTATTTATATGAACTTATTTATCCAAGTCCTGTAATGTATCTCTAGCAACATTGACGTCTTTCTTCAATGCAGCAATATCAAGTTTCTGCTGGTCACGCTGTTTAATCAAAGGTTGTTTAATTTTGAGAATTAAATAATTCTTGGTCTTTTCATCCAAATTAGCAGCAATCTTTTTAATCAAGAAACTAGCATTTTCAGGGTTAGTGAATGTAACATCTTCAGGTTTCAAAATCTTACCATTGAAAATAAGTTCTACTGCTTTCTTAACCATTTCAATTTCAGCAAGGTCGGAATCACTCAAACTCTGGATAACAGAAGCGAGAGACTGCATAGCACCTTCAACGTCGTAGATACATTCACCACTTGGGGTATCACTCAATGTAACGTCATCAGGATTTGCAGCACCCTTTGTGAAGTCAGGGTCATCTTCCCAATCGTCAAGGTTCAATTCGCCATTATCGGAATCGTCTCCTTCACCAGTGCCACCTTCGGTGTCACCACCATCGGAATCACCGCTATCGGAATCTCCACCACCTGCGTCATCACCGAATGGGTCTCCACCAGCGTCATCTCCACCGAAATCGTCATCACCACCACCGGCATCGTCACCGCCAGCATCGTCAGCAAATGGGTCATCGTCGGCTTCAGTCAATTTAATTTTATCTTGTTCCAAATCCGAAGACATATCAATCTTTTCTAGTTTTTCGGCTAGAAATGCTTTGAAATCTATCATTGTGTTCTCCTTTGTATATACTTCTTTAATACGATTAACTATATCGCATTTCTTTTTGTTTTTAATGTTGGATATAGTTAAGTAGTCAAAAAACATTCTTGCTACTTTAGCATTCGGTTTAGTTAATAGAACTGTCATACTATGAGCATCTTCGTCAATTAAATACTTGACGATTAGTTCTAATAAATCTTCATATTTGCTTTGAGCCTCTTCCATTAGTTCAGGAGAGAACTTTTTAGAAATCTGGCTAAAGAACCTTCTAAAATAACCATCTCTTTGTTGTATTCTATAATAAACCGAAAACTTCATATCACTTAATCAAAATTAAACTTAGGTAAATCCTTAACATCTGTTATTACATCACCAGTTTCGCCCATTTCGTCAATAACCTTGTCTAACAGGTCTTTGGAAGTCATATTATATGTATTGTTGTTAATCTGGGTAACATTTTGTGGAACATTACCTCTAGCACCAGCTTCAATTCGTTTCAAAGCATTTTGCTGCTTAAGTTCAATTTCTTGTCTTCTCATATCTTCTTTGGATTCAACAATCTGATAGTCAGTAATTTGTCTATTCAAGTCTGCCAAGTGCATAATGTCTTCTGATATAGTCATAGACAATTTCGCATAGACTTCAAACATTCTAGGTGGAGCACCGACCTTACAACAGTTCTTTAATTCTTCACAAACTATTCTGTTTGACTCAATTCTATCTTGAAGTTCAGTTTTCATATATTCTAAATCTTCAAGCGAATACTTTTGAGTTTTGGCTGATTTTTTAGGAACAACCTTTTCTTCTTTATCTTCCATATCTTCAATATCGTTATCTATATTGAATGTATCGTTTAATGTATCAAAGCTTTTATAGTCCATCTTTCATATCCTCAATCATTTCATTAAAGTTATTTATCTCATTTTCAAGGTTAGTTTTATTTTCTTCTAATACAGATTTAATATCTTCGTCATCGCATTGTGCGATTGCTTCTTCAAGCTCATTTATAGATTCTTGACATTTTTTAATGAGTTCGTTACATTCATTTGTCATATATCTATATGCTTTTTGTTGTTTTGTTAATTTTGTCATAATTTATGTATAATAGCAAAAAGTGCTCTTTTGGAGCACTTTCGCCATAATAGAAATTTTGAGTAAATTACTTTCCGAATTTCTTATTGAATGCTTCGGTCTTTAATTTAGTTTTGGCAGCATCAATGCGTTGTCTAATTTTAGCATTGACTACAGCCATTATCTTATCTTCAAGTTTGTCATAGCGACCTTCATTTAGATAGGAAATCAAATAACCACTATTTTCAGCGAGTATTCCACCCTTCTTACAATACTTGTTATAAGCTTCACTCTTTGTTTCATCTGCGGGAGCTTCTTCGGAAGTTTCTTCTGATGTTTCCTCTCCACCTTCTTCCGATGTTTCTTCACCACCCTCGGAGGTTTCTTCACCACCTTCTTCAGTGGTTTCTTCCGTTCCTTCTTCTGGTTCGGCAGTTTCTTCAGTGGTTTCACTTTCGCCTTCACCTTCAGCTGGAGTTTCTTCACCACCAACATCTTCACCATTTGTCTTTTTCAACTGGTCTGTCAATGTTTGGAGCTGAGCTGTCAATGTTGCGATAGCATCCTTCAATTCGTTCATTTGGCCTTCGTCACCTTCTTCAACTCCGGTTTCTTCCTTAGTTTCGCCTTCAAAATCGTCATCCAAACCGTCATCTTCTGTGGTTTCTTCTTCACCACCTTCTTCGGAAACATCGGTGTCTTCAGGAGCTTTTTCTTCAGCAGGGGCTTCTTCTGTTGTTTCTTCGGATGTTTCTTCGGATTCAGCAGCAGGAGCTTCGTCCTCTGCAGCTACTGGCTTTTCTTCTTCGCCATCAAGAAAGCCTTCGTCAAGCTTTCTTTTCTTCCACTGTTCAAATTTTAAATCAAGATTTTTCATAAATTTCTCCAAAATTTTCTATTATACTATATTTATAATACTTCCTACTTTTATAGATTTTTGGTGTAAACCTTGAAAACATCACTCTTTTTAATCAAATCAAATACCTTATGAACATTATAACTAGCCATAAAGTCTTTTTCTTCCATAGCAAGATCCGTTTCAAAATTCTGTAAGTATTCATTTATATATTCTATTGCGTTCTTTTTAACAGTATCTGTCGCAAACAAATTCATAAATGTAATTGGGCTATATTTCTTTTCAAGAACTTTTATATTGAGAGACTTGGTATTTTCTTCAATGAAATTTATCAAATTCATCAATTCTTGGTCTTGTTTGACAGTTTCGGGCTCAGCCTTAACTAACTTAGGAATGATAAAAAGATAGAATAATGGGTTATCTTCTTTCTTATAAAATTCTGTGGATTCTTTCAAATAATTTCTTAACATAATTTATCCTATTTATCATCGTATTTGGCTGCTATTCTTTCCAAAGCAAGTGCCATACTATTTAGAGTATTCTTCATTTCCTTAATATCTTCTTTAATGCCAGTAGTTTCTGACATTAAATACTTGACATCCTTTTCTAAAAGCTGTTTAGATGTCTTTTCTTCTTGAAGTTGGTTTGTCAAATCATCTATTTGCTTTTGTAATTGAGCAGTATCGTCATTTCGTTTTTCCGAAGTCTGCTTACGCTGAAAATAGATTACCAGATAAACAATACCTGCTGCAATCACGCCTAAAGGACCACTAGCTGCTAATTGTTGTATGATTTCTTCCATTATACTATCCTATATATTTTTCATTAACGGAATAATACATTCGGTTTGGCTCTTTATAATTAGTTAATTGCCCTGATGTAGTTGGGGTGTTTATCTTTACCCATGTCAAATCTGTTCCGCTAATAGGTGGAGGTGGGTTTAAATTCTTCAAAATCCATTGAATTAAGTCGCCGTGGTTATTCAAAGTTATATCCTGGTCATTGTCTTTTTTGTTAATAGCATTGAATAAGGTCTTTAAGTATGGGTTTGTGCCATCACTATCTGTTGTTGCTGACAAACTCATCCAGTTCTGTTTTCCGTCTTCTGTATATAGTTTTTTATAACCACTATAAGTCTTATTCAATAAGGCAATAAAATCTTCGTAATTTTTGACAGTATATGGGGCACCAGTGGTTCCATCACCCTTAATGGTGTTTGGGTCAAAATAAATTTTGACTTGTTTTGCGAATGCAGCACTCAAAGCAGAAATGGCACTTGTATTCGCATTTATATTACCACTGTAATTTACAGCACTATTCCAATTAGCACTATTTGACGAAACTGTCTTATATGTGCTATCCCAATTAGCACTATTGGAACTCAAAAGATTAGTAAGGTCATTCAATCCACTTACTTTGTTCCAATTAGCGGAATTAGCGCTGGTAGTAAGATAATCATCATTCCATAAATCAGCACTAGCAGCAATAGCTGAATAAGAAGATATATTTTCCCAATCTATTGCCGTTAGACCTGAAAGGCTAGAAATAGAGTTCCATACTTCTACATCGTCAGGTGTTACACAAACACAATCATCGTCTTGGTCGCAACAACCTTCCCAAGGAGCCACAGAGTAAGCTGGCTCTGTGTCATTCCACCAACGGTCGTGTGGATGACGTGGATAATATGGATATGGATGTGGTCCTGGTGGAAATCTATTATCTGGCATATTCAAATCTCTCTATAATGTATTTATGATTTTTGAGTTTCAGCAGATTTCTCAGATTCTTCAGATTTCGCACCTTCTTCAGCTGGTTGTGGGTTTTCTTCTGTCTTTTCTTCAGGATTTGGCTTATTAGTTATGGCACTAATAGCATATAACAATTTTAGTCCGTCATCTTTATAATTTTCTAACTTCTTTTTAGTTTCGTCATCTAAAGCATTATAGATTTTTTCTACTTTTTCATTGAAATCTTTAACAATAGTTTCTACTTTATTCAAATCTATTGTATTTGAAACAACATTTACTAATGTTTTTTTGAGTGTGTTAAGTTCTTCAGCATTTACATCTTCGTTCAAAATGTTCATAATAGTATTTAATGTAGTACATTCATTTAGTTTAAAGTAAGTCATAATTGCTTTAATTGCAACAATTTTATCTACTGATTTTTTCTTTAAATAAGTTTCAATGAAAGCAATAAATTTCTTCTTAAGGTCATCTTCAATGTTATCCATATTAGAAACCATATCTTTTAGTTGTTTTAATGTAGTATCGGATTTATCATTTATATCTGTAATTTTATCGTTAATTACTTCTAATTTATTATTAGTAGTTAATTCGTCTAAAACGCTTTCTATTGCTTTATATTCTTTATTGAATTGTTCTTTATCTACACCGCTATCTTTTTCTTCTTCATTCTTTTCTTCTTTTAGTGGAACAATACCAGTTACTTTAGAAGATAAATCATCAGTTTTGAATTTGATTTTAAATTCTGTAACAACTGGAATTTCTTTGATTACATTTAATGCTTGCAAAGATTTACTCAATTTATCTTTATACTGAGCAAATGTTTCACTATTCAAAGACATAGAAGGTAACATTATATCTTTAGTATAAATGTTAGCAATTCGTTTTAAAGCATCTACTTTTTCAACATCAGTTTCTTCTGTGTTAATTTTATCAAACCAATCAAGTATAGGTTGCTGGTATTCATTTGGAGTATTCTTTTCAACAGAACCCAAGAATAATTCCATTTTACTGTCTTTAAATTCATCATATAGATTTAATGATTTGAAGAATTTATCGCACTTGTCAATATGGTTTTTTAACAACAAAACAGCATTCCATAGTTCAGTATATTTTCCATTTTCTGTTTGTTTGGTCTGCCAACCATCTTTAGTTTGTTTCAAAATATACTTATCATTTTGATTTAGATAACATTCACTGAATACCTGTGTTTGTTTGTAGTACATTGGTATTAGTTCATCATACATCAAAGACTGGAAAACATGTTTAAATTGTTCGCATTTCTTTTTATCTTCTTCAGTAGATTCTTTCTTTATTTGAGAAGGTAAATAATTACCTTTTTTAGCTTCTTCGTATTTGGGCTTAAATTCATTTATCTTTTTATCAACAGTTTTTGAAGTTACATATTTGTAAATTTTGCCTTTTGGACTAATGAATTTTCTCAACAAGTTACCCAAACCGTGAACACCGACTGCAATCATTTTAACACCAATTACAGCCGCTCTTGCTATATCATTCTCTAAATTATGAGGAGAATTTTTAACTTTGTCTGCAAACTTGCTACCTAGTTCAGCTAATTTAGCTGCGCCCTGACCAGCAATTTTAGTAAATTTTTGACTGAAACCTTTTGGAGGTAAACCCGTAGCAGGATCTACCCATTTATAATCTTTTTCTGTCATTTTCTTTTGCTGTTCTTTCATACCATTATCAAACGCATTAGAAAATGTATCGTGATACTTTATGAAATCTTTTTGAATTTCTTTTTTAACTTTTTCAATACCTTGAAATCGTGTTTCAGGTTTATTTAATAGTTCTTTACATTGTGTAGCAAGTTTAGCAGATTCACTATCTTTTTCTTCTTTATTCAATTTATGGGAAACTGTAGTACAAGCAGCAGCAAAATCAAAATATGCTTGCAAATCATTTATTTGTAATAGAACATTGTCTGGGTCATTTTCAAAGACATCGTTAGTCATATCTTTAAAATCACTCTGACTCATTATAGTAAAACATACAGTTGCTCTATAAGCATAGGTTTCACCCAATTTTTCAAAGGTATCTTTACTATATGATTTTACAACACCTTTTTCAAATGAAGATTTTTTAATTTCTTTGTATATAGAAGTCAAATCTATTTTATCATTATTAGTAGATAAATCTATTTCTTTTCCATCATCATTTGTATAAATCAGGTGATTGCTTTTATCTACTGCTAATGCTCCTTTTCTTTTTTCAAGCCAATTTTCTATTTCATCAGTATCGGTTGTATTAAACTTACCTTTACTATAAACTGACTGCTTTTCTGATTCATTCAATGATTGTTTTAAAAATGTGCTAAAATCGTACTTCATACTATATTTATTACTATAAACAAAAACAGTGCCATTTTTCAGGCACTGTCAAGGAGTTTTTTAGTTGTATTGAAAATAAATTATTCTTCGTCTTCGTTTTCTTCGTCATCCAAATCTTCTTCGTCACCGAAGTCTTCGTCATCGGAACCGGCGAAATCATCGTCTACAGCGTCTTCGTCAGCAACTGGCTTGTAGATAACATAACCAAGGCCCTGGAGCAAGTCAATGGCATCTGCTTCATCATCGTCATAAAGTGGGTTGCCATCTTCATCTTCTTCTGTTGTGTCAATTTCACCAACAGGAATCAAAGTAGCACCGCATTCAGGACAGACAGGGTTTGCCATATCCAATTCTACAGGTTCTTCAGCACCATCTTCTTCGCCGGCATCAGTATCATCGGCAACATCGTCAATGTCGGTATCTTCTTCAGTATCAACATCGGTGAGTTCCAAATCTTCTTCGTCTTCAACGAGATATTTCTTTGCTCTATTTAAATAATTTTCGTATAAATCCATTTTTGTGTTCTCCATTAAAATTGTTTATAGTATTTATAATAATTTTATTTACTAAAGTATCTTAATTTGTCGTATATTTCCATTTCACAATACCAAGGATTTATATTGATGCCCTGGTCTTTTAAGTCATTTGCTAATTTAGTTGCAGCTCTTTTAGTTGCTCTTCTCAATTCAGGTGAAGTATATTCAAATCGTTTCAAATAGTCAGGTGATATATTGCCGTATTCGTCAACTTGTGGTGGAATATCAGCTAGTTCTTCGTCATAGAGTTGGTCAGCTACATCTTGAATAACACTTTGTATGTATGCCCTTTCCCAAGTCTCATTTAAAACTTGATTATCTTCAAGTACAAAACCATTTTCTGCAAGTATCTGTTTAGCTTCGTTTAATTCCATATTATACCTTAACATAACCAGCATTTATCATATAGTTTAATATATCAGGTTTAAAATTACCATATTGGACAGTATCGCCATAACCGAGACTAAAACTTTTTATCTCTTTAATATCATCTATGCTTGATATACCATATTTTGTATATTCTTGTTTTTTAACATTATCAATGAATACTTGCATACCATATTTTAGATAATCGTTTTTAGTACAATACTTATGCGGGTGCATAGAATAATCTCGTTTTTCACCATTAGAATTTACAACTGTAAGTTGATAATAATTATATCTATGTTTTGGTTTTTGTGGTACTGTTATTGTTCCAGTTCTTTTATATTCTTCTAATCTTTTTTCAACTTCTTCACCATATTCGTATTGGTCTAAAAGTTTAAAAGCAATATCTTTAGCACTCATACTACTATTGAATAGTTTATCTAAATCTATATCGTGCTGCAAGTCACCCATTAAATCCCAGGCAGTATTTACAGATACACCATAAATTTTAGCAAAAATTTCAATAGCATCATCTTGCTTTGATTCTAACAAAAAACCATTTGTATTTAAAATATGTTTAGCTTCGTCTAATCTCATTAACGACTCCATTTTTTAATTTCTTTTGCAGCTATTTTATTTAAGTCTGCCTTTCTAATTGCTTCAATAGTATCATTTAATGACATTTTAGCAAGTTGCATTATAGCACCATTACAATGGTCGGAAGGCCATCTTTGAACATTATTAACATTATCTTCCCAAAGTTTATCTTCAATTTTTCTTTGTACATCTATGAAATAAATGTTAATTTCTTGTACAACATTATAAGTATCATCACCAAATATGGTTTCTACATAATCATATATCTTATCATGTCTTCTTTGTGCTTTTGGATTACTAGATAAACCACTTTTACCTACATCAACTGCGCCACAATAGAAAGGCCAGAAATCTATTAACATTTCTTTTAGCTTCAATTCCTGTAATTTATCCATTTTTGTACTGTTTTTTGATTCTACAAGAATGTAACCTTTAGAATTTAAATACTGTTTGGCTTCATAAAATGTACAATCATCAGGAAAACCATTATCTACAAACTCAACAGGTTTATCTATATCGTATTCGTTGTTATCTTGTTTGTATTTAATCTGGTATTCAATGAATTTTACACCTTTCAATATATCAGGTTCATAATCGTGCGACATTTCCTTAACCAAATCATCGGCAAGAACTGTCATAGCATCCTGTATATCGTCAATTTCGTAGCCATCATTATAACAGATTTCTTCAATTTCGTTCAAATCGTCTTGGGTTACTTCTCTTTCCATAAAAACTCCAAATTCTTTTATAGTATATTTATAACTTTATGTAAATTTTTATAAACCTAACAGTACTGCCCCAGTACGTCGTTTTCCTGGGGCAATAGTAGGGTTTTATGTATTGAACAAAATCTGGGCAGTGAACGTCGTTTCCTGGGCAGTAATCATTACTTGGTAATGAATGGTGCTACTAATAAGCCCTGTGGATGCTCTTTACTGACTACATTATATACTTCTATCTGCGATTTTGGTAGTTCGTGTAGCTGAATTACTCCAGCTCTCAGTTTCAATTCCATACGCAAACATTCGCATAATGCGTAAGCGTCTATTAAATCCGAAGTAGGGCTTACACCTTTTCCGTTATCAACCTCAGGCAAAGTGCTCAAATCCGGTTTTGTTTCAGTCCACTTATCAAATCCATCTCGCATACCGATTTTATCACTCAAACCATAACCAGAGAAAAACTTCTTATTGGAGTTTACAGAATACAAACGCATTTTCTGCCCGCGTTCTACTTCAGCAAGTTTAATGTTACCTTCAAATTCAGCAAGTGAGAAAATTTGACCCAAGGCGCCGCTCTTACCATACGCATAATCTTCTGTTGCCAGATACTCACAATTTTTAGTCCATTCCAAAATTTTATCTTTCATCCAGTTATATTTGGCATAATCACTGTTGAAATCTTTATTGTTGTAATAAAGGATATGGTCCTGTTCTAATTTCTTTTTACTAGTAAAACCATAATACTGGACATCCAATATATCCAATGTTTTATCGTCTAATGTTTCTACAATAATTCCAGACGATGAAATAGAAAGGTCCTGACCTGCAATTTTCAAAATTCACCTCACAAAATGTTTAAACTATTTACAACCCAAAATCATAGTATAGTGTCTGTTTTGACACAAGTATTCAATCTTCAAATCGTGTTCAAAGAATTGTATATCTTCCAAAACGAGTGACTGTGGTGCAGCAAATTTTTCTACATCTTTAAAGACTTTCTCAATTTCTTTATCGGTATTTTCGGAATAGCCTTTAAACATCAATTTGCCTAACTGTGATTTTAATTGTTCGTTAATTTCTTCTACTGTATTAAATTTGACTTCAAGCATAAAACTACCTCAAAATTTATGTATAAAAGAAAAAACCAGGAATTTGCTTCCTGGTTATAATTTATACGAAAATGAAACTTAATTGTCTTCGGGTCTACCCCATTTATCGCAAAGTTCTTCATAACTCATATCAATAGCTTGTTCTGGTTCAGAGCAATGTCTTCTCCAATCTTCATCACATTCATCTGCTAATTCTTTAATCATATCCTGAATGTCAAAGAATTTACAACCTGGATGAGAATCTTCGTATTCGTCAAACCATTTACGCCAGTCACCCATATCACTAGCACGTTCTGTGATAAATCCATTATTTGATAAAATTTGTCTTGCTTCGTTTAAATCCATATTAAACTCCTTTTTCTATTGTTTCTATATTTATAACTTTAACTCCTTTGCCACCTAGATTATGGTGTCTATCTTCAAACCATTCTTTGATTTTTTCGTTAGTCCATTCATCTGGTACAAAGACTTCGCCAGCAACATCAGGATACTTCTTTTCTCGTCCAATTACTACATATTCAATAGAAACTTTCATTCTTGTTCACCTTCATATCTGTATTCGTTTATTTCGTCCACAGTATCTACTTCATCAGGTATCAACAAATGCTTCTTTTTCTTTTCTAGCATTTTGGCTTCGTAGTATTCCTTAATAGTAAAGTTGTAATAACAATACTTCAAGCAATACCCCAACTTAATTAAACACAAGTGGGCTAAGTGGTGGGCACGGGGTGGCAATTCAACCAAGTTTTCTTTCTTGTTTGAACCTCCTTCGCTACGTGGGATAATGTGGTGCTTTTCAAAATACTTTTCGTTATTCCAATAGTTATCTTGTCCAAGTTTGATTAACTTGTTATAGATTTTTTGGTAGTCCAAAAGGTTACTCCTTATTATTTTTTCCTAAATCTAATAAGTATTTGTTCATTACAGTGCCTGGATTTTTCATCATTATATCACCATCATATTCAAGATACAACGGGACGGATTTATTGTAAATTCTGTATGGGTTCAAAATATTTTTCTTGTTATAGAAACGAATAGCATTTTGAATACCTATACCAGGTCCGAAATATGATAAAATTTCTTCTCTTGTAAAAACCTTTCTTGTGTCAGCATCTCTAAAATTTGTCAATTTATCAAATCTAACCATAAACTCAATGCGTGCACTGAGTGGTAAATGGTGTAAATTTAATGCTTCAAAAACATTCAAATTCTTTGTAGAAGGTCCGATACAATAAATCATCGGAAATCTATCATAGCCAGGAACTGTTTCTTTAGCATTGTGATACTCAAATGTGTACCAATAACCATTTACTATTCTGGTTGTTTTCTCAAAATTTTCATCCATATTTTATTTATGAAAAACCTATGTTAATAATAATTTACATTATTTTTCAATAAAACCATTGACAACTGTGAAAATTTTATCTATATTTATACTGTAAGAATAACAAAAGAGGTTCAAATGTTTTTACTCGGCTTACTTGGATTTATTGCTGGTATACTTTGGTGTTATATTGGTGCCGGTGAAATGAGTAATCACAAATCCAAAAGATATATTATTTGCTTGTTTATGGCAATCGCTTGGATGTGCTTAGGTATGGTCTTTTGGTGCGAACAAATAACTATCAACTATGGATTTTAAAAATGAACTTTAAAGATTAAGATTTTTGTTGTTACCTCAAAAAAGCGGGAGTTTAACTCCCGCTTTTCCGTTATTTCTTTTTTCTCTTTTTCTTTTTGCGTTTTCTCTTTTTACCAGTTAGCAAATTTACATTACTACCCAAAAGATACAATCCAAAAGGAATAGGTCTGTGTCTGTGCATTGGATGACAAGTACAGCATTTCTGTATTTTTCCATAAGGCGCAGGTTCACCTAATCTCATCATTGGAACTGCACAACATTGCATTGAATGTGGAATACCTTGGTCTGCACCCAAGGGAGCACCGAACTCCTTGTGTAAAATCTTCTTCTAATAATTCAGGATGTTGTAACAAATTAACTATTTCAAAATCCTGTGGATAAGTGAATTTATCCATATATGCATCTGCCTCTTCAAATGTGGCAAATGCAGGTTTAC